GAGAAACTGGTCGAGCCGCGTGGTCGCCGCGCGCATGACGGACAAGTAGTGCTCGTTCTTCGCAACGAGGTCCTTCGCGCGCGTACGAAGCCCCTGGATCTCGGTCTTCGACTCCTCGAGGAGATCGTGCGTGCGGCCCGCCTGCTGGTTCGCTTTCTCGAGCTCCACGGCAGCCTGCCCCTGGAGCTCCTCGACGCGCTGGCGGAGCGTGTCACCGGCGGAGCGCGCGATGGCGAGGTCGGACTTGTAGCGCTGCGCTTCCACGGTGGCGGCAGACAGGCGCGTCTTGAGCTCCGTGACCTCGTTGGTGAGCTCCACGTTCCTGAGCTTGTGCTTCTTGCCGTCCTCGCGCTCCGCGTTGAGCCTCTCGTTGAGCTCCTTGATCGCCTCGTCCTGGTTCTCGACGCGCGCGCGGAGATCCTTGAGCTGGTTGCCGGGATAGGTCGGCTCGTGGGAGTCCGGCAACTTGATGCCCTGCTCCTTCATGAACGCTTCGAGGATCTCGAGCCGCTCGAGCGCATAGCGATGCGTGTGGCCCGGTCCCGCCTTGGCAGCGCGCTCCAGATCTCCGATGCGTGACCGCTGACGATCTGCGAGCTCCGTTTTCTCCTTGAGCTTCGCCTGCACGGCCGCGAGCTCGTCACGCGCGGTCTTGGCGACGAACGCCGCGGCGTCCACTTCTGCGCTCTGCTTGCGCGCTTCGTCCCTGGTCTGGCGCCCGACGAGCGAGACGCTCTTCTCGAGCGTCATGACCTTGTTCCGCTCCTCGTTGAGCCGGTCGATGGTCTTGTCGAGGACCGCGGTCTGTTCCTCGTAGCAGACCTGCCAGAACTTGGAGATGGCGTTCACAGCGTCGGCTGCCACGCGCTGCACGCGCTCCGCCGGCGTCAGGTTGTCGAAAGACTCGGATGAAGAGGAGGGCTCAGAGCTGGCGCCGTCCTCGGGCTCCTGGCTCTCGCTTTCACTCTCGCTTTCGCTGCTGGACGAAGAGTCGTAAAGGCGCGGATCGTGGTGGTTGGTCATGACGGCGAAGATGCCGCCGAGCGAGCTCAGAACTTCCCAACGTCCTCGAGAAGAGTGGAGCCGAGCTTCATGCGCGCGTGCGCGTTGTGCGGAGCGATCCGCTTCGCGCGCCCGATGAGCTGGTACATGCCCTTGTAGAAGGGCGCGTAGGGGCCGGCGTTCTTGATGAGCCATCGCGGCGAGGCGACGCGCACGGGGCTGTCCTCCTCCACTTGGCGCGGCTCGAAGTCCACGCCGGTGACGATGCGCAGGACATGGACGTGCATCTTCGGGTCGAGGCTCCCCGGTCCCTCGTAGACCTGGCCCACGTAGAAGACGTTGCAGGGGTCGAGCCCTATCTCCTCACGACACTCGCGCAGGACCGCCACCGGCGGCGTCTCCCCGGGCTCCACCTTCCCGCCGGGGAGCGACCACGCCATCTTGTTCCAGACGCACACGACGTGTCCCGTGAGGTCCTGGATGATGGCGACGGCTGCGCACTTCTCGCATCGGTGGATGTACTGCGCTCCCATCACTCGTAGCCCTCGAGATCGGGATCCTTGTCGATGGGCACGTAGTCCACGTCGGTGAGGATACGGTGGGGTCGCGGCCACTTCCTCCGGTCGAAGTGCTCGAGGAGTCGCTCCCAGTCTCCCTTGTTGGCGAAGAACGGATCGGCGTTCTTGGGCCGGTGCTCGGGACGCGAGCAGACGACGAGACCCACGCGCATGCGCATGGGCTTTCCCTTGTAGAGCTGCTCGCGCGTGCGCAGGAGAAGGGTCACGACGTGCGTACAATCGTTCTTGCAGCCCGTCGCCATGCACTTCCGCGGCTTCAGGTTCGCGAGGTCCCGCGGCTTCTTCACGGCGTGGAGGTCCGCGATAAGCGGCGTGCGATCCATCGTCTTCACCTTCTCGGCGAGACGCTCCGCGGACGTGCGCACGAGCTCCTGGATCGCTTCGATGGTCTCCTTGGGCGTGAAGTCGTTGGGCGGCGGGTAGACGCTGAACTCCACGTTGTCGCCTTCCCCCGGCTTGGGGACGACACACTCGACGACGTAGAGCGCTGCGCGCGTGGGGATGTGCGCTCTGACGCGCGCGGTGCCCTCCAACCGCCCAGCGCAGAAGTGGCAGGGGCGCTCGTCGCCGAGCCCGTCACCCTCGCCAGCCTCCTCGTGCTGACCGCAGGAGATCTGCGTGCAATGCCAGACGAGCGTCGGCTTCAGCGCCGTCGGTGATCGATCACCGACGGTGACTTCACCCTCGCGCGCCTCGCCGAGGATCTTCGAGTTGATGGTCTTCTCTTCCTCTCGGTCACTCACTCGGACACCCCTTCCTGGAAGATGAACGGCGGTCTCGCGTGGACGTAGCACGGCAGCGCCTCAAGCCATTCGCGGAAGGCTTGGGCTTCCGCCGGCGTGATGAAGAGCTCCACGCCGGGCTCACCCTGCACGAGCAGGTTCTCGTAGATGCGTCGGTCGAGGGACTCGAGCGGGTCGTGGTCCTCCTCCATCGCCTCCACGTGCTCGAGGAGCGCTTCCCAGAACGCCTGCCAGTCGTCGCCTTCGTTCACGCCCGAGCAGGAGACCTTCACAGTGCGCGAGCGCCTCGTGAGCACGCTCTCGTACCACTCCATCATGAAGCTTGGACCCTCGGAGTACGTCTTCATGTACTCGGTGGGCCGCTCCATCCACATGACGAACTTCGCCGCCTCGGTGAGGAGCTTGAAGCACGGGTGCTGGTCGCCGGTGAGCCCGGGCGCGAGCGGATGGCCAACGGAGTGCTCGGAGAACCTCTCCTCGATGTTCTCGTCGACGGGAAGAAACTCCTCGGGCACCTTCATCGCGACGGCCAACGTCGCCGCGGACGCTCCAATGTGATGAACAAGCAAGAGGAAGTCCGATCGCGTGCTCACGAATCACCCTCGTGAAAGCGTCCCGAGTCGATGGCCTCGATGGCGGATTCGAGGCCTTCGATCTTGCTCTTCACGTGAAGGTCTCCGTCGACGTTGCCCGCGGCGAGGACCTTCGCCATCGCCTTCAGATGCGTCTTCAGCTTGGAGTGAGAGAGCTTCTGGCGCTTGGGCGCGAGCTCGACAGCCGGCGTGGCCATGATGAGGAGCACGCCGTACTTCGTGACGCACGCAGGGCAGACCTTACAGCCGCGCAGGCGCCCCTTCTCGCGGACGAACCCGATCTGCCCCGTCCTGTACGCTTTCGCGCAGACACCGCACCTCTTGGCCATGCCGGACCTCCTGGCGCGGAAGATGCCGCTACGCCGTCGGTGATCGATCACCGACGGCGCGCCACCAGTCCGGTTGCACCCTGGGCTCAGAGTCGATCTTCCCGCGGATCTCGAGCGTCAGCAGGAAGATGACGTTGCAGGCCATGCACGCGAGGTGACGCTCTCCCGTTCCGGGCTCCTCCGGCGTGCCGAAGTCCCAGGTCTCGCCCTGCCACCACGCGAACGTGTGGCGCATGAGGGAGTTGAGACAGCGCTCCCTGGAATCTGGGATGTCGAGCCAGTTCCACTCCGCATACTTGCGAGCGCCGTGCTCGAGGACGTTCGCCACCGCGCGGAGCGCGTCGAACGGAAAGAGCGAGAAGCGCCACTTTCCCTTGTCGTTCCGCCTCCCGGGAAGCTCGCTCACTTTGCCCTCGACTCGAGGAAGAACTCCCACACGCGCGGGAAGTTGAACGCGACAATCTCGCCGACGGCTTCGGCGTACTGGCGGATCTCCCACTGCGCGGTCGCGTCCATGCGCAGCTTGAGGAACTTCAGCCAGTTCAGAAGATCCGTGCTCGCGCGCATCTTGGAGTAACGACCGACGGGCAAGACGAGACGCGCGAGCTCCTTGGGGATGCCTCCCTTCAGCGCGCGCTCGTAGGTCTGCTGGCACCGCTCGTACTCCTCGATGAGGAGATGGCGGAAGAGCTCCGCGCCGGCTGCGTTGAGCTCCTCCGCGCCGGCAACGCTGCCCGCCTGCTTCGTGAGATGACCTCCGCCCATCAGGCAGCGCTCAATCGAGGGCACGTAGTTCAGGTCGGGCAACGGCTCGTAGCGCGCGGACGCCTCGCTGTAGCTCTGCGTGCGGTGCCGGTGCCACTCGCGGAAGACGAAGATCGGCGCCTGGACCTCCACGGTGAGACCCGCCATCTCGAACGGCGTCGTGTGCTGATTCTTCCAGAGGTACCCGAGGAGCTTCTCATCGCCGGGCTTCCGCTCCCAATCATGGTTGCCCGCCACATCCTCCTCGCAGAAGGAGCGCGCCTTGCCGACTTGGACGGCCTTCTCCTTCGCCTCGGACTCCTTCGCGCCGCAACGCTTGCAGACGCCCTCGTGCGGGCCCCACCCCTTGAAGTCCTTGCCGGTGGACATGCGCGCGCTCTCAACGACGCGCTGATCGCTTCCCCAGAGCTCGATGACCCGCACGTAGCCGTGGTCGAGGAGCTTCTTCTCAGTCCCCTGCATTCCCCACTGATTCACCATTCCGGTCATGTCTTCTTCTCCTCGCACTTCACATGGTCCGACGCGAACAAGCCGATCCTCCGGCGCACCATGCCGGAGGTGCACTTGAGCGCCGCCGGCGCGCCCTTCATCTGAGGCGGATAGTGCGCACCGCACCGCCGGCACTCCGCGCTCCAGTAAAGCTCCCCATCTTCGTCGCGGTCCGAATAGACACCCACCACCCAGAGCGCCCACGGAGGCGCATAGCGATGAGGCATCGGGATGACCTTCAGCTCGTCAGCCATTCGCGACAGCTCCCCACCCGAGCCAAAACAGCACGTAGGTCTTCCGCTCCGCGTCCTGCCGCTCAACAACGCGCCACTTCGCCGTCTTCGGCGTGCCGGTGGGCTTCCTCCGCTTCAGGCACTCGATGCCGATACGGAACCACGGCGGCAGCTTCTTCGAGTCCTCGAGAGGGATGCTGAGGCTGACGAGTCCCGAGCGGTGGAAGCTCCGACGGTGCGCGCGGACGATCCACGCAGCCGCGCGCGGACCGTCCATGCCCACCATGATGTCCATCACCATGCCAGGCGAGAACTGACTCGGCTTGAAGGACCGCTTGGCCGTCTCCACGAGCTGGAGGTGGCCGCGCTTCTTGCCGGAGCGCTTCATCCTTGCCTGTTGAAGCCCGTGAGACGCTCGACGGTCGTGGTTCCCGCCGGCGGCCGCGTGAGGTCCGTCTTGCCGATGATCGGCACGTTGGTGCGGAACCTCGCAGGCACCTCGCGCCCGGGCGCGACTACGAACGTCGGTTGTTGCGGCGCGCCCACTTCTCCAGCTTGGACGGCTCCCGCTTCTTCGCTTCCTCCGGCAGTTCTTTGCCCTTCGGCGTGTGCTTCTCCCACCGATCCGCCATCTCCGGGTCGGTCGCGTGCATCCATCGGCGTTGCTTCTTGCTGACGAACGGCATCAGGCGAAGGTACCAGCGCAGGTCTGAGCGTCTCGAGGATCTCGTCGAGCGTCCAAGGCTTGCCCTTGCCGATGCCCGCCTTGGTCTGCGCGACCCCGTTGACCACCATCGCGATGAGCTCACGGAGGCTCTGGACCTCCGCCTGCGCCTCGAACGCCTTGGTGACCTGCTCGCGGCGCATCTTCTCCGCGACATCGAGAGACTTCCTCAGCCGCTCCGCTTCACCCATCTGAAGCTTCTGGATACGGTCCTGGTCTTCGAGGATGCCCTTGTACATCTCGACGACGGACGCGAGCGCCTGGTGCGAGTGATAGGGGTTCACGTCGTCTCCTCACGCTTTCTGTCTGAGCTCGGCCCGGCTTCCTCTTCGCTGAAGCGATACGCCGTCGGTGATCGATCACCGACGGGAGCGGTGGGAACGACACCGGGGACATCCGGGATGAGCGGATCGACGGGAGGCTCGCGCGCGGGGAGCTCCGTCGCCTGAAGGTGACGCGCTTGGGACGCGATGACGGCGGTGAGGAGCTTGATGGCGTCTTCGGGCTCGATGCCCAGCGCTCCGCCGAGCCGCATGGAACGGTTCAAAACGAGGCCGATCCACTCCGCGGTCTTGTTGACGAGCGTCACGCCCTCGACGGTGAGCTCTTGGACCGCGCGCGCGTTGGCGACCATCGTGTGACCGCCCTTGAAAAGAAGGACCGGTGCAGTCACCGGGCGACCGTTGGGCCCCTTGTGCTCACCGGCGCGAATGGCACCGACTACCTCGCCGACGAAGCCGTGCCCTCGGTGGAAAAGGTGCTTGCCCACCTGAGCGGTCGCCCACTCGAACGTCGAAGCATTCTCCGTGACTTCAGCGCCCACCACCGGCGCGCCAGCGAGCGTTTGCATGCACCGCTGGCAGAACCCGAGCTCGTTCACCACGTCGGTCCTCTCGCCGCACCGCGAGCATTCGATCCCGCCGCTCTCCTGCTTCGCCACGTCAGTCGTCATCGCCCATCGCCTCCTCTTCAACCAGCACAGGACCGTGCGGATTGTGGAGGTCGATGCCGCTCGTGTTTGCCCGCCAGTCTGGGTCGACGCCGTTGGCGATGTCGTCGGGCATCCCCTCCTGCCAAGGGAATCGCGTCTCAGCGCGCTCCACGTGCTCGAAGCCGCGCTGCCACCCGCTCTTGTACGCCTCACGCGCGAGGTCCTGCGCGAAGATCACCCAGTCCTCGCGCGTGGCGATCGGGTTCCTGTTCGCGAACTCCACCGCCTCGTCGGCGATACGCTCGGGACACTCGGGGCCCTCATAGAACCTGCCGAACGCCTTCTCGAGGACGTTGCGAATGATCTTCGTCAGCGCCACCCGAACTCTCCGACGACGCGCTTGTAGATCTCCTCCGGCGAGACGTCTGCGTGAACGCGCACGATGTCCCTCGATGCGAAGAGGTTCTGGAAGTTCGCGGCCTTGGTCATGCGCCCCTTGAGCCATGTCTCGTTCTGATTCGAGCCGCGCTGCTTCCTCCGCGCCGCGAGCGTGTCCGGCAGCGCATGGAGATAGATGCACTTCACGAGGAGCGTCTTCTCGCGCGCCCACTTCACGACCTTCTCATGCGAGAAGCGGTCACCGTCGAAAAGCGTGTCCTTGCCTTCGAGCTGCTGCTCCCAGAAACGAAGGCAGTCCTCGACGCCGTTGTAGGGCACCGTGTCCGCGCCATCGAACGTGCCGCCGTTATAGTGACCCGCGGCGACGATCTTGCCGACCGTCCACTTCGGCTTGGGCACCAGGTACGCGTCCGGTCCGATGAGCTGACGCGCCAGCGTGGTCTTTCCGACTCCAGGAGCTCCGACGAGAAACACGATCATCTTGCACCTCCGAGCGCGTCCATTGCCGCGCGCATCGTCAACGGGGAGTGACGGATGCCACTGTTCCAGAACGGCTTGAGGACGAGCGCGCCGTCCATCTCGCGCACGAGGTCTCCGTCGAGATCTGCCCCGGCGGGTCGCCATCCCTCGATGAACGGACCTTCCTCCACGATGCGCACCGCGCCACCGGAGAGCTCCTCGAAGTTCCGTTTCCACGTCTCGTACTTCGGCGGGATGACCAACGATCTCGCCTTCTTCTGCACGATGAGGTTCGAACCCGCGTACCACCAAGGCTCACCGGGGATGGGGTACGCGTACGCCATGACGAAGCGGCCGCGCCGGAGATAGACAGCCGCGCGCTCGTGTCGTTCGTACGGACGGAGCGCTGTCCAATCGAGCTTCACCTTCCGCGTCCAGCCCCACACGTAGTGGTCGAGACGCTGACTGAAGCCGTGGGTGATGACCTTGCGCGCGCCCGACGGCGTTCCCTCGCGGCGCATCTTCTGGAAGTAGGCACGCGTCGCGGGCACGAAGCTCTGCGCGTTGAAGTGCATCGACGGCGCTGGCCCGCGGTGCAGCATGCCGAACCTCGCCACCGGCTTGCCCTTGGCGCCGTGGGGAGCGCTCTTCGTGCAGTACCACCAGCCCGAGGTCTCGTAGTGCCGGCCGATGAAGCGCTCCCACGGAGCTTCACCGTGGCACCAGTCCGACCAGACCTCGTAGTTCATCGCGTCGAAGACGTCTCCGCTCGGGTAGATAGCGCCCGTCGACGCAGTCCACGCGCGCACCTTCGCGTCGATGTCGTGCCAAGTGAAGGAGCGCCCGGCGTTGAGGAGGTGCCACGCCAAGATGGAGCCCACGATACCCATGCCCTCGAGGTGAATCAAGTGATGAGCACTTTCTGATCGCGGTAGAGCGTCTTCAGCTCCTTGCGCACACCGAACCATCCGCCGGAGACCTCGCCGCGGAACCTGTCCTCGAAAACCACGCGCGCATCCCAAAGTCCGCGGTCCTTCACGTGCTCGAGATGCTTCATCTGCGTGTCGATGTCGTGCCCGACGTAGTAGCCGCCTTTGCACAAGGAGTTGAAGTCGCAGAGCGCCGTCTCGAGCTGGTCGAGACCGTTGAAGGGCACGCCAGCATCCTGCGCGCGCTTGAGCAGCGCGACCTGCTTCTTCACGTCGTTGGCGCACTCCTGCCAAGGCAGCCCGGTGAGACGCACCATCCCCGGGATCGGCCCCGCGGTCTCTCCGCGTCCGCCGACGCCGATGTCGCTCGCGGTGATAGGCGCGTCGTGCACGTGCTTCAGGAGGTCGGCCCACTTGTAGCTCGCCCAAGGTCCCGCGAACGCGAGCTCCTGAAGCTCCTCGCGCGCGCGGTCCCACCCCTTCGTCGGATCGTCGACGAAGAACGAGTCGACCCACTTCTCGAGCGAGCCTCCTTCGAGCGATGCGCGCGAAAGGAGCGCACCCAGGAAGTCGAGCACCTTGGTGTTGCCCCGGAACGATCGGCGCTCGGTGCCCGTCGAAAGCCCGCGCACTTCCGAATCCGTCGGCAGGAACGGATTCGGGTACTTGCGCCAGATGCGCTCCGCGGAGCCGAGGTCGTACCAGGCGAGATAGAGCACCGTCCGCCAGAGCGCCTGCTCGCGCGAGAGCTTCTCCACTCGGTAGAAGCGCTTCAGGACGGGGTAGGTGGGATCGATGTCACCGCTCGCGAGCTGACCGCACGCGAAGGCGCAGAAGTCCTTGAACAGAGAGTTGGCTTTCACGGCTCCCCTGATGACGCTACGGCTGCGGGAGCTCCTCTTCAGGCGCTTCGAGGGCGCCGCGCGCCTTCGCTCGCGCGAGCTCCTCTTCCGGCGAGAGGCACTCCAGCATCTTGGCGCGGAAGTAGAAGACCATCGAGATCCTCTCCCAGTCCTTGCCCTCCTCGCCCTCCTGGTCCGCGAAAGGCACGTTGCCGTGCACCTCGTGAGGGTCGAAGAGGATGACGTCGCGGTCCTGGAGATCGACGGCACAACGGTACTTGGGGAAGACGAGCTCGCAGCCCTTGTAGTTCCCGCGGCGGAGGACCGCGATGACGCCGAAGCCCGGACCATAGTCGCCGGCGTCGGTGTGATACCCGCCGGCGACGCAGTTGTTGATGGTCACCGTGGTGAACGGTGTGCCCTTGATGATGTACGCGGGGTGCGTCTTCTTCGCCGCGTCGAGCTGCGCCTTGTACCGGTCCGCGACGTGGAGCTTGAAGAGGTCTCCGGCACGCTGGATGAGCGGCAGGCACGCGCCCCATTCCTCAGGCTTCTCGGTGACGAACGCGGTCTCGCGGCAGTACGGAAAGCGCGGGTAGCGGTCGAAGAACCCGGCGATGGCCGAACGCACCGGCTGCGCGTGGTTCGTGTTGGAGATCGTCCCGTCACCCTTGAGCTTCTTGAATCGTTCCTTCCCGCTGTACTTGCCGCGGTTCATCGTCCGGTAGTGCCGGAGCCAGTGGAGGAACGGGTATGCGCTCTCCGCCTCGTCCTCGGGAATGGCACCGCGGAGGAGCGTGATGAGACGCTGCCCGTTGGCCTTGAACACCGAGACGTCGTTGGTGAGCGAGACGCTGTAGTCCTTCTTGTCCGCCGACTTGCCGAGGAGCGCTTGGACGGACTTGTCGTTGACCTCAGCTCTCAGTTGCAGCGACAGCACGACGGATCGCCTCCATGGTGATGTCGGTCGACGTCTGCTTCTTGGGATCCTTCTTGAAGTAGATGGGGCCGAGCTTCTTCACGGCCGCCAGGAACTCGTTGTGCTGCTCCTCGTTGAAGAAGAGCTGCACCATGCGCACGTGCGACGTCATGCCCGAGGGCATCTCACCCGGCGGTGTTCCGTTCTTCTCCGGCGGCGTCTCTCCCTCGAGGACCAGGGGAGGCGCGGCCAGCATCATCGAGAGCTTCTCCTGCTCGATGCCGAGGTCGAGCGAGAGGTTCGGCACCTGGAGCTTCAACTCGAGCTCTTTCACGATGATCTTGAGCTTCTCTTCGTTGGGAGAGCCGCGCTTGGCGTTGAGCTTGATCGTGAGCGCCTTGGCCTGCGCCTCGGTCACGCCGTGAAGGAAGACCATCGGACCTTCCTTGAACCCGAGCTGCTTCGCGACGGTCCACCGGTGCTCACCGTCGATAATGAGGTTCTTCTTCCGCCCCTTCTCGTCGGTGCCCCAGATCGTGAGCGCCAACGAAGCGAGCCAGCCGTCGTGCTGAAGACCGTCCTTCAGCGACTCCTGCTCGAACGCGGTCATCTCGTTCGGGTTCCAAGGGTTCTTTTCCACGTCGTCGAGCGGCGTCCTCACCGGGTCGCCGACGATGCGCGGTCCATCTTCCCTGGGCGTGGGCGGTTTCTTCGCAGACTTCTCCCGTGCCTTCTCGTTCCTCGCCATGTGGAGGAATCTACTCCTCAGACGCGAGACAGGGGAGTCCGAGATCGTGGAGTCCGTAGTTGGCCACCACGAACGCGTCAGCGTGATCGAAGTCCGTGAACCCCGACCGCATCTGACGGAGCCGGCGAAAGACGTACTCCTTCACCGGCATGCCCGACGTCTTCTCCCGCGGGACCTTGCCGAGAAGGAGCTTGCGAGCGCTGGCGGCGACCACCATCCGCATGGTCTGCCCGAACACCTCCGCGAGCATCACGCGCACGACGCCGCCGACCTCGCAGAGCATCCACCCGCCGCGCCGAGCCATCTGCGTGTGCGCGTAGTCCTCTGCGTAGACACCCTGGATCTTGCAGCCCTCGCGCTCGAGCGAGACGAGGAAGGACCGAAGCCCCTCGCGCACGTTCCTCTCGCGCCACACGAGCGTGTCGTCCTGAGCCTCGAGTTTCCACTTCCTCACCGTGCCCCAAGCCAGTGCGCCGTCGCCGGCGGCGAACGTCGCGGGCACTGCCACCGCCGCCGGCGCGTTCTTGGAGAGGTCGAGCCCGATGACGTGCGGGCCCTTCGGTGATCGATCACCGACGGCGCGAGGCATGGCTACTCCTTCGCCAGCTCATAAAGGAGCCAGAGGACGAGGACCGTCGCGAGAACGCCCAGCCCACAAGCGCGAAGGAGCGTCACGGATCGATCCTCCGCAGGTTGTCACCGGTGATGCACTTGCCTTCCCGGTAGAAGAAGACGCCACCCTTCTCCTCGCACCGATCGGCCTTGGCACGAAGCCACAACCACGCGCCGATCCCGATGCCGATGATCAACAGGACGTAGAGCAACGGAAGAACGTCACCCCGATGCGTCCATCTCGGAATCCATCCGAGCGGTCTTCGAACCGGGATTCCGTAGACGCGTTTCACTTCCTCGTCTCCCGCGCTGGCGCGTTGTCGATGATCTCCGTCGACGGTTCATCGCTCACGTGCTCGATGCGCCCGTCTTCGTGCTCGAGGATGAAGCCGCACTGATCGATGGACGCGACGCGGTCCCGCCCCCACCGCGTTCTCGCCTCCGCCCACACGCGCGCGAACGCTGCGCTGAGCGAACCGTTGCCGCCCCTCGCGATGTAGAGGATCTTCGTGCCCGCCTTGAGGAGCGTCGCCGCTCCGCTGTCACCCTTCACCGGGCTCTCGCCCACCACCTCGACCAGGAACCGGAGAGACTTCACCCGCGGCCAGCGCTTCGCCATCTGCGCAGCGTAAAGCTCAGCTCCGTTCCCGTTCAAAGCGTGCCCGTTCGTCCCATTCATGATGCGACCCTCATGGTGCTCCACTCCCCTTGCCGCGCCACTTCGATGCGCCCCGGGAGAGCGTTGAGAACCTGCGCCTGGTGGGCCGTGACGAGCGCCTGACGGAAGTGTCCATTGGCGAGAACCTCCGCAAGATGGCGCGCGACGGCGCGCTGGTGAGCAACGTCACACTGCGCGAAGGGCTCGTCGACGAGGACCGCCTGCCACCGTGAGGCGCGCTTCCTGGCCACGTACTCGGCCGCCGCGAGTTGCACGGCAAGACCGCCCATGTCCTCCGCCGCGCCGGAGTGGTCGGACAGATGGAGCTCCAGCTCGTCGATGAGGTTCTTGCCCCGGTCCGCGCCGCAGAGCGTGCACGTCTTCACCGCGCGCGAAGATGGGAATGGAGAGCCGCACTCGAGGCAGTAGCGCGCCGGGTCGCGCCCCTCACGCTCCCACGCGACGCGCACGCGAAGATCGACCCCGCACCGCGCGAGCCTCGCGTTGGCGCCGCGCTCCACTTCGCCGAACGCCGCCTCGCCCACGGTCCGGCGCGTGAGCAGGACCACCTGCGCAGCCTCGTGTGACGCACGCGCCTCCGCGCGCATCGCCTTGGCCTTCTCGCGCGCCTCGGCTGCCTTCTTGAGCGCGTCCTCAGCCACCGCGAGGCGGTAGGCGATGACTTCACGTGCCTCGCGCGCCGTCTGAAGCGCTTTGCCTGCGGCCTCGAGCTCTTCGAACGCCGGACCGTCCTCGAGGAGGCCTTCCTTCGCCAGTGCCTCCGCGCGCTCCTCGAGCGGAATGAGCTCCTTCACGCGCGATCGCATCTCCTGAAGTCGTCCTTCGTCGCGGATGACTTCCTGAAGCCTGGCTTCCGCGGAGCGCGCCTTGGCTTCCTCCTCCGCGTGGCGAGCGCGAAGCGCTGCGACCTTGGGATGGTTCTCTTCGACGAACTTCGACGCGCTCTCCTTCCGCGCCAGAACCTCTTGCGCCGCCGGGCAAGGGAAGAGCGCGACAGGGCACTGCCCGCCCCATCCGCCGCGGATGAGGAGGTTCTTCTGTTCCACGTCGCGGACAAGCGGCGAGACCTCCTGAAGGAGCTGCGCAGCGTTGGCACGGTGGAGATCTCGTTCCTTCTCGAGCGCCACCTTGTCCGCGGCGTCGACCTTCGCGCGGAGCGCCTTCCCCTCAATGCGGAGCTTGTTGATGCTCTCCACCGCCAGGCGCACGCCCTTGTTGCCGTTGACCGCCTCCGCGCGCTTGAACGCCGCCTGCTTGGACACCTCTCGCGCGGCGATGTCCTTGTCCACGCCTTCCAACGCAACACGCGCCTCGGCCGCCATCTGCGCGAGGTCCTTTCCAACTTCAACTCCGAGCGCCTGCGCAGCTTTCTGCTCGAGCTCCATGGCGGTGGCAATGAGCTTCGCCTCTTCTTCCGCGCGACCGCGATACTCGTCACGCGCGTGCGTCTCCGCGACCTTCAACGGCTCGAGTCCGAACCACGACGATGCGACCTTCATCCGGTCACCCGACTCCATGAGCACCAGGCGCGCGGTCTGACGCTGTCGGAAGTACGCGCACGCGAGGAAGTCCTCCTTGGAGAGCCCGAGCCACGCCGCGATCTCGCGCTCTGCCTCGTCTCCTTCGGCCACCTTTTCCGCACCGCGGCGCGCGGCTTTCACGTACCCCTTCCTACCCTTCCTCCCGCGCTCGACAAGGAACTGCTCGCCGTCAGCCTCGAGGAGGAGTGCGACCATGCCCTTGCTCTCGCCGCGCGAGATCCACCCGTCAACGAGGTCTCCGCGGTCCGGGTTGAGACGCCCGAAGAGCGAGAAGTCGACGGCTTCGAAGAGCGCGCTCTTACCCGCCCAGTTGGAGCGGTCCTCATCTCCCCCGACACGCGCGTGCACGCCGTACGCCTTGGGCGCGAGACGGATCTCCTGCTCGCCGCGGTAGCAGCGCCAGTTCTCAAGGCGCAACCCGACGATCACGACGGCTTCCTTTGCGCGTGAATGAGCCACGTCATCATCTCGATGGACTCGAGGACAACGCGGAGCTCCTCGTGCGCGAAGCTCGGGTTGCTGATCGGGTAGGTGACGAGCGCCGCGCGCGCCTTCCTGAGGATACCGAGGAACTTCTCGAGCTTCTCCTCATCGGTGAACGGCTCTTTCTGCCACTTCTGCTGAAAAACCGTGACCTGCTCGAGCACATTCTCGTAGGCCATCGCGCGGCAGTTCGCGAGCTCCGCGGCGAGGAGCCCCTCGAACCCACGCTCCTTGTGCCGGTCAGCGTTCCTCAGCGCGTTGTCCCTGCGCACGCGCACGTCCGCGACCCATCCTTCGAAGTTCATCCTCGCCTCCTCAGATCTTCGCGGCCGCGAGCGAACGCTCGAGCGCGGCCTTCATCTTGGGACGGTCCGCGGTGTTTGCCGCTTCCGCCGTCTGCATCACCGCATCGCGGAGCGACATCGAGAGGATGAGTGAGCCCTGCTCCTCTTCGTGTCCGATCGCCGCGTGCTCCTCCTCGGGCAACTCCACCTGCACGCCCAGCGCTCCGAAGTGCTTGAGCGTCGCCGCCGTGGCGCGCGCATTCTCCGCGTTCCCGCGCGGAGGACGAAGGCGGAAGAACTTCCCTTCGCAGAACCGCTCAGGACTCGTGAAGCCCGCCGCCAACACGAGATCTTGCAGCGTCCCTCCCCACACGAGCGACTTGGGACCGATCGTCACGAGGTCGCGATCCTTCTCCACCGCGACTCTCCGCACCTTCGGTGATCGATCACCGACGGCGATCTTCGCACCCCGGCGGCTCATCGCTTTGCCTTTCTCGACGTCATGTCACAGCTCCACGAGCAAGAACGAAGGCTTGCTCGACTCTTCCCCGAACGTGAACCGAGCGAGGGATCCAGGAATGACGATCCCGTCGTGGATTCCGCCGGCGTGGTAGTGGCCGTTGAACATGGCGACGCGGTCCTCCTTGCCGCGGAACACTTCCCGCGGAAACCAGAGCTCCCGTCCGCGCCCCATCTCGCGCGTCTCCTCGCCGGGCACAATGCCCTTCACGTGGAGGTGTGCGAGGACGAGCACCTTGGGAGCGGGGCTGCCCTCCAGCGCCTTCCTGGCCCACTCCTCAGGGTCATACGCATGCGAGACAGCGGAGTAGGGCAGGCAGAGGATGTTCATGCCGAACTCCTCGAAGAGCGTGGGACGCTCGGCCACCGTCACGATCCCGGGCATCCCGTGGAGCGGGTTGAGCGACGTCAGACCCGAACCGTCCTCGAAGACGTCGTGGTTGCCAGCGACCCACACGCTCTGAATCCCGTGCGAGGAAAGGCGCGCGGACGCACGGACCGCGAGTCCTGCGCACCGGAGGACGATCGGGCCGGCGTCGGGATCGCAGAGGTCTCCGTTGAACGCGTAGAGGTCCACTTTCTCGGCGATGGCCACGTCGACGGTCTGCTCTACCGCCTGCGCAACGTCGTCGAAGCGCGGGTAGTTCATCGTCCTTTTATCGGGGTGCCAGTCGCTCGTGTTGAGCATCAGCATGGCGGCGGGGATGCCGCTCACGTCACGTAGTAGAGCTCCCGCTTCGCGCGCGTGATGGCCACGTAGAGGATGTTGAGCTCCTCCTGCGTGGGCAGCTTCTCTTGTTCACCGCCGAAGAACTCACCCCCACGCCCGACGCTCCCGAGCGCCGTCTTGAACGTGCCCTTGAGGAGCCACACGCGGTCGCGCTCGAGCCCCTTCGCGCGGTGGACGGTGGAGAGCACGATCTTGTCGCCCTTGGACGGGTCATCGTCGAAGGCGTCGTCGATGATGCGCGTCACCTCCTGTACCGAGCGCGCGCCCTCGCAGAAGGCGTGAATGCACGCCGCGGCGTCGGTGACGAGATCGGTCGAGCGGCCGCGCGCCTCGAGCCTCTTCACCTCCTTGGCCTTCCAATCGTCGACCCATGTGCGGAGCTCCTCGGGCGTTCCCGCCTTGCTCTTCTTCACGATCGTCTGGAGCTTCGCGCCGATGTCGCGCCCCTGGACCGACGCGCGCCTGCCCTCCTTTGCGAACGCGATGCAGAGCCCGACGAGCGGCGCATTCGCGCGCGAGAGCACGAAGTCTCCCGGTCTCGCGCGCTTCCGCATCGTCCAGTTCGGGACCTCCTCCACCACGCCATCGGGAGCACCTTCCATCGAGCGGTAATCGGGCACGAGCTTCCTCGCCTCGTCGACGATCCTCCGCGCGCACCTGAACGTGGTCGTGAGCTTCAGCGTCCGCGCACCGAGCCGCTCGCGGATCTTGCCCATGGCGTCGTCGGCTGCGCGCCACCCGTAGATGGCCTGCATCGGATCGCCGATGGCGCAGAAGCGCGCTCCGCGCCGGCGCGCCTTCAATACGAGGTCCACCTGCGCGGGGTTCAGGTCCTGCACCTCGTCGCAGTACACCTCGTCGAACCCCTTGGGGTTCAGGTCGAACACCCACGGGAGCCAGAGCTGGTCGTCGAAGTCGATGGTCTCGAGCTTCTGCTTCGCGGCCTCCATCGCCGCCAACGCCGCCTTGGCGAGCAGCCCCTTGTCGGGTTGTCCGAACGGGCAGTCGATGTCGAACCTGTCCGCGAGATCCTCGAGCTCCTCGAGAGTCGAAGCGAGCGTGATCTTGCCGAGGCGAGCGAGCTTGGAGACCGGCGCGGCCTTCTGCTTCTCGTTGCCGACGAGGTCCATGGCGATCATGAACCCCTTATCCTCATCCACCTCCACGCGTCCGAGCTGCTGATAGCAGGCGCCATAGCCGAGAGAGTTGAGCGTGCGCGCCTCCGCGGAAGCCACGCCGGCCTCGCCAAGCTTCGTCTGAAGATCGCGTTGAGCCGACACGTTGAACGCGGTGAGGAGCTTCCTACCCCGCTTCCCCGAGCTCGCCATGGCCTGCACGATCGTCGTGGTCTTTCCGGTGCCCGCGCGCGCCTCCACGATCACGTCGTCATCGCCATGCTTCCGGTCCGCGAAGATCGCTTGCTGCTCGTCTGTCCACTTCCTTCCGGGCTTCTCCTCCACCGGCGGCGCGCTCGCGAACATGTCCGCCTGCTCCGGCGCGCTGAAACTTCCCCTAGGCCTCGGCATCTTCCGCCTCCACTTCCGGCGCGACGTTGGCGAAGCGCTCGCGACACGCGGCCTCGAGCCGCTGGCAAAGGTCCGGCTCCGCGTGGAGCCGACGGAGGACGTTGTTCTCACCGTTGCCGAGGCGCGTCTTGTCCCACGAGAACCATGACCCGCCCTGACGGACGACCTCGAACTTCAACGCGAGCTCCAGAACGTCGCGCGGTCGATCGAACCCCTCGGGCACGCCCTCGAGGTTTCCGTTGGCCGTGTGGAAGAAGCCCATCGTCACCTTCTCTTTCTTACCGGTGACCTTGGTCTTCCTGATGGTGACGCGGAACCTCTCGCCCACGATCGGGCTCTTGGCACCAGCCTCGCGCTCCTCCTTCGTGAGCTTCTTCTCGTAGACCCACGCGTCTTTCTCGACGCGCGCGACGTAGGACGCGTCGTAATACGGCGCGGCTCCGCCTCCCACCTTCACGCCCTGGTCCGTGTAGGACATCTTCGTCGCGGTCTCGTTGCCGTCGTTGTCCTTCGTCTCGCGCGCGATCCAGATCATCCCCGCGCCCGTGTCGTCGAGGAGCGGCGTCAGCTCGTCGCACCACGCGGCGTTGTAGTTGGCTTTGATCTGCGCGCCACGTCCTCCCATCCCGTCGGAACCGAGCTTCCCACCCCCGCGCTGCGCCTTACCGGCAGCGTCGAGCGCGATCTTCTGGAACATGTTCGCCGGCGTGAGCTTGCGGATGGAGTCGACGATGTAGAGGCAGCTCGTGTTCGCGGGGAGTCTGCCTTCGTCGAGGAGCTTCTTCCGCTTGTGCGAGTCGCGCCTGACCTTCGCTTCGACCTCCTCATAGGTGGTCGGACGAAGCGCGCCGAAAAGCGGTGAGTGCGCGAGCTTGGCCATGAGCCCTTCGCACCAGGTGATGGGCGTCGTTCGCTCCGCGTCGATGAGCCGCGCGAAGTGCTCGAGGATGATGAACGAGAGGATGAGGCCGAGCGTGAACGTGGTCTTTCCCTCCGAGGAGGGACCGTGCACGAGGCCGAACCGGTCGATGGGGAGGCCGCCCACGCCGAACGCATGGTCCACGATCGGGAAGATCGTGGGCACGCTTCGGACTCTGCGGAGGACGTGGGCGGCCTGTTTGAAGTCGTCGAGCTCCTTCGCCACTGCGAAGAGCCCTTGGTCACGTTGTGAGCGCCTGGGCATGGCGCTCATCATGCCGCGTCAGAAACCGACCTTGTCTCCGCCGACCTCTTTCCCGCGCGCGGGGATGGAGGTCGTCTGGGCGGCCGCCGGCGGCGCTTCCTGAGCTGGAGCTGCGGTCTCCGCGGCCTTGGCGCCGCGTCCCCTGCCGCGCGGACGGGGAGCCTCCTGGGCGGGCTGCTCGGCCGCCTTCTTCGCCTCCTCCGCAGCCTTCGCGGCGGCAGCCTTCTCGGGGTCCCAGATGCGTCCGCACTTCGGGTTCGGACACGTATGAGCGTCGGACCACATCCACGTCTTGCACCCGCTCTTGTCGTCCCAGCACTCGGCGACCGCGCCCGGGAAGTTGGCGTCGTCCTCGGCCGTCGGGATGCTACGCGCGGCCTTCGCTTCTGCCAGCGCCGCGGCCTTGGGATCGGGAGCCGTCGGTGATCGATCACCGACGGTGCTGACCTCCGGCGTCCTGCCCTTCTCCTCCGCCGGCGCGTTAGCGCCGTGAGGAAACGCGGCGTCGTCCTTGTCATCCACGAGCTTGGGCACGTCGTAGATCTCGTCCCAGGGAATCTTCACGCCCTTGATCTGGTGCTCCTCGAGATAAGCGCGCATCTCCTGCTGGTTGTGGCGGAGCTTCTGCTTCGTGATGTCCGGCGGCGTGCCCATCACGAGCTTGAGAACGTCCTCGGGCACGGGCTCTTCGAGCGCGGTGCAGTCGTACATGTCCGAGATCTTCTTGCTCTTGGGCTTCCCGTCGTAATCCCACCGGAACGGATAGGGGTTCCTAAACGGATTGCCGAGACCCTTCTCGCGCGCCTGCGCGTCCACCTGCTTCCTCTGGATGGTCTTCCTGAGCTCCGTCTGGAACTTCTGGAAGAGGAGCTGCGTCTCCTCCGAGATCATGATGCCGAGACCCGGGTCATCGAGCTGCGCGACGGTGAAGAGGCAGACCGCCTTCGCCCAGTTCTCCTGCTTCCACGCGGTGCCGAGCTCCATTCCCGACTCCTTCACGAGAGACTTCGTGTCGTTGTCGAGATCCTTGAACTCGGGGTGCAGGCCGGTGATCCCGCCGGCGAAGAGCACGGTGTCGCGCTCCGCATCCGCGGCGCTGAAACGGAAGAGTGGCTGATAGAACGGGATGTGACCCTTCAGCACCTCGAGGTAGAGCCACGTCTGAAGGCGGCACTGACCGCAGTGCGTGGGCCAGACGTCCTTCACCTTGTTGTTCTCGTCGAAGTCGCGCTGCCCCTTCAGGTAGCCCTCATCCTCCCAGCAATTCCACTTCCCGCTCCAGAGCTCCTCGACCTCCTCCTCGTCCTTCAGGCGGTTGACGATCTGCGGGATGTTCGCGTGCTGCCAGAGGATGACTGGGAGCTGCTTCGTGTGGAACACGACCTTCACGGCGCCGTGGTTTTCGTCGATGTTCTTCCTCCAACCCTTCAGGCGACCGGCGCGATTGCCGACCTGGTACTTGAGGAACTCGTCGACGGAATTGAACTCAGTGGGCATGGTCTTCTCGCTTCGAATGCGGCTCGCGCCGCGGGTTCACAGAACTGGGACTGAATTGCGGGCTGGCTACCGCGCGGCGGCGTTTACCGCTGCGCTTCTTGGATAGCACGGAGAGTGAAGACGCGGCTCTTCCACATGTCCGCGAGGTTCTCCATGCTCTTCACCATCATCTCGACTTTCGTCTTGCGCACCTCCTGAGCCTTGTACTCATCCGGGAACAGCACGACCGCGCGGTGAGTGACATCCGCGTCGGTGATGGCCTTGTTGCGCGCCTTGGAGTCCTTCTCTTGCTGGAGCGACGCCGTGGCCTCCGCGTACATCGCGCTGAAGACGAGCGCGTTCTCGAGCTCCCACTCGCGGTGCGCGACCTTCGCCGTGCAGAAGAGACGGTGCGCCGAACGCGCGTTGGTCTCCGCGAGGTCCAACGCCTCCAGCGTGGAACCTGGGTCGGTGCGACGGTCGAAGAGCGCGAGCTTCTGCTCGAGGTCCTGAAACGTCGCCCAGGGATCTTCGATGAAGAGCGTCTCGAGGATCTTCTCGAACCCCTTCTGAATGGGGCGCTCCACCGCCTTGTTCACGCGCTCCACAGCCACGGGGTACTGCGCCGCTGCGAGCTCGCGCGCGAGCTGCGCGCCGTTGTCACTTCCCGCGCCGTTCGCGGTCTCCTGCACTGCCTCGGCCGCCGGCGCGACCTCCACTTTTCCTCTTCCTCTGGGCATGAGGACGGATATGCCGCGGTGCCATCAACCAGTTCCAGACTTCAAGGCAGTGAAGGCAAGGGAACTGACAGATCTTCACGCGATAGGCGAGCTGCTTCCACCACGGTTCGATCTTGGATTGTTCGTCAGGAGACATCGCGGCCTCGGAGGCTTTCTAGACGCGGCGGGGAGTCGAACCCCCACCCCGCGAATTGAACGCGGTGTGCTCGTCCCTCCGAGGCCGCGTAACCATCACGATGCCGCGCGGAACCTCTTGAGCTCCTCCGCCAGCGCCTCGCTCCCGTCGCACGTGAAGATGGTGCTCATCTTCGCGCGCCGTCCTCCCTCGAGCCCAAGGTCCAGAACGAGCGGTCGGTCACCTGGGTGACGCGCCACGATGTCGCGCACCACGGTGAGATCGCGCCCGGGGAGCCTGGACTGGTCGAGCACGGCCACGAACTCTTTCGGCTTCTTCACCGTCGGTGATCGATCACCGACGGCACTCTCCGAGGGCTTGGGCAGCGGAGAAAGCGTCGGTTGCTGCCCGAGCTCGAGTTGTCCTTCGGCGCTCTTCTTGGAGCGCACCTTGGGTGGACGCGTCTTGGCCCACGGCTCCCACGGCTCATCAGGAAACGCGGCCTCGAGGAGCGCGCGCGTCGGCGGAAACACCTTGTCCTCCCAGATGTAGTGCCGGTCCGCCTCCTGCCCGGTGTAGTCGATGGCGGGGATGACGGTCATCGGCGAGACAGAGCCGTCGGTCACCACGTACGCGATGCGCGCGCCTTCCTGAACGTCCTCGCCACGCTCCGCGAGCATCTTGGCGACGCGCACGTGTGGCGGAGCGTTCTTGTAGTCGCCGGCATCCTTCGTCATCTTCTGCGCGATCTGCACCTCGTCGAGCGGCAGCGCATCGTCGAGCACGTGGGAGCGCATCTTGGAAACGAGCTCGTGGTAGCGCGAGAGATCATCAGACGGCGCTCCCTCCACCACCTTCAGACCGCCGACGAGGAGATCGATGACCTGCGCCTGGAGGCGACGCGCGAGCTTGTTGGCGTCGCCTCTCTTGTACTCGATGCCCTTGATCTCGGGCTTGGAGTCGGAGGTGGCGGCCTTGCCCTTGTAGTGCGCGTAGCTCGCGATGTAGCGCTTCGCGGAGACGAACACGACGCGGCTCAACTTCTTCTCGTACGCGATCTCGACCGCGTTCTCGACGCAGCCGCACTTCTTGAGCGCCTCGGGATAGAGCACCTCGTTGCAATGCTTGGCGAACGCCGTGAACTCCTCATCGGTGGGACCCTGCACGAAGCACGAGTCGGTATCCGCGTAGACCACCTTCCACCCGCGCTCCTCCGCGGCGTGAATGGTCATCTTGAGGAGCCACACGCCCGTCTGCGTGACCGACTCCGCGATGGCGCGGTCAAAGAAGCGCGAGAACGGCGAGCCGACGACGCCGTAGAACGAGTTGGCCGCGACCTTGTAAGCGACCGACCGGCGGCCAGCGTCCTCCCAATCCGTCGTGCCCGGCGGCAACGATGCCTGCTTCTTGGACCACTCCTTGCGGAGGCGGAGGAGCTCCTTCAACGCGACGACGAGAAGCCCCGGCTCAGCGGTCGTGAACCCGACGCCCGTCGTGGGCGTGCGGCAGCACCCTTCAGGGATCGGACCGGTCACCGGAACGAGCTTCTTCGTTTCGGCGCTCATGTTGAACGTGAGGATGTTCGCCGGATACATGCGCGAGAAGTCGACGACGTGGATGTCCTTGCCGATGCCCCGCACCTTGGGATCCATGACGTAGGCGCCCTTGAACTGGTCGTGCTGGTCGGCAACGTCCTCGTCGAAGAACCGCCGCGTGGGGAAGCGCTGCCCGCGCGCTGCGCCCAAGCGGAGCATGAACGCGTCGAGCTGGCGCGTCGGCTTGAGCGACCTCGAGTCACCGAAGAGCGTGCACGCCTCGCAGATCGTGGACTGAAGCGCCACGTATCCGTTCTTCCCCTCGATGCGACGCATGGTCTCCGTGTCGCGAACCATGTATCGCACGAGGCGGTCTCTCCACTCGCCACCCGCCTCCCACATCTCCCAGGTCTGCGCGCCCATAGCCTTGCCGGGGATGAGCCCCTCCTCATCGAGCTTGCCGGCGACGCCGGAAGCCACAGCGATGTTCTGAAGCGCCATCGACTGCTTCTCTTCGCCGGACTGCGAGCTGTTCTTGTTGTGCCGCTCGAAGAGCTCTGCGTGATCGAGAAAAAGCAGACGGTCCTCGTCAAAGCGGACGCGCCGCGCCTTGGAGCGAAGCTTGAGGACGGGGAAGTCGAAGATGTCACCGAACCACGCGAGCACCTGGTCGAGGTCAGCGACCGCCTCCCAGAAACGGCCGAGGAGCTCCGCCTCCGCGGTGTCGGTGTCTGCCTTGAGGACGTCGAAGCGGACGCGCCGCGGGTCGTCCGCGATGACGGACCAGGACAGGACGCGCGCGGCTCCCTCCTTCGCGCGCTTCGCAGGCACGCGGGAGTCCGTCTCGATGTCGAGCCAACAACGGCGCGGCCTCTGGATGGTCGCCTCTGGATGGTCCGTCAGCCAGCGGCGCACCGGGTCGACGTCGCCCTCGTAGGTGGCGATGCCGTGCTGCGCGAGCGGTGACTTGGGAGACTGACAGAGCGCGTCGCGGAAAGCGTGGGAGCGGAAGCCGAGGCGAAGGAACGCGCCCTCGCGCCGGGCGCTGGAGACGAACTGCGAGGCGGAGAGATGGCGCTCGAGATCTCCGGGGAGATCTGCGTGCCGAACGAAGGCGACGTATTCGGCTGGGTAGGTCGTGGTCTGCACACCGGACGGCGTGCGCGTGAGGAGGTGAATGGAACCGCCGCGGACGAAGCCGTTCACGAACTCGGGCATGCGCCCGATGATGCCGCCGGTCTCGTCCGCGCGCGATGCCGCTACTCCTCTTCCTCGATGCGCTTGAACTCAGCGTCGCCGCACCACCCACCATCGGAACCGACGGACTTAAGCTTGATGACCAGGTGCATCCCCTTCTGGAAGGGGAGCTCGATGATGCCCACCGGGTTGTGGTCCATCTTCGTGGCGACGAGCTTCTTGTCCTTCGCCTTCGCCGCCACCGCGTCGGTCCGGTAGAACTTCATCCGCCCGAGCTTCCCGATCATGGCGGCCACCGTGATCTTCGCCTCGCGCGGCGTCTTCTCCGCCTCCTTGAGAGCGCGGCTCTTGGCGGCGTTGGCGTTCTTCTGGAGGTTCGCCTTGCGCGCCTCCTTCTGCGCGTCGCTCGCCTCTCCGCCGTACTTGCCGCGCGAAACACCGAGCGTGCGCCCACCCTTGCCGGGGTGCTTCTTCTTCGCGTCGCTCACCTCTCCGAGGAGCTGACGGACGGACGCGCCACCCTCCATGCTCTTCTTCACGCGGTCGAGCTCCTCCTTCGGAGCCGTGGCGAGGATCCCGAGCTTGGTCGGACCCCAGCGCGCGACGTCGTCCCGCGTGAACGTCTTCGCGATGAGCATCCAGTTCATCGCCGTCGCCGGCACGCACTGGAGCTCCGAGTTGCAGAAGCTCTCCCACGTCTTCCAGCGGCCCGGCTTCTTGGTCGTGCCGCCCTTCTCTTCGACCTCTTCGGTCCGCTGCTTCCAGAGCTGCGTCTCGTAGATCTCGTTGCGAAGGTAGTCACCGAGGTCCCAGATGGAGACCATCGCGCCGGCCTTCAGCTTCTCGAACTTCGCGATGGCGTTGTCGAGATCGTCCTCCGTCTGAGGCTTCGCCAACGCCTTGGGCTCCGCCTTCGCGAGCGCGGTGCTCGTCGCCGCGGGCTTCGCGCCCGGCGGCAATCCTCCTGCGAGAAGGTTCGGAGTGGACTCCTCCGCCTTCGCTGTTCCGTTCTTCTTGCCCCCGGCCGGAGCCGTGTGCGTGCTCGGTCCCATCGTGTCCTCGCCTTTCGCGGCCTCCCTCGCCGGCGTCGGTTGATCACCGACGGAAGCCGCGACCCCAGCCTCACACGCGGCCTTGAAGTCGTCGATGACTTTCTCCGAGAGGATCTCGTTCACCGTGTCCTCGGAGCCGCAGAAAAGGCAGTTGTCGTACTCCTTGTTGGAGATGGACTTGCACTGCACGCACTGCGTCAGGTCCTTGGAATCCTTGGGCCAATCGCGAAGCACCTTCCGCGTCACGAGCTGGATGAGCGCCTCGGTGGGCAAGCTGGCCGCGGTCTCCTCGGTGAGCCCGCTGTTCTCAACCAGGACCTCGCGCACCGTCATGTCGCGGTGAATCCCACACACGAGCGGCCCCATGATGCTCTCGCCGGGCTTCTGGGTGCTCTTCTTGGTCGCCTTCTTGGTCGCCGTCTCTTCGGTCGTCGTCGCAGCCATAATGTCCTCGCCTTCTGTGGCCGCGTCGCGGCCGGTTGATCTTGTTACCCCAAACGAGCAGCGACTCGCTCGAGCGCCGCCAACGTGACTTCCTCCGCGTGCGCCAAAGACCGTAGTCCTAGGCGTCTTCTCTCCGCGCGGTCGCGATATAGCGCGTGCGCCGCCGGCGCGATGCTCCCCTTCTCCGCCACCGCCAACACCACCGCGCGCTCCACCGCACCCTTCCTACCCCGTCCACACGCCGCGAGCGCGCGGCGGATGGCGTCACGTCGCTCGAGTCCTTCCTCCTGCCTTGGCTCCTCGTGCGGGAGCCGCATTCGCCTCTCGCCCTCCGGCAAGTCCTCATCCTGGAGGTGCGGAGTCGAAGGGACCTCCTGCACGCTCCGCATGTTGCACTCACCCCGGTGCGGCCTCGAGCCGAGGCGCGCCTTGTGAACGTGCTTCGTCGCGCGGTCCTTCGCGTTCCACATGACGTACCGCCGGAGCTCCGTCCCGCGGTTCTCGTCGAACGTCCAGACGCGCTGCCACGCGGCGAGGAAGGCTTCCTGAGCCACGTCCTCAGGCGCCATGAAGTTCGGCGCCTTCCACTGCCTGATGATCTTCCGCGCCATGCCCTGCATGACCGGCTGCGTGTCCTGAACGAAGTCCTCGAAGGTCACGCGCCCGTCGCGGAGCTCGGAGATGCTCCTCTCGAGATCCAGGCTCATGCTCCCTCCCCAGGCGCGGTCGCTCCCTTCTCCATGACGCTCTGGCGGAGATACCCCTCCAGCCCCGGCATGGCTCCCACGCCGGAGTGGATGGCGTCGATGGCTCGTTCCTCGGAGTTGCCGAGCGGAGACCACGCGCCGGCGATGACGTACTCGAAGAGACGGCCGGTGCGCCGGATGACACCGCGCTTCATGCAGAGATCGAAGAGCTCCGCGGACTTCTCGACACCAGAACGTCCCACGCGAAACCGCCCGCGTGCGAAGGGAGCCGCGAACTTGTTCTTGCACACGTTCGCCACAGTCGCGCCGTCCTCACGACGCACGTCCACGCGCAGGCTGGCGTAGAACTTGAGAGAGTTGCCGATGCCCCAACCTCCGGCCACCGGAGCGTCACCGTGACGCGTGATGAAAAAGACGGTCGTCCCAGTGCGCTTCGCGATGGCGCAGATCTGACGAAGCGCGACGTGAGGGCGACGGTCAAAGCCTTCGTCTTCCAGCGCGAGGAGCGCGCCGAAAGAGTCCAGGATCACAAGGTCCACCGCGCCCGAGCGCGTCATGACCTCCGCGATATCAAGTGCCTGCGTCGCGTTGTCTGGCTGCGAGACCAGGAGACGGGAGGTGTCCACGCCCATGTCGAGCGCGCGTTCCATGTCGACGTTGTGACTCGCGTCGATGATGGCGGGCACGCCTTCCTCCTTGCCGAACTCCGCGCAAGCGTGAAACGCCAGCGCGCTCTTGGCGTCCTCGTCGGTGCCGAAGAGCTCAACGATCGCACCGCGCGGCCACCCGCCCACGCCCAGCGCGAGGTCGAGCGAGAGGCTCCCGGTGTCCACCACTCCGCGCTCGGTGAGCATGATCTCGCCGGGCTCGCCCTTCATCAGCACCGCGCCGCTTCCGTGCTTCTTCACAACTTCCGCCGACACCGCGGCGACCGTCTCAGCCCTCGGATTCATTCTTGGCCCTCAGCCTTTCTCCGGTGGGATCGCTCCCCCGAGTCTCGGCGGCACGCGCGGGGGGTGAGCGTCGGGGGAACGACTGCCCACGCGGCGGCCGAGGCTCGGAGGAGCGAGGCCTTTGCCCCGCTCCTCGCCTCGTTCCCTCACTCCTTCGCGGCGAAGGGGAGCGGCTTGGAGGACCAGGCGATCTGCCCGGCGGCGAGCTGGATGTCCTCCTCCGCCCAGGGGTCCTGATTCACTTCGTGGGCGTAGCGGGTGATGGCGTTCACCACCGCGGCGCGCGAGGTGCGAACCGTCGCGGTGGCGCTGCTCTCATCCTTGCGCCAGCAGTCCATGAGCGCATCAACGACGGTCTCGCGGTCGCCCTTCACCTTCAGGATCTCCGCGTCGAGGATTCCGCGGAAGAGACCGGGGAAGATGTCCTCCACGTCGACAAGCTTCGTCTCCTCGTGCGCGGCGCGCGCCTGCGTGACCACGTTCTCGCGGACCGCGAAGCCCCAGCGCTCACGGAAGTGCTCGAGGCGCTGCATGCCGGTGGCGAAGCCCTCGCGGAACTTCTTGGCGAGCTCCTGGACGTTGCCCATGTGGCGGATGCGGAAGAGACCCGCCGTGGCCTTGTCGACGATCGCGAGGTTCAGGCAGAGGTTCTGCCAGAGGATCGTACGCCCCACGATGCTGGACTCGCCGATGTCCGAGGTGGAGATGACGACACCACCCTTGAAGAACTCACCCGCCACGTAATCCGTCGGCTTCACGTCCGAGTGAAAGAGGACTTCGAACTTGGTTCGCGAACCGTCGTAGAGAACCTTCGCCCGCGCGCCGGTGCCCTTGGTCGCAATCTCGATGGCCTGCGCGATCTGGTCCGCGTCGTAGGCGGTGTAACCCGGGGAGACCGTCCCGTAGATGCTGCGCTCGTCGCCGCACTTCCGCGTCCTGAGCACGACGTCATCGTGCGTCGGGTTCTTGCCAGCGCGGAGGAGCTCCGCGTTGTTCGCCTTCTCCTGCGTCGAGAGACGGTCCTGCCAGCGGTTCCAGATGAGCGCGCGGAGCTCCGGCCACGCGACCTTGAGGTGACCCGCCTGGGGGATGCCGGCGCGCGAGGCGAGGCCGCCGATGGCCTGGTGCTCGACCAGGAACCGGTCGCCGCCCTCGTTGGTCGGGAGGACGATCTGGCCCTCCTTGTTCATGCGGAGGATGTGCGCGCGGACGGTCTCGTCGAAGCGCTCCTCAGACTGCACGCGCTCGTGAAGGTCGCGCGCCGCTTCCTCGGCCAAGGGGAGCTTGTCGAACTTCGCGCGCTCGCGGCGCGCCTTGTTCACGCCGGCCTGCACCACCATCGTGCCGCGCTCGTAGATGCTCTGCTTGGGCGCGAATCCCATCGCCTGCGCGGCTTCGAAGTCTGCCTGGCTCCGCGCCTTGCCCTCTTCGCTCACCGTCTGCCCGCGCACCGGAGCCGGCGTCGGCACCGAACCAGGCAAGCCCACCTGGGAGAGAAGATGATCGATCCCGTTCACGGTCTGCGTGTTGTTCATGACGTTCCCCTTTCGCGCCCTCAGCGCTTTTAGCGGTCTACCTCACCGCCGCTCACAAGGGAAACTATAAACCTCCTGCGCTATACCGCAAGAAGTTTTTTCACCCGCCTTGTCACTTTTCTGGAAGCCCAGATTTTCTCAGGCTGCCAGCGCCTCGTTGAGCCTCCGCGCGAGGCTTGCCGCTTCCTCGTACCGCTCACGCGCGGCACGCGATCTCTCCACGTGAAGACGGAGAGCTTCCACCGCGGCGCGCGCGGCGGGCATCACATCCTCGACGAGGAGGTCACCGTCGAGCGCTTCACGCGTGACCGCTCCCATGCCCGGAGAGATCCACGCGAGGATGAGACGCGCGTGCTCGTCGAAGACCAGAGATGCTTCGAACGCTCCCTCACGAAGGGGTGCAGCGAAAGACCGCGCGCGCACCTGGATGCCCCGGAATCTTCGCTGACGCCCGGGCGCGAGATTCGGGAGTCCGCGGAGCGTGCCCAGAGTCGAGAGGCACCGCTCGAGCCCGCGAAGAAACGTGATGGTCTCCGCGCGCGCCACGGTCCGCGTTTCCTCCACGCTCCGCGTCACCTGCTCAGCTTCTTCGAAGAGCGGGTTCACCTGCGACTCCCGCGCGCCGTCGGTGATCGATCACCGACGGTGGACCGCTTCGCGCGCTTGGCGGTCTTGGGGGGACGTCCACCGCGCCGGCCGTGGTGCCATCCTTCTTTCTTGGCCTGGTCCTCGAGGAGAAGGAGCTCCACGCCGATCCCGAGCTCCTTCACCCACGCGCCCACGGTGCGAAGCTGCACGCCGTGCTTGAGCGCAACATCGGTGAGACAGCAGTGCGCCGCCTTGTAATCGGCGATGAGCTTCTCCTTGGCCTCCGCCGGGTTGCTCCTGACGAGCGCGGTGAAGTCGTGGAATGCGGGCATCTCAGTGCGAGCCTATGCCGCTCTGTCGGGGAGAGTGAACCGTTTCTTGAGAAGCGCCCGGACGCGACGCGCTGCGTTCTTGTCCAGTTGGTGCATTCGAGCCTCGAGGAGAGAGTCCGAGACACCGAGAAACTCCGCTGCCCTGCGACGGCTCCCGCCAGCGCGAAAGAGCGCGCGATACATCTCGCGCTTGGCCTCCTCGGGATCCTTCTTGGCGAGGTCTCCCCACGGCGTTGTGCCCGTTCCCTTGTTCCACGCGGTCACAGTGGCTCCTCCAAGTCACGGATCTGACGCACGAGCTCGTCCTTGTCCATCTCGTCGATGTCCTTGCCGCCGCGCACACGCACGCGCACAAGCTTCCCGTTCCGCGCGATGAAGAGACGCTTGAGCGCGGCGCGCATCTTGTCCGCCAACCCGTCGCCGGCCTTGTCCGAGTCAGAGAGCACGACCACCTCGCGGAACATGGCGAGCTTCGCGGTGTGGGACGTGCTGAGCTCCGAAGCGCCGCCGACCGCCGCGATCGTCGGGCACTGGTAATCGTTCACCGAGAGCGCGCGCTCGACCGCGAGCGCGTTGAGCGCTCCTTCGGTGACATAGACGCGGTCGAGCGCGCGCGAGGTCTTCCAGTTCTCCTCTCCGAAGAGCGCCGTGTAGTCAGGCACCTCGTCGCCGCGCGGCGTGAGATAGCGCTCCTCGTGACCGCAAAAAGAACGCGCCATGTAGTTGCGCGGCTCTTGCTCCGCGTTGCGCAGCATCAGGACGATTCTGCCCGAGAGACGGCCACGCGCGGCGTACCCAATGCCCCACCTCTCCGCTTGCCACTCGGGCACTTTGCGCTCCTCGAGAAGGTAGCGGCGCGCCGGTGTCGGCCACTCCTCAAGCGGCGAGAAGTTCACGCCCTTGGGGACGCGCAGGTTGGACAGAGACGTCTGGTAAACGACAACCACGCGCGCAGGCAGCGGCTCCCACGCCTTGTCATCGACAAGCGCGTCGCCGAGCCAATCACGAGCCTCGCGGAACGAGAGCCCGAGCTTGATCTGCACGAGGTCCGTCGTGTCGCCGCGCGCGCCGCAGGAATAGCAGCGCCAAGAGCCGGCGCGCGGACCGTCCGAGCGCACATGACACGAGGGATCGTGGTCGTCATGGACGGGGCAGAGCACCCAAAACGCATGTGGTCGAACATCGCGGGGGAGAGGCGCGTGCCCGAGCGCGGTGAAGATCTCCGCGGCGCGCGTCGTGCGGATCACCGGACCACCGCCTCGGGTGACGCGCCCAACTCCTCCGGCGGAAGGACGTAGCGCGTGCGGAGCTTTCCACGCCAGTCGCAGATCGCGTTCGCGAGCTCGTCGAACCAGTCGACGTAATGCTCACTGAGAAGCCTCATCGACGGACCGCCGTGAAACGCTTCTCCGTACATCATGTCGAGGTGAGCCTGGCGCGCGAGCGACCTCAGATTCCATTCGCGGATGAGCGCCGAGCACCGGGTAGCGAACGACTCCGCCTTGCCCGCGAGGTGATAGATGTCCGCCTCCGCCGGTCCGAAAGAACCGCGAACAGGCTCCCAGTTCCACCAACGCAGATACGTCGAACCGGCCTGCAACCCCATCGCGATGGGACGCATAGTGATGGGCTCGTACATGGAGATCTCGCCGAGACGATCGGGCGAGATCAACCGCGGGTTCGCGGGCATCGCGGGCACGCGATAGATGGGGTGCTTCGGGCGCGGCGCTGCGCTGAACTCGACGTAGTAGCCGACATCGCCACCCCGCGTCTGCCACTCCCCATGCTCGATGGTGGGATAGAGGCGAGGCGGGTGGTCAGCCAGCCACTCGAGGACTCCAGCACGGAGCTCCCTCGCGTGCTCCTTGTCCTTGTGCTTCCTGCGCCTCGCCGCTCGTCCCCCGCGCGTCGCTCTGTAGGTCATGGCCGCGTCTGATGCCGCGGCCCGGTCTGCTCAGGGAAGGTCCCAGTACGCGGCAGGATCATTCCGCTCGGGATAATGCTTGTCGGCCCACTCCTTCGCTTCCTTGTCGGACGCGTAGAAGACGTTGCGCGCCATCCACTTGTCGTGAGGCTCATCTTTCTGACGCTCCTGCTCCGGGTCATGCTGCGCCGACCAAGGCCACGCTTTCAGCGGCTCCGCGTGTCCCTCCATGAGGACCTCGACGCGCTTGCGCGTGGGCGCTCGCGGCGGATCGAAGTTCCAGTTCACGGTCACCCGACGCTTGGCGGAGCCGGTCGCCCTCCGATCGTAAAACGCGGCCTTGTAGAAGATGCCGGCGCGCTTTCTCCCCTTCTCATCGAGAAGGTCAGAGTGCATCGGATGACTGCTCGCCTCGAGACGCCATCCCGGCGGAAGCTCCGCATGGACGAAGAGATCGTCACCCTCCACGACCTGACCGAACTTCACGCCGAACTTCTCGAGCGCCGCGCTGTCGTGAAACTCCCTGGGCAGGAGCGTTCCCGCAGCGACAAGCTCGCGTTGACCCTGCGCTTCCTGCGCCTCAATCGCTCCGCTCGGACCGAGGATCGCCGCGGCAGTGAGCACCGATGTCGGGTCCTTGTCCGCCTGCTCTGCCGTGTTCGTGATCTTGTTCTTCATGCCTTCCTCCGTGGGCCGCGCTTCACGACGTTCATCTTCATGAACTCGTCCACGTCTCCCCCGGCCTGCCCGGGTTGATCGTAGTCACGCTCGACGCCGCCGGAGATCATGCCGCTGTCGGGATCGAAGTCGCACTCCACCATGAGAGGCCACGCGCCCTCGCGCTGCTTCAGGACGATGAGCTGAAGCTTGTCGTCGTCGACGCGCTTGTAGAGCGCCTCACGGTGCACGCCGATGAACGTGTCGCCGGCTTCGAACCATCCGCCGGAGCCCTTGTTGCCGGAGAGCGTCGGGCGCTTGTCGGGGCGCATCTCGACGCCGGCGTCGCCCTTCACGAGCTGCTGATTCACCAGCATCAGGTGAACGCGCTCCTCCTTGGACATGCGACGCGTGTTGTTGAGGAGCCAATCCTCCGCCGCGGGGTTCGCGTCCGCGAGCGCGAAGCGAAAGAGATCCAGCACGACGAACTCACACCCCGCATCGACGACGCCCTGGCGGATGACATCGAGGTTTTCCTCGTTGGAATTGCGCCGCCCTTGGCGCATCGTCGAGACGAACGGGTTGTCCCAGAAGACGATCCACTTTCCGAGCTCGTGAAGGCGCTCCTCGAGCTGCACCTTCTCCTCGTGCGTGATGCGGTCGAACGTCACCTTGGAGGACGGGCCATCACCCTGAAGGAGCGCGGAGCGTGACCACCCGAGCGACTGGCAACCGAGAAGCCACATGCTCTTCTCGGCGCCCATCTCCCAGCACCCGAGGAGGCACCTGCGCTGCCCTCCCGCGCGTCCCTCCACTCCCTCCTGACCGAGGAGACACTGGTTGGCCACCGTCGTCTTACCGCACCCCGTGCGCGCCGTGATGATCGTCACGAGACCCGGACCGGAGCCGGCCAAGATGCGCCGGCGACCGTCCTTGAAGAAGTCGAGGCCGGGAATGCCGAGTGGTGGGTACACGTCACCGCGCGCGGCCGCCTCCACTTGGAGCATCACCTGACGCACGACCTCCGCGGGGTCGCGAATGGTGGAACGCGTCGTCACCTGGTCGAAGGCCTGCGCGACGTGACGCGCGAGCGCCTTCACACGGTCCGGCGCGGAGGTCGGGTCGCGCAGCGCCTGGATGAGGGAAGCGAGCGGCCCAGTGGACGCCGCGTGGCGCGCCTTATCCCTCTGGAGCTCCTCCACATGGAACGCTGCATCCTTCGCCGCGCCGAGCGCCAGGACATTCTTCAGGAGCTCGGGCTTCAGCGTGTCGCCGCAGATCCTCTTCGCAACCGCGCCGGTCCACTCGATGCCGAGGCGCTCGCACTCCTGAATGGAGTGCCAGATCGGTCGGTGGTCTGGCACGAGGAAGGTCTCAGGCGAGATCGACCGCGCGTACTTCTTCCGCACCTCCGGCACGAGCATCGCGGCGGCAAGCACCGCCTGCTCATTGCCCACGTCGACGTTGATCTGGAGATCTACCGGCTTCCGGTCCGCCGAACTTCCGGCGTTGGAGCCTCCCCTCGGAGCAGGCAAGGTCCTACTCGCACACGCGCCAGAACGGGATGCCCTTCACGTTCACCGTCTCGATGAGGCCCACCGTCGCGAGCGCGTTGGCCGCAGCGACGATGACGCCGATCTCCACCTGCTCGCCGGCGGCCACTTCGTGAACGATGTTCCCGAGCCTCACCTGCCCGTGCTTCTGGATCGCGCTGTAGAGCCTCTTCTCGATGTCGCTCATGTGCGCGCGGATCTCTTCCTTCGTCATCTCCGACATCGTCATCCCGCCTTCCGATTCCGGTCCACCCTGTAGTCGGTGAGCACCCTGCCCGAGGAGAGCGCCTGCCACGTGAGACGTCCTCCATTGCCGCCGTTGTTCTGCTTCCGCCACGCCTCGCGTCCCACTTCGCGGTGCCACGCCCAACGGAAGAACGCGACCACCTCCACCTCATCCCCGAGCTCTGCGACAAGCCTCGTCATCGCGGCCGCGCCGGCGGCACGCGCACGCGGGTTCATCTTGAGCTCCGAGTCGGGCATTCCCTCGTACACGCGCTCGTGCAGGCGAGCGTAGAGCGCGAGGAGCTGGAGAGGACGGATGCCCTCGTACTCTCCGCTCGCCAGCATCCCATCCGCCGCCTCGAGCGCGTCTGCCCACGCGCGCAAAGACGCCCCGTGCTTCCTCTTCCGCGGCGGCTTATCACCGATGACCGCGCGGAGCTTCGACTCGCCCTCGACTCTCGCGAGGACGTCCCTCTGAGATCGGCGTGGCATCGGCCTACCCGCGCTTGCCCTTGTCGCCGTAGAGCTTCGACATGAATGCTTGGTAAGCGACGAGCTGCCGATCGAACTCCTCCGACTGGAGCTCGTGCAGATGCGCAAGCATCTTGCGCTCGGTGCCCACCGGCCCGGTCATGGAGAACGGACCCACGCGGAACGAGTGATACTGCTGCGGCGCGAACGCCATCTCACCGACCTCGACACGGGACGACGGTGGTGCACCGTTCACGTGAACCGTTGTGGGGTTAGCGCCTGTATCCACGCTGACGGTCGGAGGGTCCCAAGGCTTCATGTTCTCTGCCCCGGGCATCGTCTCGCGCCACGCATTCTCGCGCTTGAGGACCGTTTCGTTCACGATCTCCTTCACCGCAGCCTGCGTCGCCGGTGACGGCTTGATGGAAAACGGAGCATCGCCGGCGGCCACGATCTGACTCGACTTGTGGGGCTTGATCGAGATGTCGGGACAGAACTTCTTGTCACCGGCGATGGTGAGACGCGCGCCGCACTCCTCGCACGTCGGATCGCCAGGTCTCGGCTCTGCGCCGGGGAGCGGGGGAGTCTTGGGAGATTCCGTCGCCGGCGGCGTCTCCGTTCCGGGAAGCTGCTGCGTTCGCGCCTCCGCCGGAAAGAACTTGAGCATGGGCGCCTCACACATCCGGCACCCGCCCTCCTTGGTCAGCGCTCCGAGGGACTGGTCGACCCCGCAGTCGGGGCACTTCACGGTGACAACACCGCCCGGTCCAACCGTCGGCGCGGGCACCGTCGGTGATCGATCACCAACGGCCGCCGTCTTCTCCTGAACCCCACCTCTCGCTCTCGGCATGTGCTCGTTCCTCCGAGCCGAGCCCTATGCCGCGCCCAGTCCACTCTGCTCGCGTCTCCAAGCTTTCTGGAAGTTACGCCCGTCGACCCAATCATCTCCGTCCCACACAAGCACTTTGGGGAACCACGCGAGCGCGTTGGCGAGGTGCTTCGGATACACGTGCTGGTCCCAGAGGAGATAGAGCCTCCCTCCTCCGAGCCCTTCGACCTTCCGACAGAACCGCCCCCATACCTGGTTGGCGAGTTGCTTGTTGCCCATGAGCGGTGAGCCCACGACCGCAGCCTTAGCCACCGGCATATCGATGCCCGTCCCGATCGCCTCGATGGTGCCGACGGCGCAGAGGCACTTGCCGGCGTCGATGTCCGCCTGCGTCTTGTGAAACGCCGGCCGGAAGTCATCGCCTCCGATCATGAGCCCTGTCCTCAACCCGTACCCGTTGAGCGCGGCCTCGAGGAGAAGGCAGTGCTCGCGCCGGCGCGTCATGACGATCGTCACGATCTCCTCGCGGACCTCATCGCGCGCCGCGTTCACGATGAGCGCATTCCTGTCTTCGTCGGCTCGCATCTCGTTGAGCAGCCGGTCGAAGTCAACCTCGCGGTCCGGCTCATCCTCGTTGGCCACGCCGTACCAATCCGCGCGGAAGTTCGTGGGGATGACTCTCACTTCCACGTTCACGATGTGCCCCATCTTGAGGAGCTCCTCGCGCGTGATCTCGTAGGCCACCTCGCCGAAGAGGTCGTAGATGAGAAACTCCTTCTGGTCCTTCCTCCGCTCGTCCGCGGATATGCCGATGCGCCACCGCGCGCGCCACGAATCGATCGCGTCGATGAGCGACGGCGCCGCGAACTTTTGAACCTCGTCGACGAGCACCGCGCCGAACGTGTCCGCGTACTGTTCGATCTCTCCGCTCTCCGCCATGCGCGAGAGCGTCTGCTGCATGGCCACGGTGACGGTTCCGATCTTCCGCACCTTGCCGCGAATGATGCCGACGGCGCTCTTCGGCACGCCAAACGTCTTCTGGATGCGTCTCACCCACTGCTCGAAAAGAGCACTGCTCCAGACGATGACGAGCCCGCGCACGTCTGCGCGCTGAAGAAACGCGAGCCCTCCTTCCGTCTTCCCGCACCCCGTTCCGCCGCGGACGATGCAGTTCTGGCGCTCGAGCATCGCCTGAACCATCTCCTCCTGATACCCACGCAGCTCCACGGAAGGCTCAGGCAACGAGCCCGTGAGCGGCTTTCCGAGCGTCCGGCGGTCCTCGATGGTCCAGTCCACGCCTTCGTTGGCAAGGCACTCACGCACGCGTCCAAGAGCGCCGCGGGGAAAGGTCAGATGAAGGTCGGGTTGCTTGTAGTTCCTCTTCCTCGCGCACCACCCGCTGCCCGCCGGCGAACACGCCTCCCACGTCACGATCGTGTGCGGCTCCCCGTACGTCGGGACATTCATCCGCTCGAGCGCTCTGCGGTGATGATTCTCGTGCTCGAACGCGGTCTTCAGCCGCTCCACCGCGCCCGGTGTGAGCTCGGACGCCAAGACGCGCACGCGGTTGTCGATGATGAGCTTCGCCGGCATGGCTCGCGCGATGCCGCGTCCCCTTCCCCCTGCAACCCCCAACCTAAGATCCGTTATTCGAGATCTAAGAGCGGCATTGCTCTGCTTTTCTCTCCCTCCCGGGATCGAAAGATCAGATCTAGAAAAAGAAGATCAGGGGGTAGGGGTAAAGGGGAAGGGGGAGCGCGGGCTCACTCGCCCCGGTTCTCGTTGTGCGAGACGAGGACCTTGCCGAGCGCGTGGCGCGCGACGCCATCCACGATCGCGTGCGCGCCGATGTACGCGCCGGCGACCATCGGCACGAACGTGGTCACCTGCTCCCACGTCACCTTGCCGAGGAAGAAGCCGAGGAACCCGCCGGCGACGCAGAGCGCGGTGATCGCGAACTGCCGCGTGGCGAAGCCTGCGCTCGTGCCTTGAAGAGACGTGGTGCTGGCAGGCGGGTCGCCGGCGACGATGACTTTGGCCATCTCCTTCGGCGCGTCGATCTTGGTCGGTTCGGTCTTGGCTTCGTCGGGCATTGTCCGGGCTCCTGTTGAGGTCTCCCGGATGAGCCTAGCAGCGCCGTCGGTGATCGATCACCGACGGTCCGTGCCCGTGGACGCGAGGATGGCGCGCAGACGCGTCTTCGCGAGGCGCTGCGACTCCTTGATGTCTCGAGTCACGAGGTCGAACTTCCGCTTCGCCATCTGGAGCGAGTCGGGCTCGGTCACCGCTTCCGCACGGAAACCATCATCTCGACCATCCCCCTGAGCTCCGCTGTGTCTTTCGCGATCTCCAGGCATCTCTCCGTCACCTCCGTCATGACACGCGCGACCTCCGCGCGGTCTGCCAAGTCGTGGGAGCTCTCTCGCACGCCGTGGATCTTGTCGTGCAATGCGCGCACGTCGACGTCGATCTTCTCGCAATGCTTCTTGAGCTTCTCGTCGAAGACGTCGAGATCGGAGTCGACGTCTTTGCGAAGCGCTGCGACCTTGGCGTCGACGTTCGCGGTGATCGTCGCGACAGCCTGTCCGAGCGCGACGAGCTTCACGTCCACGTCCCCGAGGGACTGCGTGTGCTTGGCGATGGTTTCGCCGTGCTCCTTGTGACGCTTGAGGAGCGACTTGCCGGAGACGAAGAGCGCGGTCACGCCGGCAACTACCGCGGCGATGCCGTGCTTTACGAGCTCCTGTCCAATCTCCTCGGGAGTAGCCATGTCCCGGAATGTAACAGCCGAGCTATCAGTCGTGCATCGTCCAGCCAACGACTTGCATCTGAGGAGTCCCCTGAAGGGATGGGGAGCTCGAGCCTGAGATCAGGAGGAAGTTGGTGTTGAAGTTCGGCTTCCACTGGATCTTCCGAGTCTGGTTCGCTACCGACGCCGGATAGACCGGGAAGAGCGGGATCTCGAGCGTCTCGGTCACCACCTGGACGTCGTAGAAGCCGGCCGTGGCGATGATCGAGATCATCTTCGAGCTCGGGAACACGTTCGCGATCTGGTTGATTGCGCCGGGAGCGCCTGGAGCCGTCGCCACGGTTCCCATCTGGACCGGATTGGGAGGCGTGCCGCCCACGCCCGTGTGCGTGTACGCCGCGCCCGTGCCCGTGAACCTGATGGTCATCGTGAGCGACACGAGGATCGACCGGGCGTTGGGCGGATGCGTGGTCCCATCGACAAGGTTCCACGTGCACGTGTCGAGAGAGCTCGTCGCCGCGCCGAAGCTCTGGACGATCGACGGAAAGAATCTCTGCCCATCCGCCGAGCCGCCGTGAGGCGTGCTCGAGGACGTGACGCTGGACATGATGCAGACGCCGTTCTGAGTGCTACCCCCGAGCCCGCATGCGGCGGGGAGGTTGATCGCAGAAGACGGCTTGCCGGTCACGTGCTGCGGTGCGGTGCCCGACACGACCGGAATCCCGCGCGGCGAACGCGGGACGCGCGGAGCGCTGCGCGTGTAGCGCGCCCACCGCGGAAGGTTTCCCGGAAAGAGCAGGTAGAGGTACCAGAGGCCTGAAGACGGGAGCGACCCGCCGTCTTGGTCGCGCGCGAGCTGCGCGTCGAAGTTCGCCGTCGGCAGCGTGTCGACGCTGGGACATCCAGTGAGCAGGTTTCCACCGACGCGCCGCGCGCCAAACGTCGCTTCTGCGATGCCCGTCACGTACGTGTGACCGCCGGAGTCCTGGTCGTTCGCGCTCCCAATGAAGCGCTTCATGTACGACATCGAGCTCGTGTCGGTCAGGTTGAACTGCCGGTCAGAGACCAGCGGGCGCACGTCCCAGAAGTCCATGTCATCGCACTGCACCGCGCCGTTGGGCACGAAGGCGACGGCGATGGGGGTCCAGCCGCTCTGGTTCGCAGGAAGCCCGCCGCCGGGCGTGCCCGCACGCACGCGGATGCATGGCGGTCCGTTGCCGGAGACGAGCGTGCCGGAGAGCGCGGTGAGATAGCCCTGCGTGCTCTTCGTGACGTTGGTCGCGGTGAAGAGACCCGTCGCCGGGTTGAAGATGTCGCGGTTGTCGGTCGTGAGGACGAGCTGCGCGAACTGCACCTCGATGACATCGATCCTCGTCGAACCCGACGAGTTGGCCGTCATCTGGAGCAGCCCGTTCACATTGATGCCGGGATCGGAGACGACCTTGTTCACCGAAGCGTCGGTGTCACCGTCGGGCGCAACGCACGTCGCCACGCCGGGCGTCACCTGAAGGTCGAGGACTCCCGCACCTGTCTGCGGACGAACTTCGAGGCCGGAGAAGATCTCCGCGCGCATCGGCGTGCCCATCGAGAGCGAGCTCGCAGCGTTGCCGCCGGCGTCGAAGTCATCGGTCGTGGTGACGTCCATGAGGCCACGGAGGACCTCGGCGAGTTGCCACTGGCCAAAGATCTGGGCCCTGTTGATGTCGGGCGAGACCGCCCGTTCCTGCGTCTGAATGACGATCGCTTTTCCGCCACCGGGCATGCGGTAGACGTATCAGGAGCAGGGGCCGGGTTCCAGGTACAGGTCGAACCCGACGCCGCCATCCTTCGTGGCGTTCATCGTGTTCCATACGGCCATGCACTCCTCCGCGAAGTCCACGGGGTAGCCGTCGTAGAAGGTCGGGTAGACGGTGCCTGTCAGGTCATACGCGTTGGAGGTGCCCGAGTCGTACGCGAAACCGAACTCGCCGGCGTTCGATGGCGGCAGGCCCACGAGAAAGAACGCGCGAAACTCCGCGTAGTTCATGACCATGCGGAAGCGCCGCGCGGTGAAACTCGGACTCTGAACCGGGTTCGCGAGCGGCTGATAGGTCGCGCCGGAGATGAGACCTTTGACCCTGTCGGTCGGCGAAGACGTTGCGGGAAACGCGCCCTGCGTCGTCTGCCGGCGGATCATCGTGAGCCCTCCCACGGTCGATCCGACGTACCCGAAGATCCGCTGGTTTCCGCTCGCGTCAACGTAGACACACGGCTCCTGAAACTTGAACGTGCCGACGTAGACGCCGCCGCTCCAGCTCACAGTGTCGACGTCGTAGCAGTCGTTCTCTCCACGCCCGGGCGTCGACGAAGGAGTCTCGAGCCCGCCGTCGTAGAACATGCCGGGGAGGAGCGCGGTGCCCACCTCACGAAGGCACCACTGCGAGCCCGGGCCGAGGAGCTTGTTCAACGCGCGCTTCAGCGCGTTCGTGCTCCCCTTGTCCGGCGCAGCGTGGACGCGCTTCGCATAGGGGATGTCTCCTTCGCCTCCCGCGCGCGGCACTCCGCGCTCTCTCCCGAGCTCGTCGAGCACTCCGAGCCTTCCGCCGGAGGGCTGCGCGGCGTTGGTCACCTCGACCCCGAGATCTGCCGCCCAGTCGAGGACCTTCCACGAGGCTCCTCCCGCGCCACCCGACGGCGCCTCTGCGGTGAAGCTCGGGCGGTAGAGGAAACGCGTCAGCGTCGCCGAGAGCGCGGAGGATACGCCGGTGCAGGTGACACCGGCGGCAAAGCCGCTGTCGAAGGAGAGATGCACGACGGTGCGGAGGTTTCCGCTTGCGGGGTTCACTGCGCTGGCGAGCACAGTGCCCGAACCCACCGTCACGCCGCCGCTCTTGAAGGTCGCGAGCTCGCCGGCGAAGAAGGGGCCAGAGAACGTCGTGCACTCGAAACAGAGAATGGAGTCGAGGACCGCGGTGGTTCCCGATGTCGGCGGCACCGGGGGCTGTACCGCGGAGATCCTGGCCACCTGCCCGACGTTCGCGCCGGCGGTGAACGCGACGTACTGGCCCACGTGTTCGAGCACGAACATGTCCGGCTGCGGCGCGGAGATGAGGAGCGCGGAGAGCGAGCGCGGAGTCGGTGGACCGGAGCCCGGGTCAAACGTCACCGATGCGAGCGTGTTCTCGTAGCCGCTGCCCGGCTGGTCGACGAGTGAGATGGAGCCGGGTTGCGGGTTGTTGTAGCCCCACCCCGGTTTCTCAGCCTGCGCGATCACGTTGTAAGGGCCGCTGTCACCGCTGAAGAACACGACGTTCGAAAGGAGCTGGAAACGTCGCCCGGTCTGCACCGGCACAGCGCCGGTGGGACCCCAGTCGAACGCCACTTCCTCGACGAACGCGCCGGCGGGGAGAACGAGCGGAACGTCGAGCCTGAGGTTTCTCGTGACGGTGATGGTCACCGTCGCCTGCTGCGCTCCCCCTGCCGACGGCGCGGTCTGACCGCTCCAGGGCAGGATGTAGAACGAGCCGAACGTGTTGTCCGAGCACTGGCTGACGCGCGCGAGCTGCACGGCCGCCTGCGAGAAGACCTCGAGGCCTTGGCCGTCACCGGCAGCGATGAGCGGCTGCGTGTAGCCCTCATCGGCCCCCGACTGCCACGCAGCGAGGAGGTCCTGGGGAGTGAGAGCGCCGACGCCGTTGGCCATGCGCAGGAGGCTAGCAGCGCCGTCGGTGATCGATCACCGACGGCGGCATCGCGGCGCCATGGCTGAAGAGAAAAGGACATACAGGAAAGGGGAGCTCCTCGCAGCGCTTGAAGACTTCGAAAGCGCGCTCCCGTTCATCTGCGACGATCCCTCGGACTGGACGTCGCTGGACGTGGACTACGACAAGCCGCGCGTCGAACGGCTCTGGCGAAGCGTGAAGCATCCGAAACACGGTTCGCTTCGCCTCTACCTCCACCGCATCCATCCGTGTGGCACGCCGCTCTACCACCCGCACCCCTGGCCGAGCGCAGTGAAGATCATCCAGGCTTCGGGCGTCTACGAGATGGGCGTTGGCACTTCACGTGACTCCAGCGACCCGGCGGAAACTGTGATGGTGCTCCGTCTGCCCGAGGGTTCGAGCTACGAGATGACGGAACCGAACGGATGGCATTGGGTGAACCCGGTCACTTCGCCGGTTCTGACTCTCATGGTCACTGCCGAACCTTGGACCTATCAGCACCCCGGGTTGAAGAAGCCGACGGAGAAGCTCGAACCGCTCGCCCAATCCACCGCCGCAGTCCTTCTCGCGATGTTCCGCGAAGCGTGCTTCACGAGGAGTCGCTAATGGGCCGCGCACTCAAACCCTACGTCGTCGACAAGCTCCAAACGAAACACGGATGGGTCGACATTCTCTTCGACCGTGACAGGAAAAACTTCTTCGCGAAGGTCGGCGACGAAGAGTTGCGCGCGGACACCATCAACGAGGTGAAGGAAAAGGCTCAGGCGGAGCTCGAGAAGGTGATCCGATACGTGTGGGAGCCAGTCATCACGGTCGGTTCGGACCTTTCCAAGTGGGAGAAACCCGACGCGTTCGAACCCCTCGACAGGGAAAAGATGAACGACGTCGAAGTCCACGTGAAGCTGTCGTTCGAACGGCTCGAGCGAGCGTTGGTCCGCGGAAACGACACCGCCGGGATCACGAAGGTCAACAGGAGGTACGACGGCAGCAACAAGCGGCAAGACCGGTGGTTCACGCGTTCACACTCCAAGGACTTCGAGCAAAGCTTGAAGGGCTGGGAGAAAGACGCTGAGGAGATGCGCAGGCTTCGAGCAGTCGGCGATGGTGCGCGCGAGTACCACGGCGATTGGAACGATGTCGCGGTGATTCCATATTCAGATGAGGCGTGGGAGGGACTCTGCCGCGTGGCTGATGTCTTGAGGAACGCGAGGTCGTCCATCCGGCACATCGTCCGCGGTGGTGGAGCGCAGGTCATGCACCTCATCACGAAGACGCTCGAGCGTCCCATCGGGATCATCCCGATGCTTCTTCCTCCGCCAGTTGCGACGAAGTCTAGGAAGCAGCGCTGACGTACGCGAGGCTCGTCCTGATGGTCTGACCGAGCGTGGGGAAGACGTCCCCCGCCGGCGACACGATGCTCCCACCCCACGGCACCACGCCCAGCGGCTTGAACCTGCGCACGACCGCAAGAAGGTCGCTCCTGTAGAGCGGCGCGTTGACGGGCAGCGTGTTCACGAACTCCACGAGCGCGTTCCACACCGCGGCGGTCAGCGAGACCGTGTCCACGTTCCCCGAGAACTGGAGCGCGGTCACGATCGACAGGATCTGCGGGATGCTCGTGAAGAGGACGACCGCGATGCCTCCGGCCTTGTACTCGGGCAGGACGGAAACCACGTTGGCGACGAGAGCCGCGTTGGCGACGCCCGTCGAGTCCGCGATGAAGAGGTTCACGACGCGTGCGCTGTTACCCGACGGGTCGACCGCATCTTGTGCCAGCGCGCTCACGACTCCGGGCACGGTGAGCGCGCCGAACTGGATGGCGGGGTTCGTCCCCTTCGCGAGGCTCTGCGGGAACTGGATGATGCGTCCCTTGAACGTGTCGTCGTCCTCGCGGTCTTCACCGCCAGCGGTGGCCACGTCGTTCGTGAGCTGGATCGTCTGGTCGAAGATGGCCGTCGGGTTGGCGAACGTGCGGATGGTGTTCGCGCCGGTCTGCGAGCTCTTGCCCGCCTGCGTCGCGCGCGTGAAACACGTCGCGGAGAGACCGCCGGAAGAGAAGACCGCCGGCGTGACCATCACGTGCTCCACCTGCCCGCCGACGGTGCGAAGAACGGTGCCCGCGGGGATGCTTCCTGATGCACCGCCGGCGCGGAAGAAGCGCACTTGCGAGACCGCCGGTGATGCGCCCTTCCTCAGGAGCCCGAAGCACTTGTCGTACGCGTAGCGGTCGAGATCTTCATCGAAGCACCCGGCCACGAAGTGCCGACCGCTCTGGTAGGCCACCTGCTGCACGACCTTCGCGGCCATGACGGACTGGCCACCCACGATGAGGTTCGCATCCGATCCGAGGATGTCGACCTGGGCGGGGTCGATGCTCGTCGTGCGCTGGCGAAAGAACTGCCGGCCGGTCTGAAAGAGGTCGAGGCGCGTCGCGAGGTCCACGGATGGAGACTACCCGCGACGGGGCATGTTGGACCAACGCGGCTGTTCCGGGCCGGAGGACTGAAAGAACTGCATCGTGGTGCCGGTCGCTGTCCTCTCAATGACGAGCTCGAGACCACGCTCGCAGTGCTTGCAAACCGCCGGCTCTTTCCACGCGATCTCAGAGTCGATGACCCTGTAGACACGGAAGTCGGGTTCCGCGCAGAAGGGGCATGGCAGGTGCATCGTGGTCTCGAGCCCGTAGCCCGTGATGCGCTGGTTCGCGTGAAACTTCTTCGCGTACTCCTCACCGCTCTCAGGGTCGGACATGCACGAAGGTTACTGCGGCGAGAGCTGCGTGCCGAACTTGATGACCGGACCAGAGCGCAAGCGCGCCACGATGGAGACGCGCCACACGCCAGTTGGCTCGAGGAGGAGCATCACGCGCGCCTGCGCGGTCTCCGGGTCGCTTTGCACGATCTGGAGGATCGCGCTCTGCGCCTGCTCGACGCGAGCACGCGTGGCGAGCGCCTTGCCCATCCCCGCGAGTCCTCCTCCCCAATCCGTCGGCAGATGGATGAAGGCTCCGCGCCGCGCGAGGACGGCTCGCACGATGCGCTTCTTGTAGCTCTCGATTCCGCGGTCGCGCGCGTAGGCACCGGTGCCGTCGGCGAGGTAGGTGCCGAGAGGCGTTGTCGGTCCCGCGTTCGGGATCTTGGCCGCTTGCGCGGCGGAGAGCGTCGACGGGTTGGCGAAGTCTCCGCCGCGGTCCGCGATGGGGTCGAGCGTCGGCGGCACGAGGTCCTGCTGCACTCCGAGGAGCTGGAAGGAGCTCTGGCCTGGGTCGAGGAGCGTGGCGCCAGCAGGGTCGCCGGCGAGCCCTTGGCACGTCACGACGTACGCCGCGGGATAGGGCGACATCTTCCGGTCGAGCCACACGTCCAGCATCGTGTTGAACGTCGCCGGCGTCGCCACCGGGTCATTCAACGGATCGGGGTAGGCCACCGTCGCCGGCGCGACCGCGCGCGCGGGCAGTCCGTCGAGACCGACGGTTCCTGTCACCGCGGTCACCGTGAAGAGCTCCGGTCTCGAGGCGTCGAACTCGTCGAGGAGATCGGAGAGGTACACGGGCTCGTTGAACTGGAGCCTGATGCAGTTCTCCCTTCGCGCCCACGCGAGCGTGAGCGCCAAGCTGACGCCTCCGCCAACCCACGCGCCACCGCCCCAGGCTCCCGTGCCCCAAGTGCCGCCGCCGGGCATCGTTATGCCCCCGGCTTGTCGTCGGGATCGGGTTGCAGGAGCACCGGTCTCCCACCACCAGGCTCGACGCCGGCGACGGGGTTGAGCGGATTGGGAGACACGATTCCGCCGAGAAGCGTTCGCGCCTGGTCAGGGATGAGAGCGGGCGCTGGCTGGAGAAAACAGTTCACGCCGTAGGGAAGACGGGGAAGCTGAGGGAGCTTCGGAGGGAAGCCCGGGATCTTGAATCCGAAGGTGAACGCGCGGAAGGGAGGCTTGAACTTGAGGAGGCAGAGCGCGATGGAGGCCGCCTGGCCCACGGCGCCTGGGATCGCAGGAAACGCCGCGTCTTGCGAGAGCGCGATGCTGGTGGGGACAGGCGGAGGAAGGTCCGGCGGCGGGAAGCCCATGCCGGGAAGGTAGCAGTCAGTAGACGCGCCCGTAACGGCCGGAGAGAACCTCCGCGTCTTCGCGCACGCCGAAGAGCGTGCCCGTCTCGACTCGGATCGTGCCGACGGGTTTCTTGCAGCACGTGCTGACCGCGTCAGCCTCCCACGCGCGATCGTCCTTGCTCGGCCGCTTGCCGGTGCCCGCGACGCCGAATTGCTCGGAGCCGCAATGCGGGCACTTCTCGTCGGCGACGCGCGCGAAAGAAGCTTCGGGGAAGTCGAGCGTGAGCTTGTGACGTTTCCCGTCGCGGATGAGGAAGTGCTTCATGCTCTTGGGAATCCCGATGACGCTCATGCAAACCTCCGTTTCTCGTAGCCCTCGCCGCAACCCATCTCCGTGCAGTTCTTCACGGAGTGCACGTTGATGTTCTCGCGCTGCTCATCCCAAAGAGTCGCCGCTTGTTTGAGAGCGTCCTTGGAGTCTGATGCTTCGATCATCGTCGACGCGGCGTTGGGACCACGCGCGATGTAGACGTGGAACTTCATGACACGTCCTTGGGCACGAGAGCCTCCGTCCCCACCGCAGGCGTCGTCCGCCCGAGCTTCTGCTCGAAGAGCTGCCAGAAGTCGGAGAGAGCGCGCGGTGCGCAGTCCTTCGCGTTCAGTCCGTGGTTCACGCCCATCGCGCTCGCAGTCGCGTGCTCGACGGCGGTGAGTTGCGGACTCACTTTTGGTGCGGGTTTCTCGTTGAACACCGTCGAGACGTAAGCCGCGAGGTAGACGTTGAAGATCGCTTCCTTCTTGTCCTGAATCTTCTGGTCCATGGTCATCTCCAGTGGTCGACTCCGTTGCCGTCACACGAACACTCGTGCGAGGGCTTCTCGCACCAGATGCAGTAGGAATTGGGCGGTGACGGTGGCGGAACGGGCACCGTCGGCAGCGTGGCTGCGCTCGAGAGACGCGGAACGGGGGGAAGCGTTGAAGCGGTACCGCGCGGCGGCGTGATGGTGCGCTTCATCGCGGAGTGCTCCTGCCGGCCTTGGAGATGCTCGGCACGCCTTCGCCTTCCGCTTCCACGAGCTCCTCTTGCGCCTTCTCGAGCGTCATCCCAGTGATGACCTTGAAGGTGATGCGGAAGGAGTGAAAAAGCGCTCCGAGCGCCGTCTGGTCCTTCGTGATCTCCAGCAGCATGTTCGGGTAGCTGAACGTGTTGTGGATGATGTCGTCGCTCTCGATGCGCTTCTGCCAATTCGAGACCTTCTCCGCGAACTCCTTCGAGCCCTCGCGAACGTTGCGCTCGAGACGGTCGATCTGCATCGCCATCTCGCAGAGCACCATGTGCTGCTCGTTCTTAAGCTCCAAAGCCTGCACCAGATCCAGGTACGTCATCGGTCGTTCCCCTTTCGTTTCGTTCGCTCTGAGCCGGCCGAAGCCGGGTCGGAGAGACCGAATCAGGCGGCGATGACTTCTCGCCGGAAGCGCGAGAGATGACCCTCGTCGGCGGTGAAGGAAAGGTCGCCAGCTTCGATGCGGAGCTTGGCGTTCTTGAAGATGCGGACGATGCGCACGCGGCGCGGACGCGCATCCATGGGTGCCTGGTAGTGAAGAGTCGCGCCCATCGCCAGGTAGCCGAAAACGTCAGCCCACACCGCGAACTTTTCGAATTGCATCGTCGTTTCCCCTTTCGCGCCCTCAGCGCCGCTCATAAGGGAAACTATAAACCACCTGCGCTATAGCGCAACAGGTTTTTCACCGCGGGTGGCACTTTCCCGCGCCGCCCAAGGATTCTCAGCCGATGAGGAGTCCCGGGCAGGCCACTCCGAACGTGCCCGGCGCGGGAGTCCCTGGCGTGGTGAGGGCCAACGTGAGCGCCGGCGTGATGACCGTGGTGTCGAGGGGTGTCGCGTTGCCCGCGGTGATGGCCGCCGCAAGAGCGGCCCACATGGTCGGTCCGGTGAGACCTGTCGGCGGGATGACGATCCCCTGCATGATGGTGAGGAACTGCTCCACGGTGAGCGCGTGCCCGCAGAACTGGTTGCCCGCGGTCGCGAGCGTGAGCGTGCCCGTCGTGAGGAGCTGACTCGCAGAGCCGTCGAGAAGGAAGCTCGTAGCGTCAGCGTTCATCTGCACCTGATTGCCCTGCGATCCGTTCGCGGGAACCACTTGCACGCTGCCCGAGCTGTCGAGCGTCTGGAAGCCGAGGAAGTCTGGGCCGAGATGAAGGCTTCCTCCGTCACCGGGTGCCATGGTGAGCGCGCCGGAGAGATCGAACGCGAGAAACGCACCGGAGACGGAGTGCCGTAGAAGAAGTGAGCTCGCGGTCTCGACGATGAACGGAGTGCGCATGCGCACGAAGCCAAAGTTGTTCTGCGTGACGTCTTGCCCCGCGACCTGGAGCGGGAAGACGTCGAGCGCCTGGTTGCACCGTCCGACGATCGTGCAGCCCGCGCGCTCGTCGCCTTCGGGCACCATCACGTAGACCTCGTCACCGGCGTTGAACGGGAAGAAGCACGCCTCGCCTTGGCCCGCGAGAAAGGACGCGACGAGGCACGGGACGATCGTGCCCGAGGGCATGAGCTTCACGTCGACGAGGTATCCCTCGGGCAGCGGGTTGCCGTCATCGTCGTAGAAGCGGATGGACGCGCCGGAGCCTGACGTTGCCGGCTGCACGATGCCGAAGCACCCCCACTCGCGCGTGTCGCCGCCGGGCATCGGGATCGGGGCGTGGTCCCTCCCGTCGTTGTGTCCCATGCCGGTGACGCTAGCACCGTCGGTGATCGATCACCGACGGCGGAGAAAGATTGCGGACGGTCCGAGGTTGGGAGCGCGAGTGGCTTCGTCCAATACGAAGAGCTGGTGGCGCGGTCGATTCTGCGTGCTACGACCTCGGGCAGGACGGTCCAACAACCCCGGGAGCCTACACGCACTGAGCCGCAGCCCTAAAAGCTGCAGGAAGGCTAGATCCAACCGGAAGGCGAGCCGGAAGGCGCGGGCAGGTTCGCGGGCGGGCCAGCGTTAGGACCGGGGAGCGGCGGCAGACCGGGGTTGTTGTCCGGTTCGTCGAGACCCACCTTGTCGCTCCTGACCTCTTGGTAGTTCGTGCCGGCGACCGTGAGCTCGATGCCTCCTCCGCCACCGTCGCCGATCGTCCACTTCGACTCGAGCTCCTTCAGCCGGAACTGCTGAACGAAGGCGCTGTTGGCGCTCGCCTGTGCGAACGCGTCCGCGAACTCGTCGGTGAAGCCGAGGTTCTTGATGTGCTGCCGTGCGCGCGAGGAGCTCGCGAGAACGCCAGCGAGCGTGACCTGTTCGTTGTCTCTCTCGTCCGCCGCGGCCTCCGCGGTCATGACCTCGATGGTGTCGCCGGCGGTGGCGTCGAGGATGTCCGGGTCATCGTCACTTCCCGCGTAGCTCGCGAGATCGTCGGTGTGGAGCTCCACCTCGAGCTCGTTCCTTCCCTGGCTTTCATAGAGCTCTTGCGCGATGAGCTTCGCGGTCTTCGCGTCTTTGATCCCTGCGTAGCCGATGCGACGCACCTCCCACTTCTGGTCAGGAGAAGCGTCACCCGGGATCGCGTACACCTGGCGGTCGTGGTCTTCGGGGAACCGCCCGACGATGAGCTGCTTCGTCGCATGGTTGTAGATGCGGACCTCGATGTTCACCGGCGAGCGCGTGGGCGTGAACGTGCGCTTGGTCTTGAGGCTCGCGATGTTCCTGCCCCAGAGGAAACGCCGCCACTCGAGGCGCTCACCCGCGGGCCCAGTTCTTCCGGTGTACGGATCGTCCGGCCGGCGCACCGACGCGGAGGTCATGAAGCTCCGCACGCGCTGGATGATGACCCGCGTGCCGTCGAGGCGGATGGAGTGACCGACGGCGCCTACGATGTCCGTGAGGTAGTCCCACGCCTTGAGATCCTGACCGCCCTTCGAGGGCTGCGGTCCGAGCTGCGGACGGAACGCGGTGTTCGCGAGCACTTTGCTGAGCACCGGCGGCGTCTCCCCCGGCGGTAGGTACTCCACGCTGAGCCCCTCGCACTGCGGGAAGTGCGAGAGGTACTGCGCCACGGCCTCGTGAATCGGCTTGTTCATGTCGACGACGAGCCGCGGCGAGACCGTCTGGTCGATGATGAGCTGCGTGTTGTCGCGCCCCTCGAGCGTGACCATCGGCTCTCCGTCGGTCGGCCACTCGTTCTCCCACGTGTCGCAAAAGCCCTGGAAGCGTGTGTTGGTGCGCGGCCTTCCCTGGTTGTCGGTGTACGTGTCGGGCACGACAGACCGGAGCTCCTGAGAGCCATCGGGCAGCGTGCGGTACTCCCCATTCACGCCGGCCTCGTAGTCCTCCGGCTTCACGCACCCCATGATGAGCTCCATCGCGACGGAGCGAACGAGGCGTGGGTCGAAGGGGAACTGCGAGTAGGGGAACTTCACCGTGAGGTGGTCGGCTTCGCGGATGCCGTTCTTCTTCCACGTCGCCTCAGTCGGGATGAGGAGGACGTCGTACGTGAGCTTGTCCTGCGATCGCTGAGGGATGCTGTTGGCGATGCGCAGGAACCCGCCCTTGTCCTGCTGGAGCGCGTTCGGCTGGTTCGACTGGATCTGCGAGACGCTGCTCGACGAAAGAAGGATGAGACGCGACACGCCCGGCGGCGCATCCCCGTCCTGCACGAGCTTCAGGTCACCGCGTTCCACCTTCACGCCGGAGAGGTTCTTGGTGGTGGCGGTGGCGTTCTGAGCGTCGGCCTTGGTCTTCAGGTCACGGTGCGCCCCCATCTCGTCGAAGCGGATGGCCAGGCGCACCTTGCAGGAGGGGATGAGGTACACGGGAGCAGCCTACCGCTGCGCCGTGCTCAGGGCGCAGGCGGGGGAGGCGGAGGGCTCGCCGGAGGTGCCGCCGGCGTGTTCGCGGTGACCGCCGCAGCGAGCGCGGTGGCGCTCGACTTGAGCTGCGCAGCGAGAGCCTCGAGTGCTGCTTCGCTGCTCTTGGCCGCCTGGATCTGCGCCGCGATGTTGTTGAGGAGCTGGATCGCGCTCCCGTCCACGGTGACGTTTTCGGTGACCTGCGCGGTGAGGACGTCGATGGCTGCCATGATCTTCTCTTCCTGGCGCTTCGCGCGCCGAAGCCTCACTGCTTGAACCACGTTCGCCGCGAGCGAGGCAGAGAGCGCGACGACGAGGGCGACGACGATTGCCACGCGCGGAATCTATCAGATGCTCTTCGTGACGCCTGAACCCTTCACCCGCGGGATGAGGAGGCGGAGACCCGGCGGCAGCGTGACGATGTGCCACGGCAGACCGTTCACGTTGAGGATCTCGGTGGAGAGCGTGTCATCGCCGTACCACGCGCGCGCGATGGTCTCCGGCGTGTCGCCCGCCTTCACCACGTAGAAGCCGAGAACAGCGCCCGTCACACCTCCACCGCCCTGCCCGAGCGCGGAGCGGCGACCACTGAGCGGAGGCGTCGAGAGCTGCGCCTGGAGCTCGTCGCGCATCTCCGCGGCGAGGAGCGCGAGCTGTTCGAGCTCCTCATGAATCGGTTGGTAGCGCTGGATGGCGGCGAGGATGTCCTTCACCTCCTGCCCGAGCGTCTGGAGCTCCCAAGGCGTCTGCCCGAGCTGGTCCTCGAGGAGGAGCGCTTCCGTCACCGCGAGACGCGCAGCCGCGACGGAGTCCTGCTGCACCGCGAGGGGCACCACGGCCACCTGCTGACCAACCAGTGCGGCGGAGGAGAGTCGATCCGCAAGACCTACGACCGTAGACACCGTGGCCGCCAGCGCCGCCTCGAGCGCGAAGGGGAAGCTCTCGAGCTGTCCGAGCGTGACGAAGCTCGCGCTGTTCAGGACCGACGGGTTGGAGGCCACGACCGGCGTGCCCGTCGAGAGGTTCTTGAGCTGCGAGGTCGACGCCTTGATCTTGCCGGCGGAGCTCCCGAGCGACGGCGCGCGCGACGCCTTCGCAGGGGCCTGACGCGTGCCGAAGTTCGTCCAGTTGAACGTCGCTTCCCACGGCATGTCGTCCCACGTCTCGGGCTTCACCGAGAACTTCGTGAGGCTGCCTTCGCGGACGATGGAGCCCTGCGATTGCGGGGAAGTGCCCTGCCCGAGCGCGCGTTGCTGCGCGGCGGAGAGCTGCCCGCCGGCCTGCTGCACCGTCCACGTCACCCGGACGATGCGCCCGCCGAGCGAGATCTGTTCCATCTTCTCGCGGAGGATGGACGGGTCGACGATGTCCTGCGGCGTGCCGTCGACGTCGTGGAAGATCGCCGGCCGGCTCCCCATCTGCTGGCGGCTCCAGTGACCCTGCCACTGCATGGGCACCGCCTTGGGCCCGATGAGCTGCCAGGTCGCCTGGCTGTTGCCGGGGTACCAGGTGATCTTCTCGTTCCGCTCCGAGCCCCACTCCGGCCCCATGAAGGGGAGCGTGGGACCGGAGAGAAGGATCGAACGACGCACCTGGCCAGGCTGGCTGGTGATCTCCTCAATGAGGATCGTGGAGCTCGCGCTGGCCACGGGTTACACCTCCGCGCCGGCGCGCGAGCGCGTCACTTCTTCTGGGCCTTGGCCCACTTCTCGAGCGGCGAGCTCTCGCTCTCCGCCGACTCCGAAGAAGAGCTGGACTCCGACTCGCTCGCGTCCGGGCTCTCGCTCGCGTCCTTGCTTCCGCCCTTGCCGTTCTTGCTCTTGTCGGGGAACGCCATCGTCTTCTCCTATGACCCGGACGGTATCAAGGCCCGTCCGACTCCGCTAGCTGCCCTGGAAGATGGCGGTCTTCGCGAAGCCGCGCGCGAACGCCCGCTTGAAGGTGTCCTTCCGCGTGACGATCGCCACGTTGTCGGGGTCCGCCTTCCTGAAGTCCTGCGTGATGTGGAACGTTTGGCCGCCGCTGAAGTTCTGCGTCATCGTCGGCTTGTTGAGCGACGCCTGGCGATCCGTGAAGAGCTTCTTGAGCGCTTCGCCCGCAGAGCCTCCGACCATGGCCGCGAGCTTGTCGATGCCCTCGGAGATCTCCACGCCGGAGTTGATGAGCGCCTGGCGCGCCATGTCGCTCGAGCGAAGGAGGATCGCGGCCTGCATCTGCATGCCCTGGTCCTGCGCTGTGATGGCGTCGTTGTAGATCTTCGCGATGTAAGCGCCCTGCTCGTTCGACTGCCCCTCGAAGTCCGGTGTCGGTCCCATGAAGTTTTTCCCGTAGGAGTCCTTCGCCTTGCCGATCTCGATGAGCGTGTCCTGGATGGTCCGCCGGCCGTCGTCGGCTTTCATCGCGAGATCGTGCATCCGGTCGGACTGGCGAGACTGCTCGTCCCACAGCGCGTTGATGTACTTGTCGATGAACTTCGTGGCGGCCTTCTTGCCCTTCTCGCCGTCCCACTGCTCCGCGTACTCGACGAACTGCTTCTGGTAGTCGAGGAGCCCCTGGAGGTTCTTGGCCTTGTACATCTGCTGGATGGCGTCCATGCCAGCGTTCATGTTCGCGCCAGCCGCCTCGTGCTTCGTCTCCTTGTGGACGAAGGCCTTGTCGACCGCATCCTTCACGCCCTCGAGAATCTCCTTGTAGATGCCGATACCCGCGGCGGCGGCTCCGGCCTTACCACCCATTCCCACCAACCCGCCGAGCGCCTTCGCCGCGAACATCCCGGCGATGACCTCCTTGTGCGCGATGATGAAGCTGAAGACGGACTTGAGCGCCGACGCCGCGCCCTGAATGGCGTCGGAGATCTCCTTCGAGTGCGTGTCGATCCACTTGAAGGCCTCGCCCATCATCTTGGCAGCCGCCTTCACCCACTCGCCGACCTTCTGCCCGAGCGCCTTCGCGTAGGCCTCAATCTCGCGCCGGTGACCAGCGATCCACTTCTGGACCTCCATGAGCGCCGGCATGATCCCGCTGATGAGAGGACCCCCGATGTTCTCGAGGACGTTCTCTTTCATCTGCTTGAGCTGATTGGCCATCTGCCCGAACGTGAGCGGCAGATCCTTCGCCTTGGCGGCGAGCTTGTTGATGGCCTCCTCACCGGCGCGGAGCTGGTCCTCCGGCTTCATCTTCGAGAGCGCGTGCGAGACGTCGTGGATGGAACCCTTGAGGACACCGGTGGACCGGATGAGCGCCACGATCGGGTTGCGCGCACCCGTCATGCCCATCTCGAGCATGCGCATGCCCCGCGTGATGGTCTCGGTGTCACCGACCACGCGCCCGGCCTGCACGATCTTCTCGGTGAGCTCCTTCACCGCAGACGTTGGCCGCCCGCTTCTCTCCGCGATCTCCTGGAAGATGGAGGCCACCTCGGAGCCCATGACTCCGGCCTTCATCCCCATCTCGACGAACTCCTCGCGGAGCCCGGCGGCCTTCACCTTGAGCTGCGCGAAAGACGCGCCGCTCTGGTCCGTGATGGCCAATGTCTGAGCGATGGCCTTCTTCTGACTCTCCGCCGCGCGCGCCGCCTCCATGGCGCCTTCGACGAGGCCGAAACCTCCTGCCAGGCCGCCGACGAGCCCGGCGATCCCTGCGGCCTTGAACATCGTGGAAGCGAATCCCGACACCGCCTCCATGGCGCCGTGCAGCGCGCGCTGCGCCGACTGCGCGATCTTCCCGAACATCGCGCTCGTGCGCGCGATGGCGGCGTGCGCCTTGGCCTCTTCGACCTGAAGCGAGATCCTGACTTCTGCCGACGGGCCGCTGCCTGCCATGTGGTGACGCTACCACAGTCGGTGATCGATCACCGACGGCGGCATCAGGAGAGCTGTCGGTCAGACCGCCCACGGGGCGGATGCCGGAACTGGCCCGCCGGAGAGGTGCACCCCTTCGGCGGGCTGGGAGCTCACTGCGAGCCGGGCCCCGCCGGCGTGGGAGTCTCCTGCTTGATGACCTCGGAGAGCTCCTCCATGTAGTCGCGGATCTCCTCGGCATCCATGTCCTCGACGCGCTCGAGCGACACGTGCATGTACCGACACAGGTAGATGTGCTGACGCTTCATCTTCCTCAGCATGTCGTCCGGGTCGCAGGACTGCGCGAAGGCGTAGGCGAGCAAGATCCTGTCCCCGCCCAGCGCCTCCAGCGCGTCCTCGATGTCGTCCCCCGCTGCTACGCCCTCTTGGAACCGTAGCAGCGCGCGAAAAAAACCTTCCGCTCCTCCTTGGAGAACGCGTGAGCCTTCGCGTACCACTCCTGGAGCATCTGGCGCCCCTTCGCGCCGATGACGTTCCAGAAACCCATGATACTGCCCGACGTCGCCGGCGTGACGTCCCAGCGCGCGGGCAGCCCGTCGACGACGCGCAGACCCATCTTCGCAAGCTCCGCGATGGCGCGCTCCGCGGTGCCGGCGGTGTTCTTGTACGCGTTGGCCTGCTCCTTGTCCTTGAGCGGCCAGACGATGCACCAGTGCTCCTGCTGGTCCTCGGTGTGCTCCGCCTCGAACTTGAAGCACTCCATGCGCGTGCCGGGCTTCGGCTTCACCTGCTTGGGAAGGACCGCCCACGCCGGCCAGTTGTCCTCTTCCTCGAAGTCCGGGTAGGGGACGTCATCAGCCGCCGCGTTGAGCTTCGGCTTGGGATCGTCATCGTCGTCCTGCGCGGCGTTGCCCGGGCTGTCGTCGTCCGGCGGAGCTCCTGCCTCTTCGACGAGCTCCGATTCGTCCTCCTCGTCGATCTCCTGCTCAGGAGCGCGCGTCTTCACCTTGGGCACGCCAGGCGGGGGTGCGTCGCGAAACGCGGGATGACCGCCCACAGCGCCCACTGCCGCACGTTCCTCCGCCGACGGCTCGCTGCTGTCGATCTTGGGACCGAAGCTCCTCTTGATGCCTTCCATGATGTTCCTCGTCTTTCTAGTCGGGCGACGACGGCCCCGGGCTGGGGAGGCGCTCTCTCACCAGACCTCCTCTCCCCCATCCAGGCCCGGCGAGGATGGGCGGGGAAGTCGGAGGTTGCCCGAGCCGCCGACGACGCCCTGTGCGCGCCTCCGGTGGAACAACCCCTCGCCTAGACGTTGATCTGGAGCTCGATGTCGAGGTCGCTCCCCTCGAAGGGGACCTTGATGTCGAAGAAGTCGCCGGCTGCCTTCACGTTGTGATCGATCTTGCCGAAGACCAGGTTGGGGAACGTGGTCTCGGCGGTGTCGCCGTTCGGGAAGTTGAACGCGCCGGACGCGGTGAAGTTCGTGTTGGGCGTCAGGCTCTGCGCCGTGTTCTTCACGTCCTGAAGGAACGTGAAGTAATCGGCCGTGTGCACGTGGAGGTCGAATGACCCCGAGATGCCCTTGAAGACGAATCTTTTGAGCTGCGTCTTCAGGCCGATGTAGGCCTGGGACTTCACCTCGAAGTCGCACGAGAACTCGAACGCCTGGACGGAGTCGAGCGTCTCCTGGAGAACGCCGTTCTCCGTGATGAGGATCACGATCTCCTGTCCGAGGATGCGCTGCCCTGCCATCGTCCTTCTCCTTACGCCGCGAGCTGGAGCGGCACCGACTCGGTCACGTCGAACACGTTCTGGCCCACGTTGAACTCCAGGACGATGGAGTCCATCGACGGCAGGAGCTGGACATTGATCTTGATGCGGAAGAGACCCGCCTGGAGAAGCGCCGGCGTGTTGCCTGCCCGCGCGCTCCCGTCGACCTTGAACCCGCCGATCCTCTGCTGCGAGAGGTCGTCCGCGGAGAGGAGTCCGCGGAGGAAGATGCGGATGGCCTGGCAGAGACCCGCGCGCCGGCGGTAGGTCGAAAGCTTCTTGCCGTACGAGACGGCGAAGCGTGCGACCGAGTCTTCGAGGAAGTCCGCCATACGCCGGCGCGAGATCGGCGCGAGCCCGCTGTTGGCCACCGGGTCGACGCTGGTCACGCCGCTCTGGAAGATGAGGACACCCTGGTCGAAGCGAGGCGCGCAGATGCCGAGCGCCTTGCACTGCTTGTAGTCGTCGACCTGGAGACCCGCGCCGCCGAGCGTTGCCGTGTACTGCGAGCCGCCGGGCTGGAACGCGGTCTCCATCGCCTGCGCGCCGCCAGTGAAGCCGGTCTCCTGCCCCGGGTTCTCTTCGGGGTTGAGCTGCGACATGAGCGACGCGAGGAAGCCGTCGGCACCGACGTCCACGTTGCCAGACGCGTTGAACGCCGCGCCTCCCGCAGGACCGCGCTGCGCGATGAGCGGCACGAAGGTGTTCACCTGCGGCCACACGTAGATGAACCGGTCGCTCCGGTACGTACCGACGCCTGGCGACGCGGTGGTGCTGAACGCGGTGGTTTCCGCGGTGCCCATCGGCGTGCGTCCGACGAAGACGCGCCCGTAGAGGCCTGCGTTGCTCGCGGCGATGGCGTTCTGTCCGCCCGCGCTGCGCACCTGGTTGGACTGGCGCGCGCTCCAGACGATGTTCACGACCGACGCGACGCCGTTCTGGTCGAGCGTGGAGTTGAACGCCTGGACGTAAGCCGCGTCGATCTGCGCCTCGGTGAGCGCGTTGGTCGTGGGCAGCGGATTCAGGACGCTGAACGCGGCGATGTCCGGCGGTGCGACCACGCTGGTGATCGCGCTCGCAGAAGACGCGGAACCCGTGCCGTCGTCGACCGCGAAGCGGACCGGAACGCTGTACGGACCCACGCCGCTCGCGGTCTGCCCGGGAATGGCGATGGCCGTGACGCTGATGGTCTGCATCGTCACGTAGAGCGTTCCGCCGGGGACTTGGACGCGCGTGCCCGCGGGCAGCGTGCCGTCGCGCTGCGCCGTGCCGACCTGCGTGCCGACGGTGAGCCCGAGCTTCGTGAGCACCGAGCCCGCGCTCGCGCCAACGACGCGGATCTGACCGCCCTGCGTGAAGCCCTGGAGGTTCAGGTAGAAGGGGCTCGAACCGAGCGCCGTCGCGAACGTGAAGCCGGTCGCGGGGTAGCCCGCCGCCACCGCGGCCGCGTTGATGCGCGAAGCGATGAGCGCAGCGGTCGTGTCACCCGCCTGGAACGTCGTGACGAAGTTCGGGAGGTTGTCGATCCCGAGCGTCACGGTCTCGCCGCCGGCGAAGGTCGGCGGGATGGTCATCGCGGTGCCCGTCAGGTACGCGTAACCCGTCGCGGTGCCCTGCTGACCCACCGTGAACCCAAGGCCCGTGGCCGTCGTCGCAGATGCCACCGTGATGGCGCCCGTGCCCGGCGTCGCGGTGTTGGAGATGCGCAGACGTCCCGAGGAGTCCTGCTCCACCTTCGTGCCAGCGACGGCGGTCTGGATGACCGACTGCACCTCGTTGAACGCCACCTGATTGATGTTGGCGACGTTGCCCGTCCCGCTCGTGTTGGCGACGGTGAGCCCGAGATTCGTGAGCGCGGTGCCGGAGATGACACGCACCTGCCCGCCGTTACCCTGCTGAAGGCCAGTCAGCGACATCTGCCCGCCAGAGGTCGAGGCGAACGCGAAGCCGAACACCGCGTTGATGCGCGCGATGGCGCACGCCTGCGAGTTGTCACCGCTCTGGAAGGTGACGGTGACGTTCGGCTGCCCGTCGTATCCGAGCACCGCGGTCTGACCGGCGGTGATGCTCGCGAAGGTTGCGCCGGAACCGGTGACCGTCGCAGCCGCGGCGGAGAACGTCGCGCTCACCGCGCCGGCTCCGAGTCCGAGGTCGAGAGCGAGAACCTGCGAAGCGGAGAGCTGGTACGAGTAGCTGACGATGGAGCCCGTGATCGACGCGAGGCGCGTGAAGCTCACGCTGCCCACGCTGGTGTTCACGCGGCAGAGGACGAGCGCCGCGAACTGCTTCGCGTTGAGCTGAACGAACCCGTTGCCGTTCCAGTATTCCGGCAAGACCGCGCCGTCGGCTTTCCGCTGGACCGCGCACGGGTACTGCCCCTGCACGCCGTTGTAGGTGTACCCGAGCGCTCCTGCGAGCGTGACGAGCCCCGTCGAGCCGGTCGTCGACCCGACGTTGAACGGCGAGTTGAACGGACCATCCTCGAACTCGCCGACCAGCATCGCCGTCCCCGAGCCGATTCCGGTGATGGACGCCGGCGGCTGGAGGTCGAGGATGTTGACCGACTCGATGTTGAGGAGGACCGTGCTGCCGGGGTCGAACGTGTACCGGCGGATGAACGAGGCTCCCATCGCTTGCTCCTTGCTCTCCCGGCGGAAGGTAACAGGGTGCCACCCCCGTGACGAGCGCCTCGGCTAGGGAGGCAGCACGGTCGCATTCTCGTCGAGTGACAGGTCGACCTCCCCGGGGAAGCCAACCACCGCGCTCGTCACCGGGCGCAGCGTGACCTTGTTCACGAGCCGCACCGTCGTGAGACGCATGCCCATCTCCACCTGCGCTCGCCGGCGACGGATCGCGCTGTCCTTGTCGTCGATGATGCGCCGCGCGTTGAGGTCGAACGTGACGAGCTGCCCGAAGAATCCTGGCATCAGGAAGCGCACGCCCGAGATCTGCTCCGCCGGAGAGAACGCGGTTTCGAGTCCCGCGAGAATGGCGCGTCGCTGGCTCTTCTCTTCTGTCCAGATCTCCAGGTTGATCTTCTCGCGGTACTCCGCCTGCCACTGCACGACGGTGCCTGGCGCGTAGACGTCTTCGGAGCGCGGGTCGATGTAGCTCGGGCCGAGTCCGATGGAGAGGTAGGGTCCGTTGGACTCCACCACCGCAATGCACGGCATGATCATGTCCTCGATGCGCTCTGGCCACTCGATGTGAAAGTGGTCTTCAGGAATGCGCACGGGGATGGGGCGCGCACCGGTGTTGCCCGGGCGGAAGAACGTCAGGTTGGCCACGTAGGTGCGGAGCTGCCTCAGCGCGACGGTCCGACCGTCTTCTGTCGGCACTGCGATGGGCGGCGGATTGCGCGGTGGCCACACCTGCCCGAAGAAGCTCGCCGCGGAGACTGGTTGCCCCGGCGGATCGCCAGCAGGGCTCTTGAAGGGCCCGAAGAACTGCCGGAGGAGGTCATAGAGGCCCACGCGGAGAGCCTACCACCCCTGGCGCGGCATCCCGGCGCGCGCCATGAACCACACCATGAAAAACGCACTCAAGAACGCGCTCACCTTCTTCGGTGTGCTCGCAGCCGCGATCGTTCTCCTCGGAGTCATCCTTGCGGTGGACAACGCGATGACCTCTCCACGCCCGATGACATCCGCCTCCGCGGCGCGCCTTCTTACGACAGTGGCAGCGGTCTCCATCCCGACGCCTCCTGCTCCGAGCTCTGTGCCCGTCGCGTCTTCCTCTGCTCCGCCCGCGCCTCTCCCGCCGACAGTTTCGCCGGAGGTCGAGGAGCGCCTCGCCGCACACGTCCTCGAGGCGATGCGGTCGTGGGTGAAGGAGTCGAAGGCCACGGTGCCCTTCACGGAGCTCGCCGGCGACATCGCGCATGTGGCACTTCGCGAGCAGCCCGCGTTTGAGGGTGATGAGTCTCGTGCGCGGACCGCCATACTCCTCGCCGCGGTGGCCGACTACGAGGGCTCACACTTCCGCGAGTACGTGGACGCCCAAAGGTGCAACGACTCCGCGTGGCGTGCGAAGAACGCGGTCACGATGATGCAGGGTGACTGCGACGGTGGAATCGCGGTCTCGCTCTGGCAGGTGCACTACGACTGCGGGGGCATCGCGCTCTACGACGACGCGCGGGAGTGGTCCTACGGATGCTCCTCGAGGGATGGCGCGGTACCCGTCACGCGCGAGGCGGTACGCGGTAACCGCAGGCTCGCGGCGCGCATCGCGCTCCACATGATGAGAAAGAGCCTCCGTGCCAAGGCTGGACTCTGCCAGTTCACCGGGGAGCTTGGACCCTGCCCGAAGGGCGACGAGCGCCTCGAGCACGCGCGCTCGTGGAGCTCCAAGCACCCGTTCACGGACCCTCGCTGATCGCTTTCGCGACCTCCTCCACCGCCTTCTTCTCGAAGAACTCCTTGCCCCGCTCCGCGATGCGGAGCCCCTCGCGTCCAGCTCGCACGAAGATGCCTTTGCCCTTTCGCATGGCGGTGGCGATGGCCCATGCGACGCCGCGGAGCTGCGGATCGTCGCGTCGCACTCCCTTACCGAGCAGTCCTTTCCTGCGCGCCCACTCAGCGAGCGCATCGATCATCGCCTTGCCGGGCTTCACGTTCGCCGCGCGTACTCCGAGCTCGATGATGGCCGCCTGCGGCACCTTGTTCACGATGTCCGCGCCCTCCTCCGTCATCTCCACGCGCCAGCCCGCGCGATACGCGCCGCGGTCCACCGGCGGAGGCTTCTCCCCGGGGATGAGACGCACGACGATCTCCTGGTGCGTGAGAACCGCCGCGGAGTAGATGCCTCTGCGCGTGCGGTCGCGGAGCTGCCCGTTCAGGTACGCGGCAAGCTTCCCGGGATCGAGCGCGTCGAAGGTCGGCACAAGGAAGATCGTACGGGGGCGGCATCGCGCGAGCCATGAGCATCCCCAGCACCGACTCGGACGAGCTCGAGATCGTGACAAGCGCGCGTGACCCCGTGCAGGAGCTCCTGAAGCGCTTCGAGCCGGGGAGCCAAGCGCGAAAGGATCTCGAGGAGACCTTGGAGCTCCGCAAGCGCGCGGAGATCGCATTCCAAAGGATGCTCATCGGCAACGGCGCAGACGCAGTGCGTGAGGCTCAGTGGCTCGCTGCGCACGCGGAGGAAGTCGCCTACCGCTGGTTCGTGATGCGTCAGCTCATGTTGAAGAACGAGATGATCGCGACGCCTTCGATCATCGTCCTGAAGAAGCGCTGAAGCACTTCGGACGCGAGAAGCCTTTCGGATCAGTGACCGGACGAACGGCGCAAAGCGGTTCCTCCGCGCACTCCGGCGGCGCGAGCCCGTCGCAGAAAGACCACGTGACGGGCGCTTCACGCGGAGGCGGAGGAGCGGACGCGCACGCAACGAGGAAGACGAGCGCGAACCTCACGTACCCTCCTGCGGTCCGCGCTCCGAGAGCTGGGGTAGACCCGCGCGCGTGCGGTCACCACTCGCTTTCTCGAGCATGAGCGTCCACTCCACGTCTTCCGCCTTCTTGAATGGCCACGAGAAGAGCTGGAAGCGACGCCGCTCCGGCCGGCAGTCGACGCTGAGCGGGAGCTGCCGACCGTCTTCGCGGACCTCGTAATAGAAGTCGAGCGGTTGGGGGAGGTGCTCGTACGCGGCCGCCACCTCCACGCGTCCGCTGTCGGGATCTACGCACTTGGGGATGAGACGCCCGACGAGCATGTCGTAGGAGTAGAGACGCACCGACACGCCCATCAGGCGGATGGAACCCACCGGCAGATTGCCGGCGTGGAACGCGGAGAAGGTGACAGCGTCGAGGCTCTGGACCTCCGGCGTGGGCAGGAGCTCGAGCTCGTTGGTGACCTCCTCGTTGCCGTCACCGCGCATCTTCCCTCCCCACCGCGTCCACACGAGGAACGTCCTGTAAGGGCGCGCGCCGAAGCGCGTAGGGATCTGGCGCACGCGGTCCGCCATCCCGCTCAGCCGGTTGGCGAGCGAGTCCTCGGCCTCCCCGGGCGTGAGCGGGCGGATGTCGGACACGTATGCCTACTTCTTCGCCGCGGCGAGCTTGGCAGCGACGAGCGTCTGGACGCGAGGCTCGGCCGCGTAGGGATCCTTCGGCGTGCCGATGAGCCCTGCGGTGATCTCGATGTCCGCGATGATGTCCGCGATGACGTTGGCGAACTGCTGACCGCAGGCGCCTACGATCTGGTCGACGGGCTTGCCCCAGTTGGAGCTCACGCATTGATAGAGCTGCTCGAACTGCGGGAACTGCGAGACCACCGTCGGAACGACGGCGGCAGCGCCGCATCCCGTGGTCGACGAAGTGGCCGCGCCGACGGGCACCGCGATGGCCAGCATCAGGAGGCCAGCGCCGAAGACGCTGCGAGGGTTGCGGGTGGGAGTGATCTTGCCGGGCTGACGATAGGGGCTCATGCAGAGAGGCTACTGCCGCTCTGCTATCCGTGCATCACGGGCGCGTTGATCCCACCGCTTCCGCCGATCCACGGGCGCATGTCGTTCGGATTCGGCGGCACGAGGAGCATGTTCGCGAGCGCGCCCTGGAAGAAGAGGTAGCCGCGGATCATGTCCTGGTCGGCCTTCGTGTTGACCTCGATGTTGCCGACCTTGTTCGCCTCGAAGTTCCCGATGGCCTTCCAGATACGCTCCTCGATGCCGTCGAGTTGCTTGAGGATCTCTTCGAACTTGGGGAGCGACTCGGGGAGAAGCTGGTTCAGCGCGTTCTCGATCATGAACTGCTGCTGCGTCGCCGCCGGCACGCCCAAGATGAACGTCTGCGCCTGCGTGACGCCGCCGTAGCCCATGTGATGGCGCGCCTTCACCCGGTTGGTCGAAGAGATCTGGGTCACCGCGCACCGCCTCTCAGCCTACGAGCTTCCTTCTCGTGCCAGTTCACCAGGCACCTCTCCGAACAGAGAGCCACCTGCGCAATGCCCACGCCGGGGATGCTCGGAGAGTTGATGTTCATCGTGGTCCACCGCGGCTTGCCCGCGTAGAAGTCCTTCTCGTGAGCCACGTCCTTGCAGACGTCGCAAGAGTAGACGAGCTCCACTCCCACAGAGCTACTCCGCCGCGGCTTCTTCGCCGTCCGCTTCGGGCTTGTTCTCCTCCTCGTCCGGCGGGTCGAGGGGCTTCAGCTTCACGCCCTGTGCGCGGAGCTCATCGAGGTTGTAGTTGAGCGCCGTCACGATCCTCCCGCTCTTCAGGATGACCACCGCGTGGTTCAAGAGGACGCGCCAATCACCGTCGGAGCCCTTCCTCGGGTTGTCCATCACCTCCCAGCGCCGCGGCTTCTTCTCCGGCGGCCTGGGACCCTGCTGCCGATGAACGAACGGGCCTGGAAGCGGCGCGGCCTGGGGCTGCGCGGGGACACCGAGCGTGCCGCCCTGGATGGGCGCGCGGACCGCGGTTTCGCTGTTCTTGTTGGGTACGTGCCTCGCCATGGGGATTCCTCCGTCTCCGGTGGAGGCTAGCACCGTCTGTGATCGATCACCGACGGCGGCATCGAACGACGCCATGAAGGTGTCCGTTGATGTCGACTTCGACCACCTCTTCGAGGTGTCCAAGGTGTTCGGAATCGTCGGGCCGGAGGGCGAAGGAGAGGGATGGCTCGCGTACGTTCCGGGCGAAGTGCCCTGCGTATGCGACTCGTTCGCCGAGGCCTCGCAGGTGATCTCCGAGGCGCTCGGCGAAGGGAAGCGGATTACGCCGCGTGGCGGAGGACGATCCCGCGCTTGTAGGCCTGGGGGCCGCTCTGCGCGAGGTAGTCGGTCTGGCTCGAGAAGCTCGTAGAGATGCTCCACGAGACCGACACGACCTGCTGAAGCTTGTCGAGCGGCGCGCGGATGATGAGGCGGATGCCCTCGGTGATGACCTGGATGCCGTTGTTCACGACATCGAACTGGCCGATCTTGCCGGTGGTGCCGGCCTCGGTGACGTAGTTCGACTCGTCGAGGCGCTTCTCCCAGGTGATACCCCGGCCGGTGATGAGCACCATGCCGATCTGGACGCCGTTGCCGTTCACGATCTCCGACCCGATGTCCGCCGCGTACACGCCCGAAGACGCGGTCGCGGTGAGCTTGCCCACGTTGTTCGACGCGTACAGCGGCGACTCCGTGTTCAAGAAGAACTTGATGCCGTTGATCGTGTCGACGAAGCCCGTCTGGTAGATGTCCCCGTTCGGGAGCGACTGGTTCAGGCGCTGGAACACGGGGTCCGCGTAGAGCTGCGGCACCGACAGCGCGCCGATGTGCGCGTGGTAGTAGCCGTCCTCGTGGGGCATCACGTTCGCGTTCCTGAGGAGCGCGACGGCGTTGATGACCTGCTGGAGCGTCAGCGTGTCGCCGGCGGTGATGTTGTCGATGTTCGTGCCACCCGCGCTGTTCACGACAAGGGGCGCGTACGCACCGATGACCGGCGTGCGCGTCGTCGCGAACGCGGTGCCGACGGCGGCCGCGAGCTGGAGAGTGCCCGGACCATCCGGGTCGCTCGCGTTGTCGGGCACGACGCCCACGATGGAGACCGTCGCCGTGGTCGGCGCGGTGCCCACGGTCGCCTGCATCGGGTAGGACGAAGAGACCGGCTGCGGCGCGACGTTCGTGCCGGGGATGACCACGTAGCGGAACCCGTTCAGCGCAGCGACGCGGATCGTGGTGTCGCTCGAGCCGATGGTCGTCAGCGCGTTGGTCTGAGCGCCCAGGTAGTCCTTGAACATCCTGTTGCGCGCGAGGCGGTTCACGCTCTGCCCCGCCTGCATCCCGAGCTGCTGGATGTTGCGGAGGAAGAGGTTCGCGTTCGCCGTCACCGCCGTCGGGATGTGCGTCGGCAGAGATCCGCTGTACTGCTCGAGCGTCGCGAACCACTGCTCGTAGTTGAGCGTCTGGTCCGGCGGGTCGCTGCCCGGCGTCGTGGGCGTCGTGATGGGCGGCAGGAGCCCGGGCTTGGACATGAGCACCGTGGTGCCCGTGTTCGCCGGCCAATCCTCGACGCTGCACTCCTGGCGGTAGAGGAGCTTGGGGAAGAGAGCATCGTGAAACGCGCGCTCCAGAAGTCCCTGCTGCTGGAGCTCGAGAACTGCGGGCGGTACGCCCAGGACGAGGGTCATTGGTAGATCTCCGGTCGGTTGCCTCGCGCGCCGCTCACGGGGGCACGCACGTCGGCCTCCACGCCTTCGACCTCACTTCCGCCCTTTCACCGCGCTCTTGACCGAGGCGCGTACTCTCGTGGTGGGTGGTTCGTTCGGCTTGTTGCTTGGTGACGATCGGAATCTACGAGCCGAAAGCGGTCGCGTCCAGCGGCATCCGGCGGCCATGGTCCTGAAGGGTCCGGTCATCATCTTCGTCGACTTCGAACGCCAAGAAGACGGGCTCGTGCTCCTCGACTCCGAAGGGTCACGCGCGACGATGCTCGTGAACCACGTCGTGCCGGGTGATGAAGTCCAGGTGTCCGACGGCAAGACCGTCGCGGAGGCCAAGCTCACGTTCGACGGCGGCAAGATGCGCGCGCGGGTCGCGTGGGGAACCGCGCGCGCGGCACGCCTGAACGTGGAGGAAGGGCTCTCGCAGGCAGCTCGTCACCGCGGGTTCGGCGCTGACATCGAAGACGTCTGCACCAAGCACTTCGTGAATGAGCGAGAGCTGTTCGGCAGGGTGCGGACGACGGAGCTCGTCGAGGCGCGCGTCGAGTTTTGGAAGAGACTTCGGGCGAAGGGTTTGAGCTACCCTCAGATCGGGAGGCTCGTGGGGAGGGACCACACGACAATCCTCCTCGCCATCGCGCCGGACGAGAAGCGCGAGCAGAAGAGGCTCGCGCGCAACAAGACGGGCTAGGGGAGCTCGATGCCCTTCTTGCGGAGGAAGGCTTGCGCCTCCGCCTTCGTCATCGAGTTGGGACGTCCGGGCTTCAGCGTCTTGCCGGTGGCCGGGTCGACGGACGGGTCGGTGTCACCGTCGGTGCCCGTCTTCTCGTCATCGTTGTCCGCGCCGGTGTTCAGACCCTTCTTCTTGTCCTTCTCCTCCTTGGCGGCCTTCGCTGCGTCAGCGGCCGCGCCGGCGGAGAACTCGGGGTTGTCCTTCAAGTAGTTCCCGAGCCACTTCTTGATGTCCTTGTCCTTGAGCGCGCGGATCTCCTTGGGGGAGCGCGGCTCACCATCTTCGCCGTTGAGGATCCACTCGGCGAGGTCCGCCTTCACGTGGCGCCAATACTTCGGCTTGATCTGGTCCTCGCAGAGACCCTTCAGCCGCGTGCCTTCCTTCTCGACGGCGCGCTCCTCCTCGACTGCCTTCGCGCGTGCTTCGGCCTTGGCGGCGCGGTCCTCGGCTTCTGCCTTCTCGGCAGCGAGGCGCTCCTCCTTGTCCATCTTCTCCTTCTTGGCCTTCGCTTCCTTCTCCTCGAACTCCTCGAGCTTCTTCAGCTTCGCGACGATGGAGTCGACGTCGGTCGTGCCGAAGCGCTCCTTGAGAACGCTGTTCTTGGCACGCGTGAGGCGATTCTTCAGACCGCGCGGCGTGAGGTCGAGAAGGTCCGCATCTTCCGGGATCTCGTCGTCATCATCCTCGAGCTTGTAGCGCTTCGCGGTGGCCTGGACTTCCTCCGACTTGGACTTGCCAGCCGTCTTCTCGCCCTTGGCTTCCGGCTTCGCATCGCCCTTGGCTTCCGGCTTCGCGACGGCTTCTTCCTTCGGCGGCTTGGCCTCCGTGCCCTTCGCGCCCTCTGCACCGGCAGCCGCCGGCGTGCCCTTGTCCTTGTTCTCTTCCGACATGGTCTCCTCGCCTTCCTCAAAAGACAGAAGGGCCGAACCCCGCTCGAGGCTCGGCCCCTCGCCGTGCTCTTCTCGCGGTCCTGGTTACGGGGTGGTGCTCGCGGCCTCGAGGAGCGCGTCGAGGTCCGGCGTCGAGATCTGGACGACCGGCGGCGCGGGGATGACCTGCGCCGGGGAGCCCATCGCCGCCAGCGTGCCGAGCACGCCGGTGATCTGGCTCTTGCAAGCCACACCGAGCTTCACGCGCACCTGCGTCGCGGCGTCGGCGGAGGCGAACTTCACGTTGGCCTTCGCGAGGTCGAGGCGCGCGGTGCCGGTGGCCGCGGTGCTCGCGGACTCCTGCGTGACGATCTTCTTACCCGGCGTCGTGCCGGTGAGGATCTCCGCCTCCATCAGCATGATGACGCCGCCCGCGCCGGTGGAACCGGTGCCCGCGTTGAGCTGCGAGTTGGTCGTGACGGGGAGCGCCGCCGCGTTGGACGCGCAGGGGAGCACGAGCTCCACGGGGTCCTGCTTCATCGGGATGTACGCGACATCCATGTTGGTCCACGCATCCGTTCCGAGGAGTGCGATGTTGCCCGAGGGCGCGACCGCGATCTGCCCGGTGGTGGGCGTCGCCGCGTAGGCCTGGGCTGCAAGCTCGGTGGCGGTAACGCCTCCGGTCCGGCCGTAGGCGCGGATGATGCTCGCCGCCTTGGCGTCGTCGGGCAGCACGAGGGCCCCGATCGTCGCGCCGTCGTACGGGCTTGCACCCGCAGCGAGAGGCGCCTTGCAGTTGAGGTACGTCGGCAGGTTGCGGATCACGGTGCCAATGCCGATGAGCTTCATCATCTCGGCGAGCTGGCCCGGACCGGAAACGGTGTTGAGGAGCTGAACGAGCGCGTTGGCCTTCACGCCGATGGTCATGACGATCTCCCTTTGGGTTGTCTGGGCTCAGGCTACGGCCCGCGCGCCCCACGCGTCTACTGGTTGCCGGCGACGTAGTATTCGACCTGCCCCGCACCCTGGAGCGTGAGACCCACGAGCTGCCCGTTCGGCGGGAACTCCCACACGCAAAGGCCCATGAGCGGAAGAGCGGTGCCGGTGATGTTTCCGCCACCCGCCGGGTTCTGGGTGATGAACTGCACCATGAATTGCGTGGCCGTGCGGAGATAGAGCGTGTGCCCCGCCGTCACCGGCGCGGGTGAAGCGCCCACGCCCTGCATGGTGGCGGGGGCGTTGGGCGACTGCACGTTCGGACGCATCACGCCGGTGTCGACGTTCGCGAGCTTCGGGTTCTGAACGAGCTCGAAGGGCACGGAGAGCGCACCGGAGGGGAAGGACGCTTGGTCCTGCCCCTGGCTGCCCGGCTGCGCCTGAAGAACCGCGCCGGCGAGGCTGACGAGGATCGACACCGCGCGCCTACTTGAGACCCTTGAACGGGACCTTGCTCACGCCGGTGACACCGCTCGCGTGATTCGCCTTGCTCACCGGACCGGGATCGCGCGTGAGGATGCGTCCCCCGTTCCCTTCCGGGATGGAGTCCGCGCACGCACCGCCGTTGGTGTTGGGTCCCACCGCGCTGCCCGGCATGGGGTCCGGCTCTGCGGCGAAGTTCCTGGGCTTGGAGGGAGAGTGCTGCGGCTTGCCGTTGCCGTCTCCGAAGGGAGAGGTCTTGCCGTCGCCGCCCGTGATGCCTTCCTGTCGTGCCATGTTCGTGCCTCCGTAGGCCGGAGGCTAGCACGCGTCTCAGATGTTCCACTTCTTCAGGATGTACGCGGGGGCTTGCGCTAGGGGCGGCGCGCCGGTGCCGTCGAAGATCTCGCCGATGTAGCCGTTGAACACGTCACCGGTCGGCGGACCGCCGGCTCCAGAAAGACCCGCACCGATCGAGGTGTGGTCTCCAGTGCCGAGGTTAGGGAAGCTGCCCGCGTAATCCGAGCCAGCAGTGCTCTTCGACGTCTGAAGCACCGCAGAGCCGCCGGAGATGAGATAGATGACTGCTGTCGGCGAGCCGGGAGAGTTGCTGTTGTTCCAGACCCCCATGGCGCAGAACGCGCTCGTCCCAGGTGCCGCGTTGGTGGTCGCCGTACACGAGGCGGTGTCGTTGCCCACGAAAAAGGCGCACTTACCGGCTCCGGTGGTGGCGTTGTTACCGATGCTGAACGCGTTGTTGTTCCACCAACGACCGTAGATCGTCGCGTTGCTCCCTAGCCCCGAGGTCGCCTTTGCGACGACACACACCCAGTAGCTGTTCCCGCTCGTCGGGGAGACCGCGCCGCAGTCGTAGACCGCGGAGCTCCCGAGAGCCGCGACCGGGAAGAAGGGGCACTGGAGACCATTGATGCCGACGGAAAGCGACGGCTGGTTCGCGCCCGTCGCTTGCACCGGAGAGATCGGACCGCCGACGATCTCGTTCGGCCATGAACCGACGAGCGCGTGTGGCCCATAGAACCAGTCAAGGATTCCTGTCGCCTTCGCCGGGGTCCAATTCGCGGCGCTCCACGAGCCCATCGCCGTCGGGAAGCCCGCGGGCGACATGAGCATGCGCGGCGATGCCTTGCGCGTGCGCCGTACGTGCTCGACCTCGCGAAGTGAAGGCGCGTGGATCACGGCTGAATAGTCGCCTCGAACTCGACGTGGAAGTTCCAGGTCTCGGCGGCATTGCTCGTGATGGTGACCACCACATTCGTGCCGGAGCGACCCATCGTCGCCGTGATGGTGGAGCCCGTGCTGACCGAGTCGGGACCGGAGAGCGTGCTCACCACGGCGAGGTCGCTCAGGGTGCCGGCGTTGTTCAGGGCCGCGTACTTGAGCTCCTGCGCAAAGGCCGCTGCCTGGTCGTTGCGCGTGCCGACGATCTTCGCCTTGCAGTAGTTCGAGCCATTGTTCGTCGCGAACGTGTAGACCGCGGTCGGTGTGTTGTTCGTGAGCTGGGGGTCCGCCTGGTCAGAGAACGTCCAGCCCGCGTGCGAGACGCCGCCCTTCATCCACTTGGTAGCGCTCTGGATGACTGCCTTGCCCGAAGGCGTGAACGTGAGATCGCCCGCCACCTGCAGGCTGAGCGATGAGGCGTTGGAGGCGTTGCCCAGCGTGATGGTCGTGCCGCTCCACGAGAGAAGCGAGAGCCCGGTGCCGGGTGCGCCACCCGTGAAGGACTGGAGCGAGCCGTTGTTGACGAGACGGACGGTGCCCGTATTCGGCACCGTGACGCCACCCACGGCGCCAATCTCGATGAAGCCGTTTTGGAACGAGTGCCAAGAGGTGCCAGGGAAGAACCCGGCGGAGGTGAAACGACCGATGACGGCGTAGGTCGTCGTGGCCGCAACCTGGATGTCGACGTTGCCGCCCGCGACGCTGCCCTTGCCGCCGCGAAGGACCAAGCCGCCGGCGCTCCCAGAGGAGGACTGCTGCGACTCGACGGTCATCACCGCCGACGTCCCGCTTGCGTGCGCGCCCTGTCCGATAACGGGGGCGCCCGCGGCGTCTGCCCACGTCATCGCCGCGCAGTTGACGGGCACGGTGCCGGCCGCGCCGTCGATGGCCACGACCGTGGGCGTGAGATACGTGCCGCCGAGACTCCCCGTGGGGCTCGTCGGCGTCCACTTCGTCGTGCCGTTCACATAGACGAGCGCCTGACCGTTCGTCGGCGCGACGTTCGAGATGTCCACGCCCTGGAGCTGGAGTGCGTTGCCGCCCGCGCCGCCGGCATCCACCGCGGCGTTGTAGGCCTCGACGTAGGGCGCGTAGCCGCGAGTCCCTCCGCTGAAGTTCATGCACTGGTAGGCGGTGATCTCAGGGAAGCCCGCGAAAGGAACCATCGCCGGAAAGCTCGGGAGCCTGCCGTGCGCGTTCAGGACACCGAAGCAGAGATAGACCGTCGCTCGCGCGCCGTTGGCATCGTACGAATCGAGCTGGAGGCAGTAGCAGCCCGCGACGTCGGGTGAGAAGGTGAGAGCGGAGACAGACCCCGAGTCCTGCACCGCCTGCGCGCGCGTGATGGCGGACGTCGGAGGTGCGTCGATCCACGAGAACACCCACCGCTTCGAGCCGTCGGCGGTGTTGGCCTGCGCGGTGACAGACGTCGTGAGCACGCCCATGAGCGCGACGTTCGGCGTACCGACAGTCACGCCCTGCGTGAACTTGATGCTCGGAGCGAGCACGCGCCTACACCTTCATCGGCTTGTGGTCGGGAGGAGTCGCAGGAGGCCAGGGGAGCTCCTGCCCCTTGTCGCGGTCCTTCGGAGGTGCCGCGTTGGGGGGCGGAGTCGCCTGGGGTGCGTTCTTGGGCGCGGGCGGGGGAGGCGTGAGGTTGTAAGGCTTCTTGCCCATGCCCGGGAGGCTACCACCGTCGGTGATCGATCACCGACGGCGAACTACCACCCGGTGACGCTGGCCGCGACGAGAACGGTCTCACCAGGCGACACCCGTCTTGAGGTTCAGATTCCAGTTCGTGGCCCCCGCGAAGTTCATCCACTGGTTGCCGTTGCCGCTGATGCACGTGCCCGAGTTGGTGAAGGTCACCGAGTTCGGGGTCGAGGAGTCGAAACCGTGCATCCACGCGCGCCCGCTCGTGAGCCCGGAGATCTGGCTCTGGTAGTTGGCGTAGGTGTCGCCGAGCGTGTTCGCGTGCGCCGAGCAGGCCGAGCGCTGGTTGTAGGCCCAGTAAATGTTGCAGGTGATGTTCGCCAGCCCGCAGAGCGAGTGCACGTTGTCGACGAGCGCGCCGGCCGCCACGCCGAACGCCGCGGGGCGCTGACTCGCGTCCTGGTTGCTGTACTCCCAGAAGCCGTCGAGCGTGATGAGCACCGTGCAGTTGGTCGCGCCCTCGTGCGTGCACTCGTCGAGGATCATGTGCGCGGCCGGCTTCGTGGAGCCGTTCACGAGGAGCCCGGGGCTGCTCGCGATGCCGCTGCTACCCGCGGCGAGGAGGGTCTGCTCGCCCGTGCGGACGAACGCGTGCACGACGCCCGGGCCGCCGGAGGTCGGGAACGTCTGCCGCATCATGTTGATGGGCGCGCAGTTCCACTGCACCGGGGTCGAGCTGCCGTTGCAGTTATCGCCGAGGAGCGTGTTGTCCCCGACCACCACCATGGCCTTCGGGACCGTCGCCGTGGAGGTGAAGACCTGCGCGTCCTGCGTGATGATACCGACGACGAAGCCGCCGTAGTAGGCCATGAAGCCGGGGCTGTAGAACGCCTCGGTCGGGCCGCCGTTGAGGATCGTGATGGCCTTCGGGCCGGTGGGCGAGTCGGCCGCCATCGAGATGGGGTCGGTCGTGATCCACGCGATCTTGATGCGCTTCGGGTCGACGGGCGCGCCGGCCGTCTGCACGGAGCCGGAGCCCTGGAAGGAGCCCTGCCAGATCTTGTTCGTGTAGTTGAGGAAGCCCGCGTCGGCGAGGACGAGGCCCGGCTGCACCTGGTCCGAGTTGTCGAGGGACTCGGAGTAGTAGAGGACTCCGATCTCCGTCTCACCCGAGAAGCCCGCGCCCGCGTCCTGTCCCTGCGAGGTGTAGGTGATCTCCGCGAACGGCGAGGCGCGCGGCACGTTCCACGAGTCGAGGTCGGCGCGGCCGGTCCCGCGCCAGAGGGCCGCGAGGTCTTCGCCCGTCCATAGGCGCTCGATCTTCGCGACCGCCTTGGGGCTGCCGTTCGTCGTCCACGAGAAGACGGGGCTGCCGGGCCCGAGCTGAGTGATGGGCTGCGGGAGGTTGCCCCAGTCGTTCTGCGCCCAGAGGAGCGCGGTGTGCGTCGTAATCTCCTCCGGGAGGTCGATGCGCGAGACGTCGCTGAGCGTCGTCGGCACGACGAGGCGCGCCCAGCGGTTCATGTCCGCGTCGGAGATCGGCGCGCCCGCGTCGTCGGCGAGCGTGGTGCGCAAGTGCGCGATGTTGAAGATCGTCCCGGGCGTGCTGCCGTCGGACCCAGTGCCGAGCTTCAGCGCGCCGTTGGCGGCGTTGTTCGAGGCGGGCGACCACGCGGTGTTGGGCCAGCACGTCGGGAACGAGCCGTTGGTCGAAGTGAAGGGGAGCGGGTTGCCCGCGTTCGCGACGACGACGCACGTCTGCCCGTGCCAGTTGCGGACCACCATGCGGTTCACGCCGGGCGCGATGGGGAAGTTGTTGCCCGCGTCGGCGCCCGCATGCCAGAGGCGGATGCCCCCGTAGTCGTGCCCAGCGGAGTGCAGCACGTAGAGCTCCCACCCGTTGTTGGAGCTGTCCTTGTTGCTGAGCATCGAGTAGCTCGCGGTCACGTAGGGGTGCTGCCAGGTGATGACGAAGACGTCGCCGTCGCGCAGGTCCGCGCCGGTCGCGTTGTACGCGGCCGAGAAGTAGTCGGTGCCGGTGAAGCCGCTGTAGCCCGTCTTGCTCCACCGCGTGCCGCTCGGCGGCATCGAGGTCACAGAAGCCGTCTTCTCCATCTCCGGCTTCACGAGGATGCCCTTCGCGGTGCACGTCGCGGGCGCCGCGCACGAGCAGGTGCCACCATCGCACGAGGGCGCGTAGCCCGAGGCGTCGGTGACGAGGAACGCCTTCACGATCGTGCGCGGGTAGTTGAAGCGGTCCGTGCCCGTGTAGCCCTGGGTTTGGATCGCGGCGCTCGGCTTGGTCGCGGTGAACTTCCCGTCCCCCGTGCCGTTGTCGTCCGCCTTGTTCGCCACCCACGCGTACTGGCCGACGACGGGCTTGCCACCCTGCGCGGTGAACTGCGCGTCGAGCACCTCGCCGCTCGTCTGGATCTGCCCGCTCGTGCCCTCGAAGACTCCGATCGCGTTCGCCGACATGCCCGTGGCGTTGTTGCCCGGGAGCGCCATCGCGTTGCTCGCCGGCAGCGCCCTGGCGCCGTAGACGTAGACGACGGTGCCGCTCGGGTACTGCGTGCCCCCGTCGTGCGTGAGCACGCTCGTGTCGACGGTGACGCTCGCGGGGTGCTCCACGCTCGGGATGAAGCTTCCGAGGCGCTGCGAGCCGGCGCGCGACTTGAGCGCGACGTGCATGACCAGTGAGACCGCGAGCGCGGCGATGACCGCGGCGGCCAGCGTGACCCAGGACTTCTTCATCGACCTCTCCTCTCGCGTCAGACGACGCGGTACGTGTTCCGAGCAGCGACCCACCGGAACGTAACAGTCGAGCCTACCGCGGAGCAGGAGACGGCGAGCGCCGTGGGCGCCGCGCTCGGGTTGTCTGGGTTCTGCGCCGTCGCCCCAGCGGGCGCGATCCACCAGGCGGGGTTCGCGCCAAAGACGAGGAACGTGATCTCGTAGTTGTCGTAGGGCGCGACCGGCAGGTGCTGCGGCGTCCCCTGCGCGAAGGCGCCGGTCGACGTGTCGAGGTCGACGGAGATGTTGGAGGCGGCGAGCACGGTCGGCGCCGTGATGGCGGTCGTGGGCGGGGGCGCGGCGTCGCCGCGATAGACGCTGGAGCTCGCGCTGTCGAAGACGACGGCGGGGGCGCCCGTCGCGTTCACGCGAACATTGTGCGCGCTCAGCTTCCCGAGCTGGCCGACGCGGATGACGCCCGTTGTGATCCCGAAGCCGTAGATGTTCGCCCCGGGGCACTCGACCATGCCGTCGCCCGTGGAGAGCGGCGAGTCGCAGTTGAGGACGCAGAGGTTGTCCTCGAGCTTGATCATCCCGCCCGCGTCCACGCTCGGCGTCACGCCGTCGAGGATCGCATCGTCGTCGAGGTGGAGCTTCCCGGGCCCGACGATGACCGAGCTCGTGAAGTAGGTTGTCTGGGCGAACACGTAGGAGGCGCGGTTCGAGATGCCGATGCCGTCGTCGACGACGCTGCCGCCGAGCACGTAGCAGGCGTCGCAGCTCACGTCCGGCCCGACGAAGAGCCCGTGCAGGCGCTGGCCGACCACCACGACGTTGTTCCCCGGCTCGAGCAGATCGCTGTCCGGGTACTGCGCCACAAGCACCCCGGCCTCGAGCGCGGCAACCGATGTCTGCGAAGCGCACGAGAGGCGCAGCGTGCCGGTGTGGCGAGTGCGGTCGCAAACCGTGAACGTCGCGTTCCCGGGGATCTGAAGGCTCGGGTACGTGGTGAGCCCGTAGCTCGCCGTGCCACCCGCGGTGTCGTAGGTGCTGGGAAGCGTGATGCGCGCTTGATGGGCCGAGGGCGCGCCCACGATATCGGCGACGGCGCCGCCCGCGAAGACAATCTGCCGGCCGATGTGGGGCGTCCAGTCCGCGATGTCGTTGGAGTCGATGATGGTCGCGTCGCCTCCAAGCGTGCGCGCCGGGTAAGCGATGCTCGAGAGCGTGCCGACCGCCACCTGGTTCTGACCGAAGCGCAGGTAAGTCGTAGTGCCCGTCGCGGCTTGGAGGTCGACGACAATGTCCCCCACGTAGCTCGCACCCACGACGTTCACGACGAGCAGCGAGAGGCTCGTCTTGTAGCCGCGACGGCGGAACACTTCGTCGACGGACGCGACGGGACGCGTCTGGGTGCCGTCGCCCGTGTCGTCGTGACCCGTGGTCTGGTTCACGTACCAGTTCGTGATGGCAACGTTGATTGGGTCGACGTAGCTCGTATCGAGGTGCCAGCGCCCCGTCGCCGCGATAGCGCCACCTACCGTGGCGTTCAGCACCTCGCGTCCGTCCGCGGCGATCGTGCTCGCCGGGTTGAACACGTAGCGGCTCCAGAGCGGAGCGCTCGTGTAGACCTGCGCGCCGAAGAGGAATCCCGATGCCTCAATGGCGGTGACCGCGGCGAGGCTCGGAGCCGCCGGTGCCGAAGCCGCGGCGCGGAGCGCCATCGACGCACCAGCACGCATGATGCTCTCGAGCTCGAGCTCGTTCACCGCGCGTTGCGTCCTCGCGCGAGAGGCGCGGAGCTGGGCGCTCGCGATGATGGCGTTGGCGATGGGCCAGAGCTCCGCGTTGGCGCTCAGGAGGTCTGCGTAGTCCTTCGCCTGCGGACCGCTCGGATTGTCATCGACGATCTCGCCGGGGAGGACTTTGCGTCCCCCGCGCAGCGTCGTGGTGTTGATGAGTGCCCACTTGGTGCTCATCGATCAGACCCGCAGTTGCTTGATGGTCCCGACGAGACCCGGGCTGCCCGCGACGCCGGTGCTGGTCTTCGAGCCGCCCGCGCCCGGGTTGACGGTGAGCTGACCGCCACCGCCGTAGAAGCGCGAGAAGAGAACGATGAGACCTCCGCCGCCTCCGCCGCCTCCACCTGCTGCGGTCGAGCCTCCGGCGTTGCCACCCTTGCCGCCGTTCGCGTGAATCTTCCCGGTGTTGTTCACGCAGTAGGCGACAACGATCATCGCTCCGCCGCCACCGCCTCCGCCGCCGCCACCGGAGCTCCCGTCGGTGCTCCCTCCGCCGCCCCCGCCCGCGCCGCCCGCGAGCCCGCCACCGAAGCCCGCGGTGATGCCCTGCTCCATGTAGGTGGAGTTGTCGATCCCTCCGTTGGTCGCCGGCGTGGCGGTGATGGTTCCACCGCTGCCGCCGGCGTGAGCACCACCTGATCCACCCGCTCCGCCCGCGCCTCCGGTGGCGGCGACGTTGGTCGAAGAGACGCCGTTGGTTCCCGCCGCGTTGGTGCCGCCCGCACCACCGTTGAAGCCTCCGCCGGAGGCGCTGAACGTGACGCCGGTGATGCCGACACCCGCGGTGCCCGCGACGCCGGCGGAGCCGTTACCTCCGGCCCCACCGTCGATCGCGAGATCACCGATGACGTTCAGCGTTCCTGCGACGTAGAGCCGGTAGCCTCCTGGTACGAGCGTCGCTCCCGCGGCGATGGTGATGGACGCCGCGAAGATGTCCTGGGCCATCGTGTAGACGCCGTTGCTGGGCGTCATGCCCAGCACGGTGCTCGTGCCGTCGAACACGAGGTTCCCGTTCACTCCGGTCCCGAACACGCCGTCGATCTGGGTGATGTGCGACAGCGCGAGGGACCCCAGCATGAGGAACTCGCACCACAGGACGTCTTTCCCCTGAAGCCGCGCCTTCTGCACCTTGGCGGCCGCAGTGGCGAGGTTCGGGTCGAACGCTGGAATCGCGATGCCCCCAGCCGTCTGGTAGTTGGCCAGGAACTGGGGGTTCGCGACGTCGTCGATGGGCGTACCAGGCCAGATCTGGTTGCCCGCGACGATTGTCCCAGTGACCGCGTACCAGAGCATCGAAAGACCTCAGGAGTAGGTGCCGGTGCCAGCCGCCGCGAGAGAGACCGCCGGAGTGCCGACCGCAGTCACCGTGACCACGAAGTCGCGCCAGGTGTTCTGCGCGATGGTGAGCGTGGGAGAGCCGACCAGCGTCCACGGAGTCGCGTTGTTCGCGACCGTGAAGCTGAACGCACCAGCTTGCGCGTTGATGATCCGCAGCTTGTAGCTCGTACCCACCGTCGGAGCGTGCAGCGCGGCGACGAGCTGCGCAGGCGTCGGAAGCGTGAGCGTGCGGCCCGCGGTGATGGTGGTCGTGAAGATGGCATCGACCTCCGCCACGCCGCCGGTGATGTCCGCCGCGGTGAGCTGGTAGGCGGCGTCGGTCTGCGCGGGGTTGTTCCGCTTCACCATGACCGGGGATGCAGGCTGCACGGTCCACGCACCTGCGGCGCTCGAGTTGAACGTGGCCGTAGTGCCCGGGTGAATGGCAATGCCGGTCGTCGCAGCGACACCGTTGATGGTGTCCGTCGCGCCCTGGAGCGGATAGACGAGGAGCGGATTGGCTCCGTTGTTCATGATGGTGATGTCCTGCCCCGGCGCGCTCGCGGGGAGGTTCACACCGGTTCCGGCAGCGACGGTCGTGACGTTGTTGATGTTCGCCACGAGCTGCGTTGCCGTCGCTTGGCTCGTGCCCGCCGCGGTGATGCCGTCGCACGCGAGGACGAGCGAGAGCTGGCCCGTTGCACCGAGACCCGCTTCGAACATCCACGCGCCAGCCACCGCACACTCGAAGTAGGCGACGTCGCCAGGCGGCACGGGGACGCCCGTCGCGCCGGCGATGCCGTTGATGGTGTCCGAACCGGCCGCGTAGACCTGGATGACGTTCGCGGTCGAGTTGGCGACCTTCTGGGTAACACCCGGAGTCGAGGCCCTCAGGACGACGCCATCACCGAGAACAGTGCCCGCAGCCGGTGCAGTGGAGGTGGTGACGAAGTTGACCGTGCTCGTGAGCGCAGTCGCCCCCGCGCGCGTGCGCGTCGTGCCTGCGGTAATGGCGCCCGTCGCGCTCTCGCCGCCAATCTGGAGAGAACCGAGGAGCGACGCGAACATGTACGACTGCGCGAGATCTTCGCTGATGCCCTTCGCCGCGTGCTGCGCAGTCACGAAAGCTGCCATCGCGGCGACTGCGGCGTTGGTGCTCTGCGTGAACACGCCGTTGGCAGCAAGAATGGCCTGGTAACGAGACGCCTGCGCGGTGTCGTCGACCGTGATGCCGGGGAACTGGGTCAGGCCTCCGATGGCGACCTTGTTGAGCAGGATCCACTTAGCCATGACCGTCTGCCTCCTCTTTCTTCCTTGTGAGAGGACGGTACCAGGGAGGGGCCGAGCGGCATAGCATCCGCGCATGGCGGACAACGACACGGCGGCCTACCTCCCGTTCATGGAGACGGAGAAGGTGGCGAGGCTCGCGAAGTGGATGGGCGTGAAGGTCGCGGGCGGGGGCTTGGACTACAAGGCGAGGCTCGTCGCTGCCACCGTCGACGCGCTCAGGAACCAGGCGACTCCGAGTCCCCGCCCTTCGCGCGCGCCGGCGCGGCGCCGAAGCGAGAGAGCGGCACCGTAGTCATCTTGGGACGCGGCGGAGGAGCACCCTTCCGCTTCTCCGCCTTCCAGCGCTGAAGAACCTCCGCGCGCGGACGCCACGCGAGCTCCGGCGGAATGGGCCACGAGATGCGGTGCGGGACGACCACCGCGCGATCGTTCGGGCGGTCCGGCGGGTGCTGAAAAAGTCCGAACCAGGACTCGAACGCCTCCTCCGGCCTACGGATCTGACCGTGGACGTCGATGCTGTCTGCGCCCGTCCGGTCATCGAACGTGGAAACGAGGATCTTCACCGCGTCACCGAGCTGCTCATCCGCCTCGCGCGTCGCCTCGAAGCCCGCGCGGTTGTACGCGCCCATGGTCTCGGTGCGCACAATCCTCTCCGCCCAGAAGCGCGGCTGCCCGGCGAGGAATGGTGAGCGCGCCTCGAGGCGGTCTGCGGTCGCCTCCCACGTCCTGCCCGTCAGAAGGCCCATCCTGAGCTCCTGCTCGAAGGTGCCCACGGTCGCCTCCCCATAGCGCGCGAGGATGCCCTCGGCCGCGGGATGCTCGGGATCGCCACCAAGCCTGCGCAGGATGCTCGCGCGCACGCCCACGACCGCTTCATCGAGCATCGACGCCTCGCGGAGCGGCAGTGCCTCCGCCAGCGCCGCGCCGTGGTGCGCCGCCTCACCGTCGACGAGCGCACGCACAGTGTGCTCCACCGCCAGCCCGGCGGCGTCCTCGCCCTGTTGAAGGACAAGCCCGCGCATCCCGAGCGTGAGCCGCTTCTCGACGAGCTTCACCTGCTCGAGCTGCGCGCGAACCTTCGCCGCGGTGTACGTGTCCTCGCCGCTCTTCTCCATCACCGCGTCGAGGCGCTCTGCGAGCTCCACGTGGGCGCTCTTGAGGAGCTGACGCGTCCCCTTGAGACCTTTTTGCTGGACGACGCGGAGCGCGTCTCGGCGGTCACTCTGAAGCGCTTTGACGACCTGCGCGGGAGTCTTGGGCATGGGCCCTCACTTCGGAGGCTTGCCCGCCGGGGGCTTCGCTCCTGCGCTTTCGTCGCCGCCCATCTCCTTCGCGCCGGGCATGCCTGGAGGCGCGCCGGGCTTCGGCGGTCCGCCCATGCCGGGGAGCGGGGGCTTGGGCGGCGGGGGCTTGGGAGCCTTGGACGTCTTGACCTTCGCACCGCCGGGAAGCTGCATCTCGTGCTCGACCTTCCCGCCCGCATCCGCGTCGTGGTCGTCGAACATGTCCTGCTGCTTCTGCTGCGCCTGCGCGCCGGCGTGCTGAATCTTGCGCCACTCCTCTTTGCCGTCTTTGCCGATGGCCTTGGCCATCTCGCCAGCCGCGGTCTCCACCGCCATGAACGCGGTGGTGCCGCCGAGCGACGTGGAGAGGTACGTGGCGATGGCTCCGAGATCCGCCGGCGTGAGCGTGAAGTAGGGACGCGGCTCGAGCTCAATCTCCTCGCCCTCACCGGGCGTGCGCTCGACCATGTTCACCTTCTTCTCGCCGGTGGGATTGCCGTCCTCGTCGACTTCGTCTTCCTCCTCCGCGCGCTTGGGGAGCTTCACCTCGAAGACGTCCTCGACCTCCACGCCGTCGACGAAGACGAACACTTTCTTGCCGCTCTTCGCGCGCGCGGAGGTGATGAGACCGTCGAGGATCCTCTCGATGGGCTGGTGGAGCTGCTCCCTCTTGATGCTCGCCTTGTTGAGCATCGGCTCGTACATCGCACGGATGGCGACGGAGCTGACTCCCTGCGCGGCCACCGTGTCCGGGTCGGGCACGATGCACTGCGCCTGCTCGAGGATCTCGCGCCGCATGGAGCCGAGGAGATCGATACCCGCCTTCACGCTCTGGCCCTCGAGCTCGAGGTACTCCGCGTCACCGTCAACGCCCACGATGAGCGAGTTGTCCGATCCCTTCGCCACGGCTTTCTTGCCGAGCATCGCGGGGTCCATCTTCAACTTCAGCGTCGGGTCGAGATTGAGCTTCGCGGAGCGCGTCACGACCGACCAGATCGTGTCGTACTCGTCCATCTGCTCGTAGAGCCCCTCGTAATCGGCCTCGCCATCGATCTGGTCGGTGGGAAGGTTCTGAGCCCACTCGAGATGGCACACGCCGTCGTTGTGGATGACGGAGCGCCCAAGGTCCGGCTCCCAGCTCTCGTTGGGATCCTTCCCCTCCTCGTGCAGAACGGGTTTGAACATGATGTCGGCGTTCATCGTCCAGTCGCGACGACGCCAGTACGTGTTCGTGACGAGCTGCCCGGGTCTCTTCGGGTCTGGGTCGTCCTGCTGGAACGTCCAGATCTCCGAGGCGTGCTTCACGATGTGCTCGTCTCGGTGCGCCCACTTGTGGACGTAGATGTTCCGCGCGTTGTGCACCGTGACCTTGGGGCGCCCATTCCGGTAGCACCAGGAGAGGCAGACCGTGCCCGTCGCGCCAGCGCGCGTGGCGGCGAGAATCATGCGCGAGGGCAAGTGCGCGACGCGCGAGAGCGTGCGCGCGAAGTCCTGCGTCTCGACGTCGCCGCGGCACATGATCTCAGGGAAGCGCCCCTCACCGAAGACGAGCCCCGTGAACGCATTCACGATCACGCGCCCGATGCGCGCGGGAAAGCTCGGCCGGCGCTCGCGCAACGGCACGAAGTAGGCGCTCTTCTCGAACGTCATGAGCGGCGCGCCGAACGCTCCACCGCCCATCTTTTGGACGAGCCGACCGTCGAAGTCGTGCTTCTTGTGATCGTGCTGCGTGCACGCGTAGTAGGCCTGCTTCCAGGCGAGAGAGCGGTAGCGCGCGGAGTCGAGGACCTGGCGACCCTGGAAGGTAGAGCCCGGGCCGTAGGTCCCTTCGTTGCCGTAGTCGCGACCGACCGGCTGGAGGTTCGCCATCGTTGCCACGGGACGATGCTACCCGCGCCAGGAACGCACGCGAGCGCCGGCAGCGGGCTTGGGGAAGCTCACCGGGGGTTCAGGGGTCGCCGTCGGTGATCGATCACCGACGGCGGGCTTGGGGCGGGGAGGCGGGTGAAGACCCGCCTCGACCATCTCACGCGCCTTGGGAGAGAGCTCCACGATGGGCGCGAGCTCCCCGAGCGATGCGGGGTCCGCCGGCCTTTCGGGCTCGTCTTCGATCCACTGCATCGAGGGCGAGATCCTCTCGGCGAGCGTGTGCGCGGCGTTGCCGACGCGCCTGAACATCTCTGCGACCTTGCTCCTGAGGCTCACAGCGGGTTGCTCGTGGTGTCGGGCGCCATGGCCACGGTGACGTTTCCGCTCGCGGTGGCCCCACCGGTGTCGGTGAGGACCAGCATGAACGCGATGCTGCCCGCTGACGGCGCGCCCATCTGCCCCGACTGCGACGTCTGGATGGCCGGCGGGATAGCCGGCACGTCGAAGAACGCGAGCTGGTTGGCGGTGAGCGTGATCGGGCTGCTGTTCATGAGGTGCCACGTGCCCGTGAGCTCCTCGTAGATGTAGCCGTTGGCAGTGAGCGTCGCGGTGCCTGTCGTCGTCGGATCGAAACGGACCGCGACGGCGATGCGCTGCACCGGCCATCCGCTCGAATTGGCGAACGGCGCGTTGAGGACGTTGTCCCAGTTGTTGAGATTCCCGTTGGAGCTCGTCGCCGCGCCGTTTCCGGGTCTCCCGGTGGTGTTGTCGGGCGCGTGGTCACCGCCGAGCGCCGGGTTCGTGGTGACGGTCTTGGAGCGCCTGAATACCTGCTGAAACCTCATCCCCAGCCTCCCATCACGCCGCGCACGGCTCCGGTCTTGGTGCACGCCGCCCACGCGGCCTTGAGCCCCTCCATGCGCCCGTAGACGCTGAAGGGATAGTGCCCGCCGCCGTCGCCGGCGCGGGGCTGATAGGGGATGACTCCGCCCACGATCCACCCGCCCGTACGGTGCATGCTCGACGCGGTGAGCTTGTGACCGTGAATCGCGGTGTCGGTCGCCGCGAGAGGTGGATGGAGGTGATTGATCTGCGAAGAGTCTCCGCCGAAGCGGATCTGGCCTTCGAGCTTCCGACCCCCTCGCACCTGCTCGTAGAGCTCCTCTTCGGCCACCAGGCGTACCGCCCAGTGCACGTAGCCGTGCTCTCCGTCACCGAAGAGGACGAGCGGGCAGACGTGACGCGGATAGGTGCTCTCGAGCGGGAAACCCGCCCCCCATGCGCGGAAAGCGAAGCCGCCGACGCCGCTCCGGCGGTGAAGTCCCACGTCGGTGGGCATGACCACCGCGCCGTGGTTCTGATGGAGGAGGTTCGCCTCCTCGGCCGTCAGGAGCGAGCCCTGTTCGAACTCCCCCAGGGGGTCCCACACCACGATGTGCTTGTCGTCCGCCATGTCGTCCTCCTCGCCAGGTACGAGGAGGACGGTAGCAGCTACTTCGACGGTTGGACGAGAACCTCTTCGCCCTTCTTGAGACCCACGCCGCTCGCGCGCGCCCACTTCGAGAGCTCCGCCTCGTCACCCGACTTGAGAGCGTTCTCGAGGACGAAGCAGGGCATCACCCAGCAGACAGAAACCTCGCGCCCGCAGTAGGCGCAGCGCTCTCCGCTCATTCGCCCGACTCCTCTCCGGTGCACGTCCACCCGCTTCGCTGCGATCGCGCGAAGAGCTCCAGCTTCCTCGCACCAGGTCCAACAAGCCTCTCCACGGTCTCGTAGAACTCGGCCGGCTTCCGTGAGTGGTCCTGCACCGGCGCGAAGAACGTCGAGCGCACGCCGTGATCCACGATGAGCTCGCGCCCCTTCCCGCGCGTCGCAACGAGACACGACTCGTGGCACTGGCGCGCGTACCGGCCCATGCCGAAGTGGAGCGGAGGGAGGACAGTGACCAGGTCACCATCGGTCTCGAGCTGGATACGAGAGATCTCCGTGCCCTTCTTGAGCTTCACCCAAGTGAGCTCGGACTTCGGCTCGAAGCCCCACGCGCGCGCCACCGCCAACGCCTCCTCCTGCATGGCAGCGACACGCCAGAGGAAGAGGAGCGCATCGTCAGCAAGAAACCGCCTCGTAGGCTCCTGTCTGAACTCCCGCTTGGACAGGACGCGCACGTTGCAGAACCGCGCACCCCTCTGATTCGGACCGCAGACCATCTGCTTGATGGCCTCGACGGGCATGGGCGGGTAGTGCTTCGCGGCTCCGCGCTTCTTGCCCGGAAGCTTGTCCCCGAACGGCCACGGAGGATCGGCGCTGATGACGTTGAACGTGCTCACGGAGCCCACCTCGCGAGCCGCTCGAACCCCTGCTGCGTGAAGCCATAAGCTCCTGTCTCCGTCTTCTCCGCGAAGCCTGCGGCGACGAGGTCTTCGAAGTCTGGCGTGGTGAACGGGTTGTTCAGAGCGTCGATGAGCACGTGGTCTTTGGGGAGCTCCTCGAGGACATCGGCGAGCTCGGGAAGCGTGAACGCTGCCCACGCGTCGATCTTCTGGCACGCAACGACGAGAACCGCGGCCGCGGTCTCACGCTCTGCGCGGTTGAACGTTCCGACGAAGGGGAACCTGAGGATGCGGACCTCACTCGGCTTGAAGCTGGGCGGGGCGCTCACGTAATTCGCGGTGTACGTCATGCCCGCTGCGATGCCGCGGGAGGGCGGGGCTGCCCGCCGTTCCCAGCCTCCTGTTCACCCGAGGGGAGCGGGTTTGGGAGGTGGGCCGGCGGGCAGCCCCTCATGCGTCGCGTGCCTGCTGCCGTCGAGGTTCCGTAGGTCCGTCGCGAGAAGGAATGTGTCAGGCGCTCGCCTGCTTGTCGAGCGCTGACTGAAGAGCCTCGCGCGTGGCATCGTCGACGACGCCCGTGGCAGGAAGCCCGACGGCGGCCTGAAACGCCTTCGCCGCCGCGCGCGTACGCACGCCGATGATGCCATCCACCGGACCGGGATCGTGTCCGAGGCGCTTCAACGCGCCCTGCACGCCGGCGACCGTGTGAAGGTCGAGGATCGTCGGGAGCGTGGGCGGAGGCGGTGGGATGGTGGCCTCGCCAGCGTGAATGGAGGGCAGCCACCAACCGACGAGCGGACGCCCGTAGGGATCGACGCCGTGCGGATGACGGCGGATGGAGGTCTCCGTGCCGTCCTTTCCGCCTCCGCCACCGGCGGTCTCCCAGTCTCCGTTCGGGAGCTGGCGGAGCATGATCTCCGTGTGCCCGTTCGTGCCGTTGCTCGCCCAATAGAGCTCAGCACCGCGCGGGGGAACGGTCTTGCCATCCCACTTCACGTGTACGTTGCCGAAGACCGCGAAGAAGCCTTGCCCGTTGGTCGGCGGCGCGCGGTGGATACCCGCCCAACGCTCCGCAGCCTCCACGACGATCTCGCAGGACGTCGACCACGAAGAGATGTCGGCGACCGCGTGCCCGTTCATGAAGCCCGCGGGCTGCGTCGGACCGTCGATGTAGCTCGCGTAGCGCGCGGGATGCTTCGTGTGACCGATGCTCTCGGTTCCTTCCACGTCGAGGAGCTCCTCCATGCACCGCGCCACCGCTTCCTCCGCGCTCTCCGCATCACCGCGCACGAAGGTGAACGGCGCATCCTTCGGATCGGGCGTCGGGAGCTGACGCGGCGGGGGCATGATGACCGCGGTGTCCCACCCGCTCCAGCTCTCGTGGACCGTGGCGTTGGGGTAGAGGGGCATCCCGTCGACCACCGCATCCTTGTCCACGACCACGCCGGCGACCGTGGTCTGCGCGCTCTGAAGAAGCACGTAACCCATCGTCGGGCGGTGCCAGTACGCGAGCTGCGTCGCCGGCGTGCCCCACCACATCTTGGCGTTCAGCGCGTCCTTCTGCTGCGTGGTGAGTACGGCACAGAAGTCGTAGGCACACGACTCCGGCCCATCACCCGGATTGGCGATGACATCGAACGTCGGCTCGTTCACCAGCGCGATGTAGACCTCCGCGAAGCCCGCGACGTCCGGTCCCCAATGCGAGGCCTCGAGGTCGAGAGAGTGCGTTGAGCCGGGAGCGCAACCCGCCGCGGCCCACTGCGCGAGGTGAAGCTTCGCGTCGGCTGCGCCGTTGTCCGGCGTGTGGTCCGCGTCGCGGTAGTAGCCGTAGGTGAGGACACCGAAGCCGCCGCGGTTCGCGTTCGGCGTGATGAGCCGGTCGAGCTCCTCGGCAGTGAGGTCTTGGTCCTTCATCGTCGGGTGACCGACGCAGCGTTCGATCACGCGCACGCCCGCGCGGTAGAGGAGCACCGCTTGCTCCTCGGTCACGATGGCGTCGCGGTCGACGACGAAGAGGTGCGGGACAAGGCGAGCGGTCTTCTTGGGGACGGGCATGCGGTGAAGGCTACCGCTGAGCCGCTCGAGGTGCTCGTGAACGGACGAAAGTGCCCGTCGTTCTGCCGCGGCTCCCCAGTGGAGAGCCTTTTGAACTACGCGGCGCCAGAGAACTGCTCGAAGTCAGCGCTCTGGCGCCGCGGGGAGGAGGCTAAGCTCCCGTCGCCGGGCGTGGGCTCACTCTACTGGCAAGTCATCGTGCCGCAAGCGCGGACTGCTTCGGCGCTGCCCGCGTCGGCCACGCAGAGCGGCTTGAGATCACCCGAGTGATTGGCCTGCACCTTCATGCAGGAGTCCTCGCACGCAGTGCCCGCGTCCGCGCGTCCCTCAGGACAAGGGATCTTGCGCAGCGTCGCGCACATCGCCGAGCACGCCGCAGCCGGTCCTGGCGGAGGCGGAGCGCCATCACCGGCGTCGGTCGGGTTGTTGGCCGGCGTACACGACGCCGCGAGCGCGAGGAGGGAAAGGATCGGCAAGAGCGAGAGCTTCATCACTTCTTCTCCTTCACGGCTGCGAGCTTCGCATGCGCGGCGAGCTTCCTGTTGCTGACCGCCTGCGTGACGCCGGCGTGACCCTCCACGAGGAGGAGATCGTTGGTGGTATCCGCGGTGATGAAGTCCGGGGTGCAGAGGAAGTAGCCGTTGCGCCCCCAGTCCGAACCCCACCAGTTCGCGCCCAAGAACACGAGACCGAACGCGGGGTCGACGTAGTAGTCGAGCAGGAGAGGCATGTGCCCGCCGACTCCCGTCGCCTTGTTCGAGGCTCCGAGCGGAGGACTGTTCGGGCCGTACTGCATCATGGCCTGGTCAGCGAGCATGCCGACTGGCACCGGGAAGCCGGTATCGATGGCCTGCTGAACGTCGAGCACACGCTCCGGCCCAACCGACTGGACCTGAAGGACATCGCGGAGCGTGAACGTCTGCCCGGTCTCGAGTGCGCCGAACGGCGGCTGCGGCACGACGAAGGGCTGACCGTCGGGCGCTCCCGCATCCGCATCGGGGAACGCCTGCCCGAGCGACCAGTCCGTCTCGAGGCACGCGCCGAACTCGCCGACGCCTTGCCCCGCGAGGATCGGGTCGGAGCCCTGGTCGAGGAGGTCCGGCAGCTTCACGTCCACCGGCGCGTCAGCAGGAACGCTGAGGCGTCTCTCGATGGCCAGCGCTGCCCAGTAGATCCCGGGCCGCGAAGGGATGACGCCCACGGGGCTGAAGGGAGCTCCGAGCTTCTTCGCGCGCACGTAGAGCGCGACGGAGAGCGCGTGCGCGACGCACGTGCTGGTCTGCTTCTGATTCGCGACCGTGCCGATGTTGAAGTCGACGAACGAGGAGAGCGCAGCCGACGGGGACAGCCCGCGCCTTCCCCCGAGCGCGCCGCGTGCGCTGATGGTGTCGACCTTCTTGCGGAGGTCTTCGTTGATGCGGTGGCCGAGCCCGAGCTTCTTCTGCGTCGCCTCTACACTCATGCGGTGGAGGCTAACGCCCAGCTCAGCGCGTGACCAGGATGGCGAGGAGCGCGCCGATGGCAGCGAGCGAGAAGATGAGCGCCGCGGCGACGATGCGCGGGTGATCGATGAGGAAGAAGTCCATGCGCTCGATGAACGAGTAGCGGATCTTCACGGGCTTGAACTTGGCCGCCGGCGACCCAGGCCGAAGCGCAACGACGTTGGGCGGAGAGCCTTGGGACCAAGAGCGACGGGATTGGGGAGTGTTGCCGTTCATGCGCGCTACGATGCCGCCATGGCCAGGGACTTCAGCGCCGCCACGCTCACCGCCAATCTCGCGCTCCTCACGAAGAAGTGTCTGGGGAACTTCAACTACGTGGAGCTGCCTGGCGACGCGCGTCTCTCCATCGTCGGACCTTCGTACAGCCCCGCGCTCTCCGGCGGCCTGATGATCCACGCGCTCGCGCCCGAGAAGCAGGTGCTCATCGCCGCGCCCGACAACACGGTGCCGAGGACCCTCATCGGGTGGACGCTCATCTACCGAACGCGCGCGCACTCCTTGCTGGCCGTGTGCATCACGAGCGCGAAGCCCTTCGGCAAGGCGTTGGTCGTGCAAGCCGCGGTGGACATGCTGGCGATGTACGACCTGAAGACGCCGAACGCCGTCGACAGTTCGCTCCTCCCGAACTCGGGCTAACGGAGCATCTTCACGGATCGTCCTCGTCGTCGGGCTCGTTCCGGTTCTTCCAGCCCTCGTAGAGCGCAGCCGGCCAGACCAGCGCATAGAGGAACGTCCAGAACAGCTCTTTGGCGCGGAGTCACCTCACGTCCGTCCTTTCGGAAGATCGTGACCCTCACCACGCCCGAACCGATGAGGAAGAACGAGAGGATGGCGCCCAAGATGAACGCCGCATCGATCATGAAGAGAACGTCGACGAGCTTCATGCCTCCGTCGATGCCGCCTACGACGTCGCCTGCGTCACGTCCGGCACCACCAGGAGGTCTCCGCGCTCGCACGTCGCTACCTGTCCGGCAGCGGTGACCACTTGAACGTCGTAGACCACGGGCTCGGGCTCGTCCGGGAACCCGTTGAACGTCGTCGGCGGCGTCGTGGCAACGCACTGTCCTGAGACAAGGTTCGTGACGGTGAGACCCGTCGTCACGGTCGAGACCTGCGCGAGCGCCTGCGTGTCGCCGTCGGTCACGTGACGCTTGATGGTGAGCGTGACCTTCGCGCCCGTCAGGTTGAAGGGGATGCAGCCCGGCGGCGCGAAGTTCGGCGCGTCCGAGGTGAGAAGGACTCCGGTGACAGGATCCTGGAAGACCTGGAAGGGATAGACCCACGAGTCACCGCGGTACGCCTGGCGCCTCCGCCGACGCATCGCGCGGCGCTCCGAGCTCAGAACCTGGTCGTGCTCGCAGCACCTCTCGTCGTCCCAGTCGCGCATGCGGTGAGGGTAGCGCTGCTCAGGCCTCGGGCGCGATGAGCTCCGAAGAGAAGAAGCTCGCATCCCACCCTTCGGCGTAGAGCTTCTCGAACTTGGCAACCTTCGTCGGCGAACCGACGTAGCCTCTTTCGCGGTTCGTCCATCGGAAGTTGAGCGCTCCGAGGAGACGTTGTGCTCGAGACTTGAACCCGGTTTGACTCGGAGCCTGCACGAGCATCATCCCTTTTGCGTACCGTGCCTTGTGAACCGAAAAGCCGGGATCGTCAGCGTTCACGGGCAGCACCAGTAGCCAGGGATCTGCATGCAGCCCGCGCCGGCATCGGGAAGCCACTCGGGCGCGCAGTCGCTCGTGAAGCCCTCCTCAGACGGCACCGTGGCCGCCGGGTTCCTGATGTCCCACGCGGCGCACTGGTAGCCCCACCCGCTCGTGCACGTGGGTGGCGGACCGGCCTCCGCCTCACCGGGCGCGTCCGCGCCGGCGTCCTGCCCCGGGTCTCCGGTTTCCGGGCTCTCCGCGTCCACCGTCGGTGATCGATCACCGACGGCATCAGGGGGAGGCGGAGAGGCGTCGGCAACGCGTCCCGAATCTTGGCCCGCGCCAGCGTCAGGATGGCCCGTAAACGCGTCCGGCGGCGGAGCTCCGGTGTCCGGGGTGGGCGCGTCGGGCTGTTGGTCTTGGGAGAACGAGACACCCGCGCCCGAGCAGGCGACGAGGAAGAGAGCGAGGAGGGCGATGCGGAGGCTCATGCGAATTAGCTTGAAACCGCCCGCGCTTTCACGCAAGGGGTTTTGCGCTCGTGTCTGGTCAGTGGACGGACGCACTCCCGTGAACCGTCAGAACGGCGTCGTAGAGGTCCATCCGCTCGAGAAGCTCCTCGTAATCGGGGTGCTCCGCACGGGAGGACATCACGACGTCGAACTCCGCGGCCTGCCGGAGGAGTTGCTGGGCGCGCGTGAGCCCGATCTCCACCGCCAGCTCCACGAGACGGCGTTCGACCTCCACGGTCGCGAGCTTGGGCATGAAAGAGCTCTGCATGATGCGTTCGATCCGCTCCGCCGCGACCTCCCAGAACATCTCGTCGAGGCGCTTGGAAACCGCTTTCGCCGCCTTCGCGAGGATCGGGTTGCGGGGGCGCTGCGCGCGCGTCTTCTCGCCCAAGTAGCCCGTGGTCTTCAGCTTGAGCGGCAGCGGCTTCTTGGCCTGCGCCAGCACCTTGTCCAGGTTCTTGGACATCTTGTCGCGCACGTTGCGCACGTAGCGCTCGGTGAACTTGAGGTTCATCCCCTTGCCGAGGGCGACAACTTCCTTGGGTGACTTATCGACGTGGCGGCGGATGAACTCCGCCTTGTTGGTCTTGTCGGAGCGCTTCTTGTTGGCCATGCGGCGTCGATGCCGCCTCACGACTTGGCCTCCGGCACCTCGAACACGACATCCCTGAAGCGTGTGTCGATCGCCGGTCCGTCGTTGGAGCTCCAGGAAGCGCCAGCGCCGACCGTGTAGCCGCATCCAGGACACGGGCCGGGACGCCAGTGGTGACCCTGCGCGGCTGCGTCGTATGGCTGCGACTCCCACGTGGCTTGGCACTTCGGACACGTGGCCTTGCCGACGGTCCGCGCGATCGTGTTCGGGGGACGCGTCGTGCCGCCGGCGGAGCCGTTCACGCTCGTCTCCTCGCGGACCTTGTAGAAGGCCCACGGGTACTGGTCGTGCTTCGTTCCCTTCGCCGCTTCGCCCTTCAGGACCGCGGCGCAGACCCACGCGGAGAGCTCCATCGCCGCCTTGTGCTCGAGCGGATACGCGAGACCGGAGCCGCACTGGCAACGCGAAGTGGCGGAGTAGAGCAGCTCCTTGTCGGTGAACACCTTCTCCATCACGCGCTCTCCGATCCGAAGGAGCGGTGACCCTCTGCCTTCTCGCGGTGACGCGCGGACTCGCGCGGGTTCTCCGCAAGATCATGAGCCTTGGCCGCCTTGTCGTGCGCGTCGGCTGCCGCCTCGTGAAGGTCCGCCTCGGAGCGCGGGTCGTGCTTGTCGTCTCCGTGCTTCGCGAGCTCCGCTTTCTTGGAGAGATCGTCGGCGCGCTGGCTCATGTTCTCGGCGAGCCGCTTCGTCTCCGAAGCCTGGCTGGCCTTCTCGCCGTGCAGGCGCGCGACCTTCTCGTGCTCCTTGGCCTTGGAGGCATTGCCGGCGTCGCGGTTCCTCCACGCGGCGGTGTGGTGGTCGTTGGCGGCCTGGTAGTGGGACTCGGGATCGTTGTCCCGCGCGGCCTTGGTGGACTTGTTGGCGGCTGCGGTGGCGTCGGCGGCCTCCTTCGAGAGCGCCGCCTGGCTCTTGCCCATGGGGTTCATGGGCGGAGAGTAGCAGCGACTACGCGCGCCGGCGCTGCACGCGCGCGAGACCGAACGCGAGACGGATGGCGGAGTCGACGAGATCAAACACCGCTCCGCGCTGCTCGTCTGTCAGGTCTTTGGGAAGATGGTCGTGGACCAAACTGACGATGGTCTGCGGCACGTCGAGGTCCGTTTCTGGGAAACTGAAGGACTCTTCGCCCTTCACCCGCTGGCGGAAGCTGTGCATCGCAAGCGCACACGCGTAGGCCTCGTCGAGCTTCTCCGTGTGCGCCTTTCCGAGGAGCTCACGGAGAAGTGTCCAGAAGCGCACCGTCTCGGGTGCGGCGATGTCGGTGGCGCGCAAGACGAAGAGCGGCTCGTCGGGCGCGGCGTTGGCGTAGCAGTCGAACTTACCGGGGTTGTTCTTGGTTCCCATCACTTCGCTCCCATCTCTTTGAGCTGCGCGCGGATGCCCGCCATCTCAGCGTTCGCCGTCTGAAGCTCGTACTCGGCGCACTGCCGCTCCTCCGCCGACCGAAGGAAGCGCATCGCGGCCGCGCGGAACTCGTTCACCGCTGCCTTCCTGACTTCCTTCACGAGAGGTCCGTCGTCGACCTCCTCGAGGTCTGCGAGCGCAGTGCAGGTTCCTGCCATCCGGTCCATGAACCCGCGCGAGAAGTCGACCGCTTGGATCGCACGGCGGAGACTCGACTCCAAGAACTGGGACTTGGTCGAGAGCTGCTGGAGTTGAGACAGAAGGAGCTGCGCCTCAGCGCCGCCCGGAACCGGTTTGATCTGGTCTTCCATGAGCAGCGGTCATGCCGCTTCGGAGAGCCTCACCACGCGCGCTCGCGCGAACTCATCGCCCTGGAGCTTGTGCGCCGTGAGGCGGTGGTGACCGTCGTAGATGAGCCACTGCCCGTCGACGACGAACACGATCGGGAAGTCCACCTTGCCGCCGTGCCGCGCGTGCCTGTTGCTCGGCCCCATGGCCGATGGCTTCGCGCCGGGATCCTTGATGTACCGCTCCACGTTGGAGCGGACGACGGAGTGCTGCGTGGCGTGCAGCTTGTCGAGCTCCACGTCCTCGATGGGCGCATCCTCGATGAGCTTCTTCCGCTCCGCCTCCGTGGTGACCGCGCGCCAGAGGCGCTCAGCGTGAGGGAATGGAACCGCCGCGCCCCTGCCCGTCTCGCTCGTCGGGAGACGCTCCAGCCGGCGAAGAGCCTTCCTCTTCGTGCCGCCGCTCTCCTTCGTCGCCCAGCCCTCGAGGCTCATGCCAGTAAGACGGGTAGCGGATTCCGTACATGACGGCGAGCGCCGCATGAGAGCCCTGGCACTGCGGCGGGATGCTGATCACCAAGTGCTTGGAGATCTCGTGAAGCTCTTTCTCGTAGTGCTGACGGAGCTCCTCATACGCTTTGCGCGCAGCTTCGAACGCGCGGCCATCGAGCTCGATGAACTCAATCTTGTCCGGGTCATGATCGAGGAACTTGCTCACGTTCGCTCCCACGTGCGGAGCTTCCGCCGGTGACTGGCGCGCGTCCTCGGGCACGAGCGAGCGCGGAGGATCGGACGAAGGGACAGGCTCTGCGCGGGTTTTCTCCAATGCACGGAGAGGTCGAGCGGTCCGACCACGCTGTCTCGCATCGCCGCGTAGCGAGCACGTGCCGCGCGGAGCTCCTCCACGAAGAGATCCAGCTTGGAGACCGCCTTGTAGCGCGCAGCGCGCGTCACCGCGTCCGCCAGACCATCCAAGCGCGCGTAGATGTCGCGAATGGCGTTGGTCGCTCCCGGCGAGATGACGATGGTGACGGTGAACGAGCCACTCCCCGGGTCGTACCGGCCATCAGTGACGTGCACGTTAGCCATCGAGCAGCTCCATGAGCTCACGCACGTAGCCCGCCGCGATCCCGAAGTGATTGGCGGCGCCAGAGTGACTCGTCGACGCGGCGCAGCCGCTCCCCTTCACCGTGTGCTGTGCCGCCCGACCGACAGCTTCACGCGCTTGCCCCATGTGCGCGGCTGCGCGCTTGCCCGCGATGATGAGCTTCGCCAGGCGCTGAGCGCGGAGGTCCGCGGGCTCGCGCTCGAGGACCTCACGGAGCGTGGTGACGTTCACGAGCGCCACGAGATCTCCAAGTCCGAGAGGTACTGCGCGGCCATGATCCCAGCGTCGCGCAAGACGTCGAGACCTGCGGTGAGCCTGTACGGCCGGTCGTAGACCAGGCGCACGACTCCCCCGAGATTCACGAGGCGCTTCGCGCACTGGTCACACGGCAAGTCGGTCGTGAAGACGATCTTGGGCTCGGACCGCGGCGCATGGCAGTTGATGCACGCGTTGTCCTCCGCGTGGAGATGACCACACTGCCCCGGCGGCGAGCCCGTGCCGTGGCACGTCGGGCACTCCTTCAGCGTCCTTTCGAAGAGGCTCGTCGCCGGATTGAAGACGTCGACGTTGTAGTGCTTCGTCCCGCTGCACGTCCCACACGGCGTGCAGTCGTTGCTCTGGCCTGACGCTCCGCCGTTGTAGCCGACCGCGAGGACGTGCCGGAAGTCCTGGGACACGATCGCGCAGCCCACCTGAAGGCGTGAGCACGTGGAGCGGCGCGACATGAGCTTCGCGAGCTCCATGTAGATCTCGTGGAACGTCGGGCGCTCGGGCATGGGCTTGGGCTGGTCGTTCACGTCTTCCTCACTTCGCGTAGAGGCTACCGCCACCGTCGGTGATCGATCACCGACGGCGCGTGAAAGGAGGCTCCGGCCGGCACGTGGACGGCGTGAGCACTGGCTGACGCTCGCGCTCCTCGAAGAACTTCTTGTCTGGTTTCTCCGGCGTAGGGAACGTCACGAACGCGGCGTCTCCCACGTAGCGCTTCACGAGCCACGCGACGAACTTGCAGACCTCCGCGCGGACCGCTTCCTTGCGAATGTCCTTCCCCTCGAAGTTCGCGAGGAGCTCGGGCAAGACGTGGTCGCGCATGAACCGACCGTGCGTGGCGAGCCACACGCGCGCGTCGATGCAGTCGTCGTGCGGTCCGGCGAGCTCCAAGAAGTCTCCCGGACCGATGGAGAGCTCGCGCGCAGCTTGCTTGATGACGAGCCTGAGCCTCATTCGAAGACCTCCTCCACGGTGACACGCCACTTCCGCGGCGGCTCGTTGAGCTGCGTCTCGCGCTCCTCGAGAAGGAACGACCAGCGCGGCGGCAGCTCGGGCTTCGCCTGGTCGGAGCGCATGCTCGCCGGCGAGACGGCGATGCCGTCCGTCCCGCGGTAGGCGCTCTTACCCGTGTCTCCGTCCTCATCGACGAGCTGCGTGAGCATGCGCGCGATGTTCTTGGCCTTGTCGACCGGCTTCTTGCTCATGGCTTTCCGCGATGCCGCGCGCCCTTCTTGCGCATCTCGGCGAAGAGCTCGTCGACGTCGGCCCGCGGGACTGCCGCGAAGTGTCCGTCGACCGGCTGGGGATTCTCGGGGAACACCTCGTTGAAGATGCGCAGCATGAGCGCTCCGGCGACGTGCGTGGGCGGCGCGGCGAGGCTGGCCTGCGAGATGAGCGCCATGACCTCCGCCTTCGTCGCCGGGCGCACGTCTTCGGCGCGCGCGACGCGCTCGATGATCTCCCGGCAATGGTGTCTGTAGACGTCATCGCAGAGCCCGATGAGCGGTCCGGGCGCGAGATGGCGAAACGAGCCGTGCACGCGTTCACGCAGCTTCCCGCGCTTGCCGGCGCACGCTCGCGCGATCTCGTCCTCCGCGACCTCCATGAAGTGGAACGCGCGACCAATCGCGCCCGTGAGCGGCGCTCCGAGGATGGGCCGAACGGCGTCGAGAAGAGCGCTCATCGGCCGAACTCCGCATCGAACTTCGCCTTGGCCTGCCGCAGGCGCTCCACTGCGCGCACGCTCTCGCTCTTCGCATCCTCGTGGTCCAACCGAGCCTTCTCGAGGACCTCCGCGCAGTGAGCGACCATCTCGTCGCAGAGCACGAGGTTCTGCTTCGCGTCCTTCAGCTCACGAAAGAGCGCCTCGAGCGCGTCGCCTTGCGACGGTGGAGGCGCGGGCGGATGCGCTTCCACGTACTCGTCGAGCTCCTCGTTCGTCGCCTTGCCGGCGAGGACTTCCACCGCGATCTTCTCCAGCGGCGCGAGCACCTGCGCGGTCACCTCCGCGACAACTTCGCGCTCGATGTTCCTGTTGCTCGCCGGACGGAGCGGATGGGGCATGAGCGGCAGTGGAGCCGGCGGAACGAACCCGTCTCTGGGCGGCCACTGGAAACCAGACCTTCGGAGCTGCGCGATCGTGTTCCGTATCGCTCGGAAGTCTCCGCTCTTGGCGCTGAAGACGACCATGCTCTTCGTCTTGTCCGGTGGGAACGCCTTCATGTGATTGTCCGCCGTCTTCTCCAGCGTCCAACCCTGGTCTCTGAGCGCGTCAGCGATCTCGCTGAAGTCCTTCGCCGATGATTCCATCGCTTGCCTCCTGATGAAGGCGAGCGGTCCGCCGGGGAGGAGTCGAACCTCCCGACGGCGATCCCAAGTACCCGTCCGCGGCCGGGACTCAGCTCCGGCGCGGCGAACCGCTCGCGTCTGGATCGATGCCGCTGATCGCTCTGAGAAGCTGCTCGTGCGCCATGCGCGAGACTTCCTCGAGGCTGATGACGACGGCCATCGCCACCCACTCCTCGCGCGCGGGCTTGTGCTTCGCCTCGTGCTCACGGCACGCCTTGATGACTGCCTCCGCGCTCCAGTCGCCAGAGCGATGCCACTCCACCGCGTGCCAGACGTCCTCGAGCTCTTTCTGGAGCGCCTCCGCCGCCTTCAGGTGCGCGAGGACCTTCTCGGTGGCCAGCGCCGCGGCGATCTCTCCGCGTCCGCGCAGGTCGTCAGCCATGCGCCGGATGTCGTAAACGCGGTGCGAGAGCTCCGCGTTGAACAAGTAGGCGATCCACAACAGCGGCCAGTTCACGGAGCTGTCCGATGGTCACGTCTGCGTCACCGGCGAGGAGGTCACGAATGGCCTTCGAGAGCGCCTCGGACTCGTTGCAGAGGCGCTTGTCCGTCGCATCGAGCTCCGCGTGGACGCGCGCGAGCTCGCGGAAGGCTTGAACCTGCGCGGCGGGCACCGCGATGAGATAGGAGTCACTGACTGCGAGGACGTCTTCGGGGCGAATGGTGGGTTTCATGACCACCGGCATGCCGCCGTCGGTGATCGATCACCGACGGCGCTACCGCTGCATGACCGAGCCGACGCCGCCTCCGCCGTCCTCTCCCAGGTACGTGAGAAGTCCCCACTTACGCGCGAGCTCCTTGGCGAACCACCACGCCATGAGCGCGTCGCCGGTGTGCTCCTCCGGCCGGTAGTTCATCGCCTGGTCGAGCGCGCGCTGGAGCGGGTAGGTGCAGACAAGCTTCCCGCCCTCTTCGCGGCACGGAAAGAGCCAGCCGCCGTGGCTCATCTCGAGGAAGATGGACGGCACGCCGAACGTCGGGTTGGCCTTCTGCGAACCCGTCGTGTAGCCGCGCACCGGGATCGCAATGTCCTCCGGCACGTTGTGCCCCTCGCGCCGCAGCTTCTCGATGACCGCCTTCATGATCTCCGGCGAGTCGAACATCTGGACGATGTACTCCTGCGCCGCGTTGTTCTCGACCATGATGCTCGAGCCGTAGAGCACGTGCTTCAGGATGACCTTCTCGAGGATGACGTGCGCCGGCCACTGGCCCTCCTCCACGTCGAGGACGAGGCGTAGCATCTGCGCTCCGACCTGCGCGGTTGAGGGCACAACGCCGAACGTGAAGAACGCCACCTTGTCGTTTGCCTCCCCCTGACGGACCGCGAGGTCGACGCCGGTGAAGGTGTTCATGTCCTGGTGCCGACGGACGAGCGCTGCGCCCATCTGGTCGTACCCAAGCTGGTGGGCGCGGAGCTTCCCCTTCTCCACGTAGGAGAGCGGGCACATGGCCGTCGCGTCGTCGCGCACGAGCAGGCGGTAATTGCGGAGGAAGATGTTCTCCAGCGTCGTCCGCTGGATCTGGTTGATCTCCTTCACGCCGAACTTGCCCGGCCAGAGCGGCTTCTGGTTGTCGTTGTCCGGGTCATGAGCGACGAGCCGGCAAATCGGATCGGACGCGTCCCCCGGAGAGCGTGGACGGAGCTCGTCGCTGTCCCACGGCTCCCATTCCTTGCCCTCGTCAGCGGCCTGCTCCGGCCCTGTCTCGTCGTCGAGCACGGTGATGTCACCGTAGACGTCCATCTTGAGCGTCGCCGAGCCTGCGCCCTCCGGCCCACGCATCTCGAGGCGCGCGACGAGATCGTCGTGGTGCCACGGCGTGTTGATGACCACGAGCTTGGACATGTTGTGCCCGGGGTCGAGACGCGTCCTGAGGATCTGCGCGAACCAGTTGTAGATGTCGTCGCGCTGGTCCTTCGTGCCGGTGTTCTCCTCGGTGAGCAGATCGTCGGCGACGACGAAGTTGAGGCGCGAACCGGCGATGGACTCGGAATCGAGTCCCACGGCCACGAGCGTGGGGTCGTTGATGCCCGCGGGACGGTCCACCGTGAGCGCGTGCTGCGTCCACTTCTCACCCTGGCGCCGCGTCGGCACGAGACCCGGGAACACAAGGCGGAGCTCCTGGCTGTTCTCGATGTAGCCGCGGATGACGGCGAGGACCTTCTCGGACTGCGCACGCGTCGCGGAGACGAAGAGCCCGCGCATCGTGGGCTCGTGACCCATGATGAAGAGGCAGATGGCCGTCAGCATGAACGTCTTGCTGAAGCCCGGGGGCATGACGAGAAGAGAGCGCTGGTGATCCATCACGAAGTCGAGCGCCACGCGCTGGTGCGGGAGCGCGGTGATGGGCCTTCGCGTGGTCTGCTCGCGCATCACGAAGTCGAAGAACTTCTTGATGTCGGTGCGCGCGTCGGCGGCCTCGAGGAGGAGCTCGTCACGGACAATGGCCGTGTCCTCCGCCGAGCCGTTGGCGAGGAGCCACTTGCCGTCGCGAAGGTCGATGGGGTTCGGCGCGAGCGCGGTGTTTCCGAAGATCACGGACGCACCTCCAAGAGCACTGCGGCGATCTTCTCGCAGAGCGGGCACGCTCCATCGGGCCGCTGGTCGTCGGGGTCTGGGTCGTGTCCCTCGGTGAGGTGCAAGATGCGCAGCACGGTTTCGCGCCAGTGCTCCGGCGGTAGCGACATGGGCGCCATAGCCGAGTGGATATCGTCGGGCTCTTCGAGACGGATGCCCCAGCCGCTCGCAGCCCAATAGACGCTCGGCAGCGCAGTCTCGCGAATTGGGAGTTGCCTGGGCGAAGGTGTGCCCACCCACTTCGAGCGCGCGCTCACAGTCCGTGCCTCATGACCAGATCGCGCGCCCGAACGTCATCCCACTCCGCGCACCACGCGCTCCGCCCGATCGGTCCTACGTCACGGAGGAGCTTCTCGGACGGCGCGAAGGCCTCGCGGTTGTAGCCGCTCCGCTCCCAACGCCTCCACTCGAGCGTGAGACGGCCTCCGAGAGCGCTCATCTCCGCGTACGTGCGCTCGCACCCAACGGGCACGCGCTCCGCGTCACAGGGGCACTTCCACGAGCTCGGAGAGACCTTCCAGATGGCGCGCCAGAGGCGGTGGTGCGTGTCCTCGCTGCGCATGTCGCGGATGGCGAGCGGGTGAAGCGCAACGGAGTAGCAGCCCTCGAACGCGGGCACGTTCGCTTCGCGGAGGAGCTTCACCGCATCCTGCACATGCGCGAGCGTCAGCGTGTCCGACTCGTCGACGACGGAGAGCGAGTCAGCGACCACCGCGGAGCTCACGAGCTTCGGATCGATCGGGTCGTCGAGGTAGCGCTGGAAGAAGTGGACGTTGTCGTGCGGAGTCCCGCCGCGGAGCACGCGTGCCATCACTTCACCTCCTCGCCCTTCGTGTCGATGACGGGTTCCTTCTCGCCCGGTCTCACCTTCGGCACCTTCACGAGCTCGTAGTCCGCATCCGGCTCCAACTTGAGCTGCTCCACCGCGAGGCGTGCGAGGCGAAGGCGCTCGCGTCCGCGCTCGAGGAGGTGGCGCACCTGCTCCCCGGTGAGACCGATCATCACCGGCACGAGCGCCTGCGAGACGCGCACGTCGACGTCGATCTTGATGGGCTCGCGCGTGCCCTGGAGATCGGCCAACAGGTTCTCGTAGCGCGCGATGGCCATGTGGTTCAGCGGGAGCTCCTCCTGGATCTCGCGCCGGTTCGCCGTGCCGATGTCACCCACCATGCGCGGACGAAACTTCGGCTTGAGCGCCTTGTTGAGGTGACCGAACACGCGGCGGATCTGCTCCGAGCGCGTGCTCCCTCCGCTCCATGTCCTCCTGGCGCCAGCGCTCGAAGACGCGCCGCACGAGCTTCATCGCGCGGTACTTCGACATGCCGGGCACCTGGCCCATGAGCGACTGCTCGATGGCCGTGAACGTCGCACCCTGCGTGAGCCACGCCTCGACGGACGCCTCGTGCGCCTGCGTCTCCGCCGCGCTCCAGATCCTGCGGTCGACGAGTGTGTCGCCGCCCTTGTTGAGGTTCTCGGGGGCGCCCTGTTTCTGAGCTGGTGAATCGACAGCCGATCGCCTCGGTTGCCCGTGCGCTTTCCTCGCCATGTTCTTGAGGTAGCAGACGAGACACGCGTCAGGGAATCGGTCGCGTCTTCCAGACGGAACGAACCCAAGGATCGCCAGCGTCCCAACGCGCTGTGATCCAGACGTTGTAGAGCCGGTCGAACTCCTCGCTGGCGAACGTGCCCTGCGTGAGGAGCTGCCCTTGGAAGCGCTTCATGTGCGCGTTGAGAGCTTCGTGTGCAATCTGCACGCTTGTCTTCAAGGCCTGGGCTTCTCCCACTGCTCGAGGACCTTCTCTGCGGTCTCGAGGTGCGTGCGCAGCGTGACGAGGACGCGCGAGATATCGGCTTGTGGCCTGAGAGACTGGAGCCACTCCACCGCGTCGATGGAGGACTTCACGCCGGCGACGTGTCCACGCGCGTAGTCGGCATCGGGAGACGGAGCTTGGAGGAACTGATGAAACTCCGAGAGCAGAGTCTTGGCGGTCTCACGCTCCTTGAAAGAGGAGCATGTGCCTCCCGTGTAGATGGAGAGGTGGCGGCGCTTCTCGGAGTGCTTCTCGTGCTCGTAGGTGTGGAGCGCGCAGGTGCCGAAGTACGCGCCGACGTTGAACTGCCCGTTCACGCAGAGGTCGCAGGTCTGCGGGATGCGGTAACCGATCTGGCGGAGAACGGCGTGCTTGTTGGCGTCCATCTCAGAACCCCAATCCAGAGCCGTCGTCGGGTTTCGGCATCGGCGTACCCCTCCTCTTCGGAGCAGGCGACGGGAGATGAGGCTCCTCGGGCTTGAGCTTCTCTGCGAGCGCGTCGATGAGCTGCTGCGTTTCCTGCTCGGTGAGAAGGGCGCGGAGGTCCGTCGCGAGGTCCGTGGGAGAGCCGCGCCAGTGGTAAGCGCGTCGCTTCTCTTCCTGAAGCAACTCGTTGAGCGCTTTTGCCTTCTGCTCTTCGGCGGCGAGACGCTCGTGGAGCTCCGTGACGGTGTTGGGCACCTTGAAGCTCGTGTCGACTTCGCCGGCGACGAGATGGAGCACGCGCGCGAGCTCGCGCATGAAGGGAGGCGTCACGGTGGAGCGGTGAAAGCCCACCTGCTCGAGGTGGACTGGCTCACCGGGGAGTCCCCACGACACGCGATACGTCTCCACGGAGCTGAGGCGGACTTCGGCGAAGTTGTCAGCCTTCCTGACGATGCGCGCGGGCTCTTGGTCGTTCTTCATCGCGGCCCCGCGCTGGTCAGCATGCCGTGCGCCTCTTCGATGACAGTGATTGCGAAGTTCACCGTGACCTCCGAGTTGCGCGTGTTCGCGTCCTTGGGATTGCGGCGCGCGTCGAGAAACTGGTCGAGCCGCGTGGTCGCCGCGCGCATGACGGACAAGTAGTGCTCGTTCTTCGCAACGAGGTCCTTCGCGCGCGTACGAAGCCCCTGGATCTCGGTCTTCGACTCCTCGAGGAG